GCAGTTCCAAATACAGTATGGATGTTTGAGGTGAATTGTTTATGACCTTCTCTATATTGTAATGACCATTTTTTAGGGCATTCATTAAACATAGATAGTTGAGAATAAGAAATTGCCTTTTGATAAGCAAAATTTATCTCAGGCAATTGTTTTTCTCTAATCTCTTTAAGAATAGAGGGTTTTTTCTTTGGCATATTACCAAGATACAAAAAAAGCCTGGCTAGGCCAAGCTTAATATAATTTTATATAAGAGTTTATTTTATTCTTTTTCTACTTTAGTAGCTGAGAAACTTCCATCTTTATTTTTAGTAATAGTAAATGTTTCGTTTCCTTCAATATTATTATTAACAGTAAATACAGGAGGAAGACTTTGGTAAGCTTCTAAAGATTCTACTTTTGATGCATAAAACCCTTCAGGATCTCCATCTTTAAATATTTCCATTTCTCCTGTTCTGTATAGATCATCTATAGTCATATTAGATTGAGCTCCAAAAGTGTGCAATTCTTCACTCAGAGTTCTAGCAAATTTTTCTAATAAGGATCCCCCTTCAACTCCAGATCTAAAATCTGCAAATATTGCTTCTTCTTTTAATAGTCTACTTTCTGTTAAGTATTTTTTTAAATCAAAGTTATCCATTTTATTTTATTTTAAAATTCCGGCTCTCACCATCATTAATTTTCTTTCAGCTAATTGCTCTTCTCCACCCATTATAGCTTCATAGTCTATCATTCCTAATTCCCCAGCATATTTGCTTAATTCAATCATATTATTTGCTACTTTACGAAGTTCTTCATCAGATGTAGCACCATCTTTAGCAAATTCTAGTACTTTAAGAAGTAAAGGGATTGATAATTCAACGGTAGATTTTGAGTTTCTCATTTGATAGAATTAGCTCGTTTTAATTCATCATATACTTTAGAAACCATATCTCGTTTTTCTTGAGGTTTTCTTTTATAATCAGGTCCAAGTAGTTTTTCCATAAACTCTTCAACAGTCATGTTAGGATCTAATTTTAATCCTTCTTCTACTGGTTCTTCTTTTTTTTCTTCTTCAATATCTACACCATATCCTTCACCTATAAAATGTTCAAAAGCCATTTCATAATCTGATTTTTCACGAGGTGGGATTTGTGTAATTGCTCCTACACCTACAATACCACCAGCTACATAAACTTCGTTTATATTTTCTTTTTTTTCATTAACAGGCACTCCTGCTAATTCTTGCATTCGTTTTAATTCGTTTGACATTTTATAGTATTTTATTATAAATATTAGCCCTTTATTGTTCTTTCAATTTTTTCAAGATAAAGTATAGCATCCATATGTTCTTGTTTAGCATGCTCTATCCAATCTAATAAACTTAAATCAATTCTATCTAGATCTGTATTGTATTTTTCTTTTCCAAATTTGGCTCTTTCAACAAATTGATCAATAATTGAATCAACTATTGAGTCTGTTTGTTCAATTTTTCTTTTTTTCTTCATATTCTTCTATCCATTGCTTACCCCATTCAATAGCTGAGTATGGGTCAAGATGTCCACTCTTACATACCTCTGTTATCCAAGATGCTTTGCCTTTTCTTAAAACACCTACTATCCATTCTTCTGGGTTAATTCTTGCTAGTGGGCTTACTTGTAGCCACCACCCTTTTTTGTATAACTCTTTATTTATTTTAGTTATTGGTGGATTCATCTTTTTTTATTATTTAAATTTTTTCATGTATATACCAAGGTAGAGTATCTTTTTTCTTTTTAGGTTTTTCATACCAACCTACACTTGGAAGAATAGTATTATTAAAATTTACTAATTTTACTTTATAAGTTTTAGGAGATTGAATTTCTACTATTTCACCTTTATGGCCTTCACCTAAAAAGGTACAATGTACTTTATCTCCTACTTTTAATTTTTTACCCACTTTTTAATAACTTTTTAGATTCTTTTTCATTAATACCCATATTTTGAAGTATTGTTAGTTTTTCTTTTTTCTTCATTACCTCTAAGTATCTAGCAGCTGTAAATTTACCACATTGAAAATATTCACTTAAATATTCTACAAGTTTTGGTTGAGGAGATTTCTTTTTACTTTTTATGTATTTTAAAAATACTTTCTTTTTCGGGATCATTTCTCTATAAATATTATAGGTTTGAATCTTATTATCATAAGGTATAGTTTGAGCATAATTAGTCAACTCAACGTAATTTATATTCATAGACACAAACCGATGAATCATATAAGAATTAAAACAATCCCATGATTCATCAGTAAAACAGTCAGCAGGAGTTTTATAAAGGGTAATTTCGTTTAACCACCCCCATATATTTTTTATCTGCTTTCTGCCTGGTCTAGGATATTTAAGATTGCTCAATGATGATATCTTTATACTCTTCTCTAATTTCTTTAGGGAGAGAATCAGGTAAAACTTTCTTTGATTCTAAATCATAAAATACAGGAATAGGCATAAGCATATCTTCATCTGTTCCTGTTACAAATTTAGATACTTTACGAATTACTACTGCTTGTCCAAATAATTTACCTCCATTAAATCCTTCTACTGCTGTAGTGTTTGTTAGATCAATATTTGGTTGTTGTGGGGGTGCTTGATTTTGCATTTTTATATTTATTTAATTGTTTCTATTATTTTGGCTATTGCCGACATTATATTAATCTCTTTATCAATCCGGAAGTTTGATTGGTGGAGATGGTCATTTAAAATTATTGTTATTAATCCTTCCTTATCTTTAGCATAAATTGAAACATGTTCAAATAATGCTCTATATAACTCTTCAAAGTCTTTTATACCACTATCTGCTATAATTTGTCTTATTTTAATCCAATTTTTTGTTTGAGTAAGTTCTCTTAATACTTCTTTAGTATAATTATTTGAAGCTAAAACAGATTCATCTATTTTAAGGTATAAATCATTTTGTCCACCATCAACAGTAGATAACTGAATTGTATTAAGCATTTTTCTAACATCAGGATAGTTTTTATTTACTATAGTAGCTACCTCTTTAATATCATGTGAAATATTTTCTAACCCCATTATACTTGTTAAACGTTTTGCAATAGTAGATTTTGATGGGGGAACAATTTTAAGTACTTGACAACGTGATTGTATTGGATCAATTATTCTCTCAATAAAATTACACGTTAATATAAAGCGAGTTGAACGAGAAAATGTTTCAATTACATTTCTAAGTGCTGCTTGTCCATTTATAGTGATAAAATCTGCTTCATCTAAAATAACTACTTTTATACCATTCCAAGAGGCAGCAGAAGCAAAACCTTTGACTTTTTCTCTGATTGTGTCAATTCCATTTTCATCACTTGCATTGATGTAAAGATGATCGCAGTTTAGATTTTTAACTATAAGTTTAGCTAGTGTTGTTTTACCTGTTCCAGCAGGTCCATAGAATATAAAGTTTTGGATATCGTTTTGATCTAGATATTTTTGGATTGTTTCTTTAACTTGTTCATTTCCTATATAATATTTTAAATCAGTAGGACGGTATTTTTCAACTAACAAAGTGTTGTCTTTCATAACTTATTTTATAACTAATTATACGAAAACTTTTATTAAAAAACAAACTTTATCTTATAATCCTGCTCTTTTTTGCATTAAATGTAAATCAAGATCAAATTCCATTTCTTCTTTTAACATTGCTTTTTTAATAAATAGTTTTTTTCGTTGGTCAGCTGAGATGCCTGTTATAATGAGTTTATATTTTCTTTCACCGTCTACATCAACAGGTTCTGTTTCATATTTTGCTGTGGCAACATCTCCAATTTCTTTTTTAAATTGGTTACGTATTTTTTCAACTTTATCTAAAGAATCAGCTGTTACTGTTAATGGTGGAACTTTTTCTTTTTTAGGTTTTTCAAGTACTTCACCTTCCTCATCAGTATCTAATCTTTCAACATCAACTAATTTATATTTAACATCAGCTTTATCCATTATAGTATTTAAAACTTTTTGTAAATAGGGTTTAGATGAATAGGGACTTTTATCAAATGGAAAAATTATTTTATCATCTTTTACATAAAAATGATTATCTTTTTCTAATACCCCTCCATATTTTTTAATATTATCAGGTGTTTTAAGAGGATAATAATAATCAATTTGATTTGTTTTACCTGCTTTTTTTACACTAAATATACCCGTAGCTACTAATTCTTGAAAATCTTCTATAGATGATAATTTATTAACAGCTTCTTCATTTGAATCTACTTCTAATTCTTTTTTAATGTTTTCCCATTCTGGGTTGCGTTCTATAGCATCTTCAATTTTAAGTTTTTTTCTAGGAAGAATTATTTCCCCCCAGTTTTGTGAAGCGGCTTTATACCTTTGATTAGGATTTCTAGGACCAAATACTTTTTCTATAGCTTTAGGGTCTCTTAAACTTTGAGCATAAACACCATAATTATTTATATTACTTAAAGCTTTAACTACACTATCAGTATCACTTGTTTGAATTGCTATATCATATTTGGCTCTTGCAGATCCTACACCTTCTTCTTCTTCTTCTCTTAAAATGTCTATAAACCTCATTTATTTTATTTTTGTTTATGTTTTTTAAGCCAAGTAGAAGGAAATTTATCTGGATATGTTAAATATTCTAAGTCATCTAAAACTCCTGATACCATACCCCAATCTTTTGTTTTTAAAGCAGTTTCTAATTCTTTTGCTAAGACTCTGATATGTTCTGCTGGGTCTTTTTGTTCTGGGTCGAAACCTAGATCAACATGAGGTCCACTGTTTTCTTTTGTGGTTTCTAGCTTATTTTCAGCTAAATACTTTTTTAAGTTAAAATTGTCCATTTTATTATTTTGTTATAAATATTAAAAAAAAGAGACCCGTTAAGTAGGGTCTCCATAAATATTATACCTTTTAGTTGGTTCAGGGGTGATTTCTTTTTCTTCACTTCTTATAACATAAAGTTTACTATCTAGAGGCGCTAAACGAAACTCAACTTGTTCTTGATTTTTATCAAACCATGCCTCTAAAGCATCAGTTATTGTTTTATGAACAATTTTTTTCTTATCGTTTACGAGCACCCACTGATCTCCAGGGGGTACTCGTGTAGCGATAAGTTCATTATACTCAATTTTTTCTATCTCCATTACATCATCATTGAAGGATCTATCATTGGTTGTGATTCTTTCTCATCTTTTGGATTATCAACAATTGTACATTCTGTGAGTAAAATTGTACCTGCAATTGAAGCTGCATTTAAGAGTGCATTTTTAGTTACTTTATGTGGGTCAAGTATACCTGCTTCTTTCATGTCTACTACAGAACAAGTTTTTAAATTATATCCTGTGAATCCTTTTTTATTTTTTAAATCACCCATTTCAATCATTTTAGCATCTGCTTCAGAATATCCTGCATTTGTTAAAATATATTCAAATGGTTTACCACAAGCATCATATACAATTTTTTGACCATAATTAAAATCATCAGTTGCTTCTACTTTTGAATCAATATCTCTACGAGCATATAGTAAAGCAACTCCACCACCTGGTACAATTCCATCTGCTAATGCGCATTGTGTAGCATGTAGAGCATCATCTACTCTATCTTTTTTCTCTTTCATTTCAGTTTCAGTACTTCCACCTACATGAACAAGAGCAACTCCACCTACAAATTTAGATAAACGTTCTTGTAATTTTTCCATTTCAAAAGGTGTTTCTGCTTCACGAATTTGTTCTTCTAATTCTTCAGCTCTTTTAGTAATTGCTTCTTCAGTACCTTGACCATCTACAATTGTAGTTTTTTCTTTGGTTATAGTTACAGTTTTTGCTTCACCAAACCAATCCCAATTAAATTTATCAAGTTTCATACCTTTATCTTTATCAAATACAGTTCCACCTGTTAAAACAGCTATATCATCTAAGATAAGTTTTCTACGTTCTCCAAAATCAGGAGCTTTTACAGCCGCTACTTTTAAAGTACCTCTCATTTTATTCACAATAAGTGTAGCTAAAGCTTCACCATCAATATCCTCAGCTACAATTAATAAAGATTTACCTTTATTAGATACACCTTCTAAAATAGGTAATAACTCTTTTACTTGTGTAAATCTATGATCTGCTAATAAAACATAACAATCTTTTAATAATGTTGACATTGTGTTATTATTTGTAACAAAATAAGGTGATTTATAACCCCTATTAAATTGACAACCTTCAACTACTTCAAGATATGTTTCATCTGTTTTTGATTCTTCAATATAAACAACTCCTTCTCTACCAACTTTTTCCATTGCTCGAGAAATTAATTTACCTACTTCTTCATCATTATTAGCTGAAACTGTAGCAATTTGTTGTAATTGTTCTTCTGAGGATATTTTTTCAGAATTATTTTTAAGTGATTCAAGTACTTGTTTTACACCAGCATCAATCCCACGTTTAATTTCAACAGCATTTGCTCCATCATTTAAACGATTTAATCCACCTTTTACTAATTCACGTGCTAGTAAAGTAGAAGTAGTTGTACCATCACCTGCATGATCAGCTGTTTTAATAGCTGCTTGTTTAAGTAATTGTGCACCTAAATCTTCAATTGGATCTTCTAACTTTTTTATTTGTCTAGCTACTGAAACTCCATCTTTAGTAGAATGAACTGTACCTTGGTCTGGGTAGACAACATTTCTGCCGTTAGGGCCTAATGTTGATATAACAGCATCAGCTACAGTATCTATACCTTTAACTAATTTTTTGCGAGCATCTGCTCCAAACTTAATATTATTACTCATTTTCTTCTGTATTTATTTTTGCTAAAATTTGATTTTCTGGTCCTATAAAATATTCTTCCCCATTATGTTCTAATTTGGAAAAGCCCATTGTTGGGAGAATTACTGTATCTCCTTCTTTAATTTGGGTTTCAATAAAGTGTCCTGCTACTGTTGGTTTACCAGGCCCAACAGCTACAACTATACCTTTTTCATTTCGATCTTTACCTGCATCAGGTACAACAATAGAGCCATACATTGTTTCTTCTTCCTCTATTGGTTTTACTATTACTGCATCAAATAGTGCTTCTAATTTCATAATTCTATTTTATTTAATAATGTTTCTAATCCATCTTTTACTTTATTCCAAGATCCAATATAATCTTGAATTGAGTCATATTCACTTTTATTTTTGTAAAATTTTTCCTTTGCTATTCTATTTAAAGCATTTTTAAAGCTTGAATAATACCCTACAGTTTTTTCTATTTCTTTACCCGTTGCTTTTTTACCAGCAAAACCTCTTGTTGAAATTGTTTTTTCTAAAACTGTAAAATTTGTAGCATCTTTAGAAATGTAAAAAGGTTCTATTAATGGGTCTTTAATAATACAATAATTTGATTTTGGAGAATCATTGTCTTTAGAGGGGCGTCCTCGGCTTTGAATTTTTGGCATAACTACATTTAAATTGTTTATAACTATAATATATTAAAACTTATTTGGATTTCCAAATTTTTATATAAATATTAAAAAGCACTTTCTTCTTTACGAATTACATAATAAGTACTTATAGTATTTTCAGATCTAAATTCTAATTTCATTAAACCTTGGTAACTAAGATAAAGTGTACCTTCTTCTAGATCTTTATTTGCATTTAAAATAGTTTTAAACATATCTGAATTAAAAGGGATACTTACATCTGCTTGTCTTATCTCACCTATTAAATTATAAATAATTTTATTATTATGTCCTTGTTCATCCCCAAAAGTAACAACACATAAATCACCCCCATCTAAATCTTTATCAGGGGATAAAGTCATATTACCTACACCTGCTAAAGCAGATTTTGCTTTAATTAAATTATCTACTTGTTCTTTTTCTAAAGGTAAAACCATATCCCATTTAGGTTCATCTACTGTGCCTACTTTCCCAATTAGTAATGGATCAGATAAAGCATAAGTTAAATTAAAATCACTATCTGCAAGGTATAATTTAGTATAAACTGCTTTAGTTTTTTCTAAATTAATTAATAGATCACCTGAGGTAATATTTACTAGGTTAAGTAGTTTTTTAGTATCAAAAATAGCTAAACTGCTATCTTCAATATCAATATCAGTGTGAGTAATATTTCCTATTACTTCTTTATTTATAGACATAAAGTCTATTGTTAAAACTTTATCTTGTATTTTCCATTTAACAGATTCTACCTCACCAAGGTAGTATTTGTTTATAACACTTTGTAAAACTAATTTATTAACCATATTTAAATATAATAACTTTTTATTAAATAACCTAACTAAAATTAAAAAACTTGTCTTTATATGGGTTTAAATTTAATGACCAACCTAAATCATCATAAAAACCTTCTAATTTATTAAGTAATATAGCATCAAATATTTTTTGTCTATCAGCATATTTTTCCATAAACTCTTCTATTTTAGGTGGTAAATCAAAATCTAAAAACCCTAATGTGTCTATCTGGTATGGGTTTGGTTTTAAATAGATATATTTAATTTTATCACCTTGTGCTATGTAGGAATGTTTTTGGTTTAATTTCCAAAACCTAATTAAATCATTATACACAGCAGCTGCTTTAGCACTTACAGGAGCACCTTTAATCATTTGAGTAAACATTTCACCCGCTTTAGGTTTGCGTCCCATATATTTGTTTAATGTTTTTACTCCTGTTGGGTTACCTAATTTAGTTAAAGGTATCTCTCCATTTAGTATTTGTTTTTTAAATTCTTTAACTTTTTGATCTACATCAGTTTGTGTAGAGCCTTTCAAAACATCAATTAAAATCTCTTTAAAAAACTTACCTAATACAGGTGGAAAATTTGCTTTTTTAAACTCAAGACCTTTTATATCAAGTGATTCCTTTACTATACCTTCCTGTTTAGTGATCCATTGAGCATATCTTCTAGTTTTCCTAAAATAAGCTGATCTGATTACACATTCGGTTTTCATTTCAAGTCTATGTGTAGGTACATTAAAACATTCTTTAGCTAGTGTATTATAAGAATCTGTGATAATGTCTTGATATTTAAGAGCTACTTTTTCAAGTTTTTCATCTTTATCTTCATCAGACATTTTATCAAAATCAGGATAGAAGTGCTTTAGGATAGGTTCAGCATGAAAATAATTACTATCTGTGTCTACATAGGCACAGTAGTTTACATCACCTTCATCACAAATCATCCACGGTACGTCTTCTATATGTTTCATTTTAAAATCTTTGATCAATTCCAGGTGCTACCATTTTCCCACTTGGTTTTTCTCCTTTTGAGGTAAGTACTTCATGTTGAGGTGTTACCTCAACTTTTAAACCTTGTATTTTACATTTACCTCCTTGTTTAAGAAATTTTCTAAACAATATTTCTTGTTTTTCTGTCCAAGATTCACTTCTTTCTATTATAGTTTGTTTATCTACTATAACATCATCAAATTTAACTTGAACACCTTTTCTAATTGATTGTGGGGATAGTGCCATTATGTTTTTGTTTTCATTAATTTATTAATATGTCTATTTGCTGCTAAAGCTGATTCTTGGATGATTCTCCATCCACTTAATGTAATTGCTTCACTTAATATTGCTTTATTCATTGCGTATCTAAATGAAGGTAAAGCAGTTGCACCATACAAACTATTTAGCAAAATTTTCATTGTATACTGCTTTAAATGAAACGAAGCACCTAATTCAGTATTACCTGCTTTATAAGCTTTTTTCATTTGGTTTTTATACTTTACCCTTTCATTAAACCATTTATCTAAAATAATTGATAGTACTGATTGTTTATCTGTTCTAAAAAATGTACCATTTGCAGATACGGCCATTTCCATATCTTCAATTAAATTAATTAAAGCATCTATTTCAATTTGAGTACGTTTACCTTTAGCGTTTTCAATTGTAAGTTTTTCTTTAGGGTCTTTTTTCTTTAAATCATTTAATCCTAAATAATTATTTCTAGAAGGTATAGGTAAACCTGTTTCAGCATTCATATAAGGTCTATACCTTAAATTTTCAGGTAAAGTATCACTTACAATTCTACCTACCATTGTTTCTTTACCTATATTTAAAGACATAATAATACAAGGGTATAGTGAAGTTAAATCTTCATCAAACATATACTTGTAAATACCTGCTTTAGGACAAAATAGATAGCCACCCGCATAACCTTTTTTCTTTTCTTGATGTTTTTCTTTAGGAGGAGGAATTATACCTTCAGATAATAAGTAAGCTGAAATAGCACCATCTTGTGTAACTGTATTGTGGTATACTTCTCCATAGTTATGTTTACCTTTATGAGATAAGTTTTTAGTTAGTGCTAAATATTCTAATTTTTTATCTAATTCAACTAAAATTTCAACATCACGAAAATTATATTCTATAAATGTTTCAATATCTTCTTCAAATAATCTATCCAAAGAACCATTATATTCTATTTTATTTAAACCAGCATACTTTTCACCTAATGCATCTAATTTCCAACTTGGTTCATCTTCCCAACTATATTTTTTATGTAAACGCATATAATCAAGTGACTCAACCCCTGCTATTTCAATTGGTTGTTTAGAATCATAAATTTCACCTGTTCTAAAACTACGTTTTTCTTTAACTTGTTGAATTGGAGATAAATACTCTACCATTTCTTCACCTAATACATTTTTAATTCTATAATATAAGTAAGGGATATCAAAGTAATCACTATTATAACCTATAAGAATGTCTGGGTCTAGTTCTCTCATGTAGGTAAGAAATTTAGATAGTAACACTTCTTCATTGTAAACAGGGATTATTTCTTTATTTTTATTTACTGTTGGTTGAATTTGTTGTTTAGGATCTAGTATTATAATTTTCCATTCATCCTCTTGTTTAAAATACCAAGCAATTGAAGTAACTTTTTTAGGTGCAGATTGAATATATTCAGGAGTTAAAGCATCTCCCATTTCAATCTCTATATCAAAAAATATTTCCTTATGAGTGGTTGATGGTTCATCATTAATTCCATACTTATCAATTAAAAAATTTTGATAAGGTGACATATCATGAAAATGAAGACCATCCATATCTCTTTTCCATTTATATATCTTTTTTAATGGTTCACCATTTAAACCTTTATATTTTGCTTCACTTTCATCACATTCAATATAAGCAGGAGAGGACCATTCAGTGGTAGAATAGCCCTCATCCGTCCATAAATGGATCAGGTATTTATTATAACTTTTATATTCAGCAAAACACTTTTTATACATTTACTTTAAAAATTGTTTTAGATTTGGTCTAAAATAATTTATATTTTTCATTACTTTTCTATCACGTGTTCTATAGACGATATAATACTTTCCAACCTTTTCATAGTGACATGCTTCCTTTTGCTCTTCGGAACGTACTCTAACGGTCTCTTGTGCCTCTTCTTCACTAGAACAAGCTTTTGACATATTCGATGCTTGTACTTCTTGATACGCGGGCCATATTTGATCCTTAAGACCATGTAACATAGTGCCGTTGCCCAACGAAACATAGGCAATGTCACATAAAGCATCAAGAACTTCAGTAATGTTTCCTGTTTCGCATGCTTCTTTATACTCTTCGAGCTCTTCAAGGATGAAGTCATATACAAACTGCCATTCCTTTTTTTCTGGGATTGTTGGTTCATAGTTGTTTGGTTTACCCATTGTATGGTTAAATTCCTCTACTTCACTTACAAATGGGACATATTTAAATGGGTTATTTGATTTATTAAAATTTGAAAGAACAGTTTGTAAAGGATTTCTCCTTCCAGTTAATTCTTCATAATGAGGATTTAATTCACCTGTTTGTGGGTCGTGAGTTGGTATTTCTTTTTTCATAATTTTTATTTAAGAGATATGGATTAAACTTGACCATAACTCATGTGGAATATCTCTAGAAAATTTACTGTTAGGAGCTAATATAACTGAAACAGCATCATGAGAGTGGAGTGATTCTTGGTGGGAACATATGATTCTAAAGTCTTTTATTCTTTTATCATTAATTAGTTGCTCATACAATAATCTAGCAGCATCTTCTACAAATTTTAAATATGATCCATTTAACTCAGCAAATGCCATTTCATCTTCTCTTTTTACTACTACTTGTGTTTCAGTTTGCAATGCTTTAGCACACATTTCTTGTAATTCTTCTATCCAAACCATATCATCAAATTCAATTGATATTCTAGTTACAGATCTTTGTGAATGAGATACTGTTGCTTTATTTCTATATTTTCTAGCGTATTCAGCTAATTCATAAGAACAAGGACAAGCTGAGGAGTATACAAAATCAAAATGAATAATTTTTCTTAATTCACCTTGTTTGTTTAAATCACCCTCTAAAGTAACATCATAATATTGGTATCCTTCATTATCAGATCTTAATGATTTTTGAATAATAGGATATGAAAATTTAAGTGCTATTTTAGAATCAAAAGTTTTTAATTTATCTTGATAAGCAGACAATACAGTTTCTAATTTGTCTATACTAAAAGTATCATTTTTAAATTCATAAAATGATCTCATAATACGAGACATATTAATACCTTTTTTATGAGCTTCAAGTGATACAGTTCCTGTTACTTTAGTCTCTAATTCTATAATACCATTATCTCGAGTTTTATATCTTAAAGGTAATCTAAAATTATGAATTCCTACTTGTTGAATTTCTACAGGAGACCCTTGAATTAGTGATGAAGGGCCATTTTGTAAATCAGGAAACGTTTCAATATCCTCTTTAGTAGGTTTATAGTTAGAATCATAATCTCTATTTGGTTCTGTGTAGAACATAGAGTTTTCATTTTCTTCGGGTTCTTTATATGATTTAACATCACCTACCCATTCATACTTTTTAACAAATTTCTTTCCCATACATTTTTTTTTAGTTTTATTAAATGTATGAAGACAAAATTAGTATACCAAATTATTTTAGAAAGGTTCTATAACTAATGTAGGACTTCCTCCTTCAAAAAATGCTGCATTATGAACTGTAGCTGTAGATGAGCTATATTCATAAATTAGTAAGGGTGCACTAGGGTTGTCTTGGATTGATTGGGAAAGAATACCACTATTACTTCCTACTCTAGCATATATTTCAAAATCATTATTCATAGCATTAGAAAGACTAGATGTTAAATTAGGAAATATTATTTGGTAACCATAAAGTACTCCTTCATAACTAAAGAAGTTTCCATTATTTACTCCATTAGGGAAACTAGATGAGGTATAATTAGGACAAACTGAAGCTGATAAATTAGGGTAATTTACCCAATCTCCTCCTGGGGTAGGTTGGAATGGTAAAGTTTCCATAGAATACTTAGGGATACTTATAACTCTTATTCCATGCCATTGGGAACTAGTAAAATTAGGTGTAATATCACCAGTTTCAACCTTAGGCTTTTTTGTTCCAAAAGGAATAGTAAATCTAGAACCTTGATAAGTTTCTATAAATGCTTGGTTTGTAACACTGTTAAAGTTATTATTATTAACTACATCAACATAATTACAAAGTTGTGTAAGATTACAACAAGTTATATCAGAAGAACAAGTATAGCAATTTTCAACCTCTGGCATAGGGATATGAATTTTGTAATTTGTATCATCAAATTCTATATCAGGATAAGCTGTTCTATGTATTTGATATGTTTTAGTAGCAACTCCATCACCACAAGGTATATTAGGGTCTCCTGGGTTAGGGATTTTTAGTTCATAAAAAAGATAATAATTAATGTCATTACAATCTGTAGTAATATTACCATAAGTAGTAATGTATGTTTCTTCTACAGTTGTTAAAGAATCTTTATAATGATTATAAAAATCAGAATTATTAAAAGACATACTAATAGCACCTAGAGGCAAACCAGTGGTAGATACTCCATTTTCAACAGAATTATACTTTTCAATACTTCCAGACCAACCAGGTTCAATTGTATCACAATTTGTATTTGCCATTATAGGTTGGATTGGCACAAAACCACTAACAGTAAATTTATTAGACATATCTACCCCATTAACAGGAAGATTTACTGTAGTTGGGCTACTTACTACCCCGTAAGAAGGACCATCAAATATATAACTACCAGTTCCAAATAAACCAGTATCATCTGTAAAGCATCCACTTACTTGGAGTTGAATTTTTTGGGTAGCACATGATCCTGTACTGTTGGGGCAGCCAGGGTCATCTAGAGATGATGTATTTCTATTTAAAGTAATAGTTTGAATTTTTCTAGGAGGGCTATCATCAAAATAACAATGATTACAATCAAATTCATCTAAACATTGCATTTTTAATTGCCAAGATGTTTGAGCCCCTAAAGGGGATACTTTTATTTCTAATTTATCACCATTTGTTCTTTCTAAAGATCCTGTTAATGTAAGTACTCTTTTAATAGTTTTGCTTCGTGCTTTAGGATAAGTATTATTATTAACATTAGCTTCAGAAGTTAAATTATCACCTGCACCATTTCCTGCTTGTATTTTTTCTAAATATATAGGCTCAGAATATAAAGTTGGGTTAGAAGTAGAACTAGGATCTCCAGAAATAAATTTAATTTCAAGTTCATCTGCTACTTGTTCAAAAGGATCAAACCTATAAGCAAAATAATCTGTACTTGAAGATAAAGTATATGTGGCTGCTACAGGAGGTGATACAAGATTATTTCCTGCTGCAGTGAGAGAAATTTGATGTGTATAAGGTAAAGGAAAAGTTCCATTAGCACAATTAAATGGAGCTACAACTACAGTCTCAAAACAACTTTCAAAAGGTATAGGTTGTCCTACACCTGATCCACTCTCATAATTACTATATTGAACTCCGTCAATTATTATATCATGGATTATACCTTCATAGTTACCATCAAGTACTAAAGGTCCTGTACTTGAATCTAAGGGATGTGTAAATTCATAAGAAAAACTAGTACCTACTCCTGTTAATATTTCAGGGGATGAGTAATCATTATTTCTATACCACCCAATAACATAATCAGTAACAGTACCACAAGAACTTTGTAAATCTCCTGCTATAATTCTTCCTACTGGGGAAGTTGATATAGTATCAAATCCTATATTACATTCATTACACCAACTATTACTTCCAGTACCACAAGATTCAATATCTATTAAAGAATAACAACAAGTAGTATCTATAAGACTAGAAGTTGCAGAAGATATACTAGCAGAAAAATTAATAGATACACTAGAAGAAACAGTAGAATTACACTGGTCTATTATTAATAATTGGGTAGACCCAGAAGGAACATTAGTAATAGTAAAGGGACACTCTCCTAAAGGTGGTGCAAATAGTTCACTAGAAGGAACATTTTGTGCTATAGGAGTAATAAACCCATCAATATTAGTATATATGCTAAACCCATTACCTGATAAGTTATTAATATCAAATCCTATAGTGGTTGCATCTAAGCATACAGTATAATTCATATTTTTTTATTTTTTATTTAATTAACAAAATTTATGGTTTGTAGTTAATCCTACTTGATAAAAATTAGAACCACTACAATTTAATATTTTTGTATCATTACTTCCTGATACTGTTCTATAATCTATTGTATCATGATCAACTACAGGGGCAACACTACCAGTCCATGCTTTTATTCCTAATTCAGAAGCTACATGATCTATTCTACAAGCTAATCCATGACTAGAAGCCTGATATAATGGGAAAGTTTGGCTACCAACACTAACAGAACCTACTATACCTCCATTTCCTGCAAATACTAAGCCTATTATTTTATAACTTCCACTAAAATCTGCTATTAAAGTAGACCCTGAATCCCCCTTCCAACCTGGCCAAGGGCATACTGTAGAAGTTGTACTTGAAGTAACGGCATAAGACCCACTATCTTCAGGTTTAACAAATTCAATTAAATCTTCAAAAAATGCAGGTACTGTATTTCCTTGTAAATTATATCCTACTATAGCATTAGTAAATCCTGAAATTCGTAATGGGCAAGGGTCTTCTCCTTTAGGGCCAGTTGTTCTTCCTGAGGAGTATAATGGTGGGTTATAATATGAACTTGTAGGGTTAATCATACCATCTATTTCATTAGTAGTTGCAAATGGTAAAGAGGAGGTAAAAAGAGAAGCACTAGTAAATCCTAATTGTTGGTATGAAGAAGTAAAATCTATAATAGTTGATGTACTTGAAGAACAATATAGTGAAAATATCGCTCCATCTACTTTATTAGTAAGAGCACCATTTGAGGTTACAGTAGAAGCTGATGTGTATAAAGGTACATATCTAATAACTCTACCTATTTCTTTAGCACTATTTGCAGCTCCTGTTTCAGCATCTTGATATACTAATTGTGTATATGAAGTAGGGGGAGTATTAGTTCCAAAACTATTACCACTAGGATCTAAAAGATCATATTCATTTTGTGGGTTTGTTAATGTTCTTTGATTTGTATAAAAAGCATCTCTAATTACTACGTGGTTATTAGTTAATCCTACTAAAGCATTAGAAGCTGAGTCTTGAGTTATTCCTCCCATTGTTCCCATACTTCCTTGGGAAGCGAAAGGAGTTGTGTTAGATGTAGAAGAAATAGATATACCCCCTTTTAAAGGTCTATGTAAATTTCTATTACTAGGGCTAAAAGAAGTTGGGCTATTAACACTAACAAAATCAAACGTCCAAAATACCTCTCCAGGATAACAATCTGTTGTATTACAAGGAAAAGATGAATAACCAGTTGCATTTTCTACAAATTGTAATTCATAACGGTTTGGGTTATGTGTTCCTCCTACTTCATATTTAGTAGTTAAAGCACCTAAAGAAGCTGAAACTTTAGATCCAGTATCTAAATAAGAGGAAGAAGGTAATAAAATTTTAATAGCAGGAGTTAAAGAAGGAATTATAGTATTACTGTCATATGGTAATATTACAGACCCACTAAAAGAACTACTAGGATAAATAGATCCACTATAACCTTGTCTATGACCAAATCCTATATTTACATTAGAAATTGAAGACGAAAATACGTCTAATGACATAGAAAGCATTAGTTCTTTTACTTCGGTTGTATAATTTAAAATTGGCATTTATTTTTATTTTTTTATTAACAGTTTTTAGTTTCAAAGCTCATGTATATAGTATGTATAGCATTACATTCATCACAATCACTATAAATATGATTACTACCTGAGAAATAGTTTCCTTGGTAGAAAATATTAGCAGCTATAGAAGAATTATCTGATCCTGATTGGATTAATTTCCAACATTTTCCATCAATTGGGGATTTTTGTATACTATTTAATGCTGTAGAAGAGCCAGATTCTGTTTGGATTAATATATTATTATTATTACATTCTTGGTATATATAATTAATAGGATATTGGTAACATAAATTTGTTTGTGGATCAACATTACCTACAATACTACTAGTAAAACTAGAATCATTATTGTAAAAGCATCTATAATCGTTTGACCCATTAGTAGCTAAATTCCAAAGTCCTTGATCATTTTGATTCAGAATAGGAGCACTACCTGAATTATATAAAGTTTCTGTTAGATTTCTATCTATCCAAACTTGACTACCTATAACAATACCATCATATATAAGACCATTATTTCCTGTATATGCGTCTGGGATGTAGTCTCCATTAAGTTCTCCTGATTGGGAAGGTCTTACTAATCTAATAGAGAATCCTGCATTTTTAGTGTAAGTTTCTTTAAATACATCATCAGAATAATATTTTAATTGTATAGCTTTCATTGTAGTAGAAGAAGGAGTAATTGAATTTGCACTCCACCAATATCCACTAAATCCTAATTCATCAAAAACACCTAAAGGTGTACGTTGACCACCAGCAACTCCAGCCCATCCACTACTATTATTATCAGTTTGAGCTCCTACATTTGGAAAAGCCCAACAGGAAGCATCTAAATCTCGAGTATAGTCTTTCATTTTTCCTCCTGATATTACATCTAAAGCACCATTTGTTTGGGTAGGAGCAGTATTATCATTTAAAAAAGTTATAAGTGTTTCCCAAGCTGTTTCATCAGGAATAGTCCAAGACCCTGAGCTATCTGTATTTACTACTCCTCCTGTTCCTCTTCCTAATAAAGTAGGTCCTCCTTCATCTACTACATAGCCATTATATAGTATTCCATGAGGGCATTCTATACAATCACCACATGGGGTAGACATAGAACCTGATGTAACACATAAATCACAAGATCCTGTACCTAAAGCAATAGTCCCTTCAGGGCAAGAAGCTGTAATAGATGAGGTAAGGGCAAGATCAAAAATTAAATTATCTCGTGTATTAAATATATCATTTAAATCATCTAAACTTTCAGCATCTACAATTTCTTGTGCTGTGTTATTAAATATAACTCCACCAAATCCAGCAGCTGTACCTCCTATATCTGATCCTTCTATTGTTATTTTATGGCATCCAGCTGACATTGTTATAGGGTAGATATTAAAAGATCTATAACCATAAGTATTTTCATAACCATTACCAGCACCTAGATTAATATCAATTAGATTACTATTTTCTGTAGGGAGATAAATAATATTACCATCATAATCTTCTGCGGATTGTACAGGTATATTTGCATTTGGACCTAAAGGAGTTCTAGCATTAAATTGCTGTTTTTGGTAGAGACTAAAATTACCAGGGGATTGAGATAAATCAACTACAGTAACATCATCTACTTTTACTCTAAAAGTATCATCTGCTGCTAAAGCTACATGATAAGTACCTGAAGTTGCTAAGTTTATAAAATTACCTCCTCCATAGTAACCAATGGGAAGAGCACCAATATTTCTCATAAACTGATTCATGAAAGAATCTTCAGACCATGCATTTTCATTCCAAAAACTAGCTGAAAGGATATCAAAATCAAACTGTGTGTTGTATACTCTACTATTTCCTTGAAATGGTGAAGTAGAACCAGTTACACTTCCTGCATCTCCCCCTATTCTAAAATTATAATAAAGACTAGGTTTAAGAGGCCCCCATCGGTGGTCTCCTTCTAGAGGAGCAGTTACTTCTATACCTGTTACAAGTTTAGGAACAGTAAAAGATCCACTTTGTATACAATTACCAGGACTATTTACATCAGGTATAAACCCATCAGGACAAATACATCCATAATCTATGTCTACATAGCAATCTGCAGAAGCAGATATAATACAACTTTCTCCTGGTGGTTCAAATCCAGGAGGGCAATAATCCAAACATACTGACACATTATCTACATTCAATCTACCTGAACCTGCCATATATAAAGTAAGAGGGAAATCACCACCTGCTTGAAAAGTAAAAGTATAAGCTTGAGGAGTAGTAAACATATCTGATATTAGATATTGAGTAGAACCTCCTACATCTACTACAATTTCACATTCTCCTACTGGGTTCCAAGCTTCTAGACATACAGTATAATTACATTTTTCTGAGAATAATCCTTCTTGTTGTGCAAAAAGAGAAGAACTTATATTAGGAGTAGATCCTGTAAAAGTAGTGTTAGGAGCAGCAGATAAAGTTTGCCCAGCAGAAGTTATGTTTCCTGCTGGTGATGGCATAGGTGGGATTACCCAGTTATTAAGCCCATCTGAAAAGTCTCCATTTAATATTGTATTTTCTCCTTCAACACATTCAGAACATGTGGTAGGGAAAAGTATAGTTGGGGTATTACAATTACTATCTAAACATTCTTGTAAAGTTGCAAAACTACCAGTATTGCCAGCTGATCCTTCAACACATCCATTAGGTGTACAATTAAAACCAAAACTTCCAGTACTTTCTACACTACAGCTAACTTCACATTCAGCTAAAGTAGCATATGTTCCTACAGATCCTGAAGGGGCTCCAACACAATTTCCATCACCACCACAATTAAATCCCCATCCTCCAGCAGGTGAAGGACTGTATTCAGGGCATTCTTTAGAATCATTTGGGCCAAGGATAGGAGAAGTTGGGGCTGCTAAACTTAACCTAAAAAATCCTTTTTCACCAAAAAAGTTATACCATGTTGAATTAGGTACTTCTGTGCTATAAGGACAAGAAGCAGAAAACATAGATTGAACATGATAAAAACTACTAGTAGTATTTATATTAGTAGGAAAATCTGCTTGGGGTATAGCTATCCATTTATGTTCATTACTAATACTTCTACTAGTGCCTGCATAATCTGTAAAAGAAGTAGTAATATTAGGGCGCCAATAAATATAATAAGGTGTAATAGTTGGGAGAGATGGGTTAGTATAATCAATTAAATCAAATTCATATCTTTTTTGGTTAAAATTATAATCTCCTATATGTTCTCCATTTATACTTCCTTCTAAATTATAATTATTTGATCCTGAAAGGAAATTTACAACTAAACAATTTCGGCATTTGCCCATTGTTTTCCATTTAGGTTTTGGTTTAAGAATATCAATTAATTGTGAAATTTTAGCAAATGTAACAGTTCCTGTGTTAACATAAGACTTAGTTTTATCTAAATTTTCAGCTATTATAGATATATTTGAGATAGAAGTTAAGTCTTCTATTTCTATTCTAAAATCAACAGATTTTGTAGCTGTTATACTAAAATCAGTTAAAAGACTCTTAAGAAAAGATATAGTTGTAGAATCTTCTATTGTTTCATTTTCTTGATCTTCATAATTAAAAAGAATATCAGCAGCTACAGAAGTTTGAAGATTTTCTCCTTGGAATAGATCTTTTGTGCCTGGTGTGGGGGTGCCTTTAAAAAATATTCTATCATTTACAATGTCGTATCCTACAAATGAATAATTTATCATGTTTTTATTTTATTATGTTGTTGTATTAGTTGTTTGGACTTTATTTTCTTCATTAATACATAAAGTAAAACTACCAGAATTTATAATATTAACTTCACTAAAGCTGCCTGAGGTTAAAATACATTTAATAAGGTTACCTTCAATGTTAGAAGTAGGGCTAGATGCAAAACTATCTTTTTCTCCAGTACAATCTTCTAAAGTAGAACCAACTTTTATATCTCCTATAGAAGCAAAACTGTTTTCTTTTCCAGTACAATTTTTAAAACTTCCTCCTTCAATATTATGTTCTCCAGCAAAACTCCAATTTCCTCCTGTGCAATTTTCAAAAGTACCATTACAATCAAATCCAAATGAACCATCTCCTCCTATACAATCTAAAAAAGTTCCATAAGCTAAACCATTACCACCAAAGCTATTATCTCCTCCTTCACAATCAATAAATTTTCCTGTTACTAAAGTACCTATAGAAGCAGTAGCTCCTATAATGGGATCAGTAGCTCCACCAAAACTGTTAGCTCCTCCTTTACAACTTTTCATTTTAAGAGAATTTAAATTATCTCCTATAGTAAAATTTTTAGTGTAAACATCAATTCCTCTTAGATAAACATCATTAGCAGTAACATTTAAAGTATTACTCCCAGTTATAAAAACATCACAATCTCCAGTTAAAGAAACTAAATCAATATATTGTGTATCAACTTTAAATTCAGAAGAAAAAGAATATTTACCAGGGGTTATTAAAACAGAAACTCTATTATTAATAGAAGGGGAAAGAGATTTAGCTTCAACATAAGAAGATGAAAGGTTTAAAGCATTAAGTTCAGGAGAGTTATCAGAATCTACTAATATAAAATTTTTACCTCTATTAATAGAAGAAGTAAGGTTATTAGCTATGGATTCTGAAAGGAAGAGTAAACTGTCGTCTAATTCTTCAAAAGATAAAGTATCACCTTTAGCGTTAGGTCCAAAAGCTCTAGTTTTAAAAGTATAAGCCATTAGTCTTTTTTATTATAAATATGAAAAAAAAACTAATATGCTATAAAGTTTTAAAGATATTTAGTTACCTTTTACCACCATAGTATTCTGTTCCATGGCCTTCAGTTATTAATTGCTTATTGATTGATTCGTTGTTAACATTACGGATATCTCCTAAACATCTTCCAAATTTACCAACTCCATGTGATATCAATATAAATTCGTTATCATTATTTTCGAGAAGTTCGATTAGTCTAGCTTTTGCAGCTAATCCTTTTTTCTTTTCTTCTAAGTCTCTAGTACGAGATTCAGGTGCATTTATACCATGCATTCTAATTCTTACTTTTTTAAAAGTACTAAATCCTAAATCTACCATAGCGTCAATAGTATCACCATCAACTACTTTTATTACTGTTGCATTATATTCAAACATTTTTTATATTTTTATACTCCTCGTTCTGTATCAAAGGCTATTATATGGTCTCTACCTGTTAAATTATAACCATGTTCAGCACATAAATCAAATACTAAAGGGTACATTTTAATTAATTCTTTTCTTGTATCACCTGCAGGCATTATAAAAGTTTTATGCTTTGGAATTTCCATTTTAATTCTAAAATCTTCTATTTCTTTTAAACATTCATCAGTACCATCCCAAACTGGTTTATAATGATAATCAGTGTGATAGTCTAATGTTTTTCTAATAGCACTATAATTTAATCTTAATTTATTATGTTGCTTAATCATTCTTTCATCTGTTTCTTTTCCATTAGGTGTTAAAGCACCTATTTTAGGAACAGAATTAGAAAATTTAGGGGATAAAGAAATTAGACCTAATGGAAAATCAGTTTTAAGAAAATGAGAACCTTCAGTTTCAATAGTAATAAGAATACCTCTTTGATTTGCAAAATGAGTTAATTCATTTACTAATGCAGGATGCATTGTAGGTGAACCACCTGTTAACATCATTTCTTTTACATGAGGATTTTCATCATATATTTTAATAATATCATTAAAATTAAATGTTCCTTTTTCTGGGTGTATACTAGTATACCAACTATCACACCATCCTCCTTCTTCTCCAAAATAACACCTATGTGTGCATCCAGTTGTTCTAACTGCTATAGTTGGTCTACCAAATCTACTCCCTTCAGATTGAACACATCTGTATAGTTCTAGTACAGGTAATCTTTTATCATAGTCTTTTATTCTTCCTAAAGGTTTTTCCATATTATTTTACTAAAACGTATTTAAATTTAAAATTATTATAGGTTGTTGTTACATACCAGTAATTATTCTCCATAAATTGCTGTATTTTTTCCATGTTCCATAAATTCAACTTGTGTAACTCTTACTCTACCATCTGTTTCTTCTTCAACAAAACTATTTAACTTATTATAAATATACTCAGCAAATTTTTCTGCACCAGTATCATCTATTATTCTTAATTGAATTAATCCTTGTGCATCCATCATTCTAAATGAATCTAATTCTGGGTCATCATTTGCTGCAATTAATGTATGATCAAACATATAGTCCATCCAAGCTTTAGGGGACATACCATCAATTTGGGTTTTAGCTCTTTTCATACCACCAAAATCCCAAACCCAATTCCTATGATCAAGTTGACCTTCAAATGTTACTTTAAATGATACTCCATATCCATGTAAATAACTACAATGTGTTTCTTTTGCTCTCCATTGACGGAATACTGTACTAAATCCATCAAATATTTTAGTTGATTGATGTTTCATTATTTTACGTTAAATTGTTCTTTTTCATACTCTGAGAGTACTTGTTCAACATATATTCTTGCTGTTTCCCACTCTACGGGGCCTGTTTCATCTGCATATTCTACAGGGTCAGGTCTTCCTAATTTAATAAATGCTTCTACTCTTTCTACAGATGAAGCTGATTTATAGTCTGAGTACCATTTTATAGAATCTATCATAGGGTGAAATTGTTTAATTGGGATTGGTTTATAACTTGTATTTGTACGTTTATAAACTTCATTAAAATCAAGACCTAAATAATCACATAAATTTTCTCCATCTTGTAGAATAGTAAATTTATCACCTTCAAGATAGGGTGTAAAATAACCTACTTTATCAGCATCCCAATTACCTATTCTAAATGCTGCATCATCTGCATCTCTAAATTCTTGTCTACAATCAGGATAAATAGCATGATCACCTGCATGAATACCAAGTGCAATATCACAATTTTCGCCTGTTTGGTTTGCTCTAGACAGTGCTACTGCTTGTGTAATAGAGGCAAATATTTTGTTTCTATTTGGAACAACTGTTGCTTTCATATTATCTTCAGCATAATGACCTTCAGGTACATCATCTCCACCATCTACTAATGCAGAATCAAGTAAATCAACTAAACCATCTAATTTAATTTGACGATATTTAATATTACTAAATTTAGGTTCAATATATGATAATTGATAATCTTGTTCTCTGTTAAGATAATCTACCAATGATTGAGCGCGTTCTAATTCAACTCGATGTTTTTGTCCATAATCAAATGAAATAGCTGTTACCGTGTCATATTCTTTTAGACAACGTAACAACAATGTACTGGAGTCCATTCCTCCAGATAGGGAAACTACAACATGCCTTTCCATAATTCTTCGTTATTTAAGTGTTTATATTCTTCTATTGTTAATCCTTTCATTCTCATAAATGCTTCAAAATCTATATCTAATAAACGATAGTAATCATACCAATTCTTTTTCCATTCTTCACGGAATTTTTCAAATTCTATTTTTTTATCTAAATTCATTTCTTTTGTTTTAAGTTTTTTATAATCTTCTTTTTTAATAGCTACAAAGGAAGAGTTTAAATAACCAAAAATTTCATCATCAAATTCTTTAGATATTTTAAAATCTATAACATTTTTTACGTTTATTTCATCATAAAAAGATTCATTAGGAAATCTTACTTTAATGTTACCTTTACTCATAACTTTTATTTTTATTTTATTATTTGTTTACCTAATATTAAAGGAGACCCATCTAAGTGTTTATATACTCTAAAATGACTATCAAGTTCCTTTATAGTTAATTGTTTATCTTTATATGCTGGGTAATTTTTATAAACATATTCTTTTACTTGTTCTATAGCTGTTTTATTCATCTGGGTTTTGTTTTTCAAGTTTATTAATTTTTTCACTCATCATAACAATAGTTTCATATGCCTCTTTTTGTTTTTCTAAAAGATGATTATACTCTGCTTCTAGTTGTATTTTTTCACGTTTATATACATTTGTTATATATGCATCAGAGTAGGATAAGGTAATAAAATATAGTAGTGCTATCCATGTACATACTTTAATTGAATTCTTTTTTATAAATTCTTTCATTTGTTTTATTTTATAGTTCATTTATACTTTTAAATGCTTTAGTATTAAAATTAACTAATTCCATATTTATATTTTTAATATCAATATCTTGAAAGTTATTCATATTAGCTGTTGGTTTATAATCTAGCCCTAAGTCATGGTACTTAATTCCTTCAAGTGATGCCATAATAGGATTTGATGTGTCTATTGATTCAATACATTCTATATTTTTATATAATCCAAATTCAATTGGGGAAGCAGTACCTAATAAATGTACTCTATCTGTTGAAGATAATATTCTATCTTTCATTAAGTCATTTATAACCATATATCTACCAATTGCTTTACCAAAATCTTTATTTGGGTGAGGGCAAATATCATTATAATATGAAGCACCGTATGAATATGCTATTTTCTTATATCCTAAATCTTTATACACTTGAGTACATAATGCCGCATAGTGTTTTGTTTTAGCTTGTATTACTGCTACTTTTGTAACCCCTTCAGGTAATTCAATTTGAGACCATAATTTAGCATTTCTAACTGATTCACTATAATTTTCCCAAACATCAGGTACTATAAATTCATCAGGTTGAATTTCTTTAATCCAATGTAATAAACGATCTGTGTTATATGCTTCACCTAGTTCATGTAACGAATTATCCATTACAATATATCTACCTTGTTTTTTAGATTCATAAAAGAAATTTTTATATTCTTCATTTTGATCCATTAAATGAGGAAGACAATAATCATAATCATTAAATTCCTTACTTTTTTCTAAAAGACAGAATGGAACTTCATGAGATATTTTTACCTTTTTCATAACCTAAATATAATAAATAACCTTTAAAAAAACAAACAATTTTAATAAGTTTTAGTATTATCATTATCTATTTTTTTTATTTGAGATTGTAAATTTTCTATAGCTTGTCCTGCTCTTTTACTTGAAGCTCCAGATCTTTGAATTTTAGCTATTTCATCTTGAAGTTTTTGCTTTTCAGAAGAAATAGTAGAGGGGGGAGTTGGGGCTTTAACCCGCTCGGCTTTACTCTCCTCCTGTTTTACCTCTACTTTTTCTTCTTTTAAAACTTTAGTTTTTTTTTCTCCATAAATATTCTTTTTAGAATTTTCATAGAATATTTTATTTGCAGAAATAAGTAACATAACAGCTAAAGGATCAAAAACAAATATAAAAACTAATATAAACCAATTCACTACTTGATCAGTATCTTTTCCTGTAATACTAGCAACATATTTTAAGGGTCCAATTTCTGCTGCAACTTCTGAATTAGTTTCTAAATCTAGTATATCTAAATCAAATTTTGTAATACTATCATTTAAAATATCTTGTTTAATAGTTAAGCTATCTCTTCTAGATGTTTGAACATCTAATTGTTGTTGGATAATTTTACGTGTTGCTGAGGATTGTGTGGTTATAAGTTGTCCTTCACTATTAGTATATTGAATAACATTATTACCTAGACTTTCACTTAATTCAATTATTTGTGTGTTTATATCTTTTTGTTCTTTAGATATATCTTTTATTTGTTGTTGGTATCTATCACGTTTTTTAGCTTTTACTTCAACTTGTTTATCTATTGCTTGCATTTTATATGCAGTTTCTTGATAAGCAGAAACTAAAAACCCATAAATTCCAAGTGAAGTTATAGCCATTAATGCTATTAAAGCAGAAATTAAATAAGTTTTTCTTACCCAATGAATAGTTTGCCAAAATCTTTCTAAATAAGAAGCAGTAATAAGTTTAGAGGCCTCAAGTATAGCAGCCATTAATATCACAGCACTAGCTTGAGAAGAAAATAGTTTACTAATACCAAAAACACTATAGTAAGCAGCTACAGTTGCTAAACTTAAAGCTGCTATTAAAATTAATATTGGAAAAAATCGTTTCATAGCATGTAAAATAAGGAGTCCCTTTTGGGACTCCAAGTATTTTTAAAAAATGTAATTTTACAAACCTTTAAGCATCTCAACTAATTCATGTTGAGGGAAGCAATCAAATTTATCTTTACGAACATTTGTGTGTGTCCATAAACCAAATTGTTTTGCATTATAAGCATCTAAATTAAATTCAAACGCATCTTTTGGATGAACTCCTTCTTTTAATAATTTTGGAAGTCCATTTTCTAAATCCATTTTTGGATAAATATCTTTTAAGTGTAAAATTAATAATCGAAGTGATTCAATTTGTTTATCTGAGTATGCGTGCCAGTATTGGTGTCCTCTAAATTTATATCCTAAGTCACAAACAAATTCAGGTTTAACTTCTGTATTAACATAAGTATAATATTTATCTCCTTTTTTAGTTAAGTAACCAAAATTATTAAGTTCTACGCCACCTGATAATTTTGATATTTTAAAATTTCCTACTTTTCCTAAGTGCCATCCTAGATAATTATTTGGGAAACATTCTACTACTACACCATCATACTTAGCTTCTTTACCTTTTACATTAGTTCCTCCTATAACATATTGAGTAGCAACTCTACCTCTTTTATCTTTATTCCAACTATTTACACATGCGAATGGGTTATCCCAACCAGCAGTATGGTGAAGGAAAAAACCTAGTGGTTCTATTTTACCATAATCTCTTACATACTCATTTTTATCTAAATATTGACGTTCAATTATTAAACCGTCTTTAGTTGTATACTCTGTTTCTTCAGCTGTAGTATCTGTATCTGTATCTATTCCTATAGCTTCCCAGGTAGCAGGGCCTACTATTCCATCAGCTATTAATCCATTATCTTTTTGGAATTTTTTAACTGCTGATTCTGTTCCAGAGCCAAATATACCATCTGCTCCTATTTCTAGAGCTTTTTGAAGTTCTTTTACTTCTTTACCTTTTGATCCTTTTTTTAGTAACATATTTTATATTTATAAATTTTAAAATCCACCCATTATAGCTTCATCAATAGCTTCTTGTACTTCATCTTTTGTAGCGGGCATTTTAAAAGAGATATCTGCTTGATATCTCTCTATTTCTTCTCCATCTTGAAATACTATAATAGTTGGAACAACAACTACTTTATATTTTTTCTGTAGTTCAGGAGATTTAGTTATGTCATAGTATTTTACACTACAATCAGTTAAGCTTTTAAGCCATGTAACATTATTTGTAGCATTCCATGAAGCATTAAAATGTTTAATAGTAATCTGAGTATAACAACTTATTGTAAAAAATATGCTAAATAATAGCAAAAATACCTTTTTCATAATAATTTACTTTAGGTTATCAATTTTTTCTTCTATGCGATCCATATCTTCTTTAAGTTCTTTGACATCTTCTTGAGTTGTCATAATAGTTTGTCTAACTATTTGATCTTTCATGTCAAATTCCATTCTAGTTACTTCTGGTTCAGGGGGTTTGGGTAATTCTTTTGCTTCTTGTATATCAGCTTGTAACGCATACCACATTGCTACTACTGTTGCTATTGCAAATGCAATACCTATTAAAGTTTTTATACTTACTTTAAAACCTGTGTCTTCGTTTAATTCTTTTGCCATTTTATAAAATTATATAATTTACTCCAACACTAAAATCGTGCCATTTTCTATTCCAATATTTGTTATATTTACCTTCTAAAAATACTCCTAAATTTTTAGTAATTTTATATCCAAATATTAAACCACCTGAGTAATCTATCCATTGCCCACCATTAAATTTATGGTATGAGTAATCACTTTTAGTTTCTAAATGTAAAGGCATTACATTACCCCATGAATGCACCCAAAAATCTTTAGTATAGTGATAAAAATCAAAACCTATTACTAATGAATGATTCCATTGATATTTTAATGCTTTTCTTTCTCTTTCTGTGTATTCAGCTAATACTTCTGGTATAGTTACTGCTTCCCATACTTGGGTGTTTTCTGCTACTAATTCTCCATTAGGGTTAAAATAATTTACACCTCCATTACCATCAAATTCAATAGAATACCCTTCTTGTAGTGCTAAGTCAGTGTAATGCAAACTACCATTTGATAATAACCATTGATCTAATGGATTATAACCATAAGGTTCTGCTATACGCTGTACTGCACCTATATTAAAAGATAGTTTATTTCCTATTTTTTGTCTATATCTTTCTGAGGATTCAAAGTATCTAATGTCAGCAAATCCATCTTCTAAATATTCTGCTTTAGCAATCCAATTTTTTGCTACATATCTTAAAAAATAGTCTTGATTTAAAAATGATGTACCTTGTTGTCTTGTCCAATCTGCTTCAAATAAATATTCAAATCCATTTATCTTACCAATTGTAGCAGCATCACCATATGTTTTTTCTGTTCCATCAAAAAATACATTAGCTCTATTTTCATAACCAAATCTAGCTATTTTTCTAACTCCTAATGCAATTGAATAATCAAAAGGGGTTTTAACAATTGAAGTTTCTAAACCATTTGTTACAGAATAAACATTAACATCAGATATAGAATTACCACCAGTAACAGCACCATAAAAAGTAGAATACTTAAAAATCTTTTTAACTGTTTTTTTAAATTTAGATTCTGTTTGACTAAATGTAATTACAGGTAATAATAGAAATAAAATTAAAAGTTTTTTCATTGTTTTATGATTCTTTTATTAAATTTTTTCTCGTTATGAATTATAGTTAAAAAATAAACTCCATCATCATATTTTCCTAATTCTAAACGTTTATCTTCTCCTGTTAATACTAATTTACCCATTGCATCTCTTAATTCATATTTAAATGATAAATGAGTTTCAATGTTTAAAATATTATCTGTTGGGTTTGGGTAAACTATAATTCCATTTATATCCATTTCATCTATTCCTACAGGCCAACCATCAACACAGTAATTATACATTGATTGACATGAAGCATCCCATTCTACTTCACAACAATAAATATCAACATCTATTACCCAAGCAAAACATGGATTATTTAACCAATAAGGTTCACCAGGCCCCCCAATACAACCTGCATCATATAAACATGCTGTTGAATCTGGTACATTTGCTGTTGGGTCGTAATTATAAGCATTTGGGTCTGTACACCCTGTAAGTGGTAATATACAAGTTCCATTATCTGTATTAGCCATTGGGTCATAATTTAAAGCTGTAGAGTCAGTACAACCAAATATTACAGGTATACATGAACCATTATCAGTGTTTGCTATAGGGTTAAAATTAAACATTGTAGGATCCATACAACCATAAATTACAGGTATACATGAACCATCATCAACATTTGCTTCAGGGTTGTAATTAAATGCTTCAGGATCTGTGCAGCCATATATTGGGTATATACAAGTTCCATTATCTACATTTGCAGCAGGATTATAATTTAAAGCTGTAGAGTCAGTACAACCAAAATATATACATGAACCATCATCAACATTTGCATCTGGGTTGTAATTCCAAGAAGATGGGTCGGTGCATCCATAAATAGTTGGTATACAACTACCATCATCTACTGTAGCATCAGGGTTGTAATTAAATGCTAATTCATTAGTACAACCATATATAATTGGAATACAAGAACCATCATCTGTGTTTGCGTTTGGGTTGTAATTTAGTGATGTTGAATCAGTACATCCAAGTATGACAGGAACACATAAATCACCACAAAAAGGTATTGCTTGATATTTTTCATAAAATGGACCTTCAAATGGCTGTAGAGCTCCTAGTCCATTATTTGCAAAAGGATTAGAACCTTCATGCATTAATACTACTCCATCTGCGTTAGTTAGTTTAAATGAATTTTGCCATGTTTGAAATTCAACTTCTTGTGCTTGTTGTTGTGGAGCCGCTATTTCAAAATAATAAACTTCGACAGGTTTATCTGTGTCTAATGTTAAAGGGAATGTTTGACTGTAAGAACCTGGCCCCATTGTAAATGTCCATTGGTTTGTTCCTTGGGTTATACCAATGTATGAATTACCCCAACCATCAGCAGCGGCATCTCCAATCCACAACTCATAATCGCAAGTAGGAATTATTTCTTGCATAGTAGCATTAGGATTGTAATTATAAGCCGTAGTATCTATACATCCATATACATGTAAATTTGCACAACTACCATCATCTATTGTTGCTGTAGGGTCATACTCTTGATATGCTGGGTTTGTGCATCCTAGAACAGGTGTTATTCCACTGCACGCATTTCCAAATACAGGTCCTGAATATGCTACATAGTCAAAATCAAGATTTGGTGCAACATCAGTTAAAGTCCATAAAATATTACCATCACAGTCTGTTATAACAACATTTCCAGGAGTATTACCACCTACTAATCCATCACCATATGAATCATTTATAATGAGTTCAACTCCTTGACCATCAATACAAACTGTATAATCATATGTTTGACCTACATCTGAATAATCATATTCTCCTTGTGGCATTTGTATAGGAATTCCTCCATCAGACAACGACACTAATGTCCATGATGTTTCTCCTGGCCAATTATCTAAAGTTACCGATATTGTTATTTCATAATCTCCTGGGTCACAATTTTCTCCCCCACCGGCATTTAAACATGTACCATCATCTTGATTAGCCCATGGATTATATGATACTGAATTAGGATCAGTACAACCTGGGATGCATGGTTGTGGGGTATAAAAAATAGGAGCAGATTGGGTTCCATCAGCAAAATTAACTGTTAATTGGTGTTCTACAGACCAATTTGGTGGCATATTCGGTGTTCCTGCATATACTCCAAAATTTAAAGCATCAGGGTTAACTGGGTATGTAAATGGGCCTACTCCTTCAGCATTAGTATATTCAACAGATTGTATTTCACATTCAGTTTGCCATTCAAAAACTATAAGAGCTTGGGATCCTCCATTAATGCATTGTTGATAAGCATTAGTTGAAGTTAAACCATTTATACAAGGTTCTGGTGGGCATGATGCATTACCACATACATTAAAACAATGCGTTAATTTAAATTCTCCAGTTGGGTTAACATAGGTACCATTATCAATTAGTTCTTGTGGTACTACTACTTTCCTTATATCTCCCCCGGCTAAACCTTGAGTACTAGGATCAAAAAGACAGGTTGGGTCTGAATTTACTCCTCCTTCCCATAAAGTATAGGGTAAACCATTAGTTCCAAAAGATGTTACTTTAAATCTATAAAATACATCTATATTTTCATCTTCTGGGTGGGTTATATTAATATTTTTTCTATATATGCCATTTCCACCTATATCTTCCATTGGTATATCAACCCAATTAGCAACATTAGTTTGTATAAATACTTGAGCTTCTCCGTAATTAGGTACATTATCTATAACCTCATTTAAATCTAATCTAAAAGTAACTGGTGCTACTTCTTGTGAAAAACTAAAAAATGTAGTTAAACACAATAATAATAATAAAAACTTTTTCATATTTATTCTTCGTTATCTTTTTTAGAAAATATTTTTTCAATTCCTGCTATCCCAAAACATCCTAAAGTAATTACTAGAAAAGAATTATAAATAAATTCTTGAACTACTAAATCTTTACCTAAATATCCTGTTATTAAATCAGCAAGAGCAAATAATACCATTACTGCAAATGATAAAAATCCTATTACGTTTTTTTCATTTACATCATTATTGTCTTTAAACATGTCTTTAAAAGCCATAATTCTACTTTTTATATATTTGTAAATTTTCATAAAAAACTATTTAAAATAAAACGTGTGTTGAGTATAAATATAAAAAAGGTATACAAATGTACACCTTTTGAATAAAAATATTTAAGTTTATTAGGATTTTTTAGGTCTGCCTCTTCTTTTTTTACCTTTTACTGCTCCTGCTACATCTTTTGTTTGGTCTACAACATTACCAAGAGCCTTTTTTACATCTTTTAATTCTTCTTTTACAACTTTTGCTCGATCAGATATTTCTTCTGCAACTTCTATAACTTTTTCGTCAATAGTTGTTTTACTAAATACCCATACAAAGAAACTTTTAATTTTTCTTCCAACCCATTTAAAAGCTTTTTTAATATATGATAAAACTATTAATAAAGCAATTTTTACATTTTCCATACTTATTATTTTTAATTATACATATATCACCCATCACAACTTATACAATCTACTGTACGGGAACCTAGATCTCCTTTAATTACTGAGTCTGTTCTTAAGTAATAAAGAGTTTTTACTCCTAGTTTCCATGCTTCTATATGAACTTGGTTTATCCACCTTGGTGAATCAGTAGGTGAAAAACATAAATTAAGAGATTGAGTTTGGTCTATATATTTTTGTCTAATAGCGGCTTGTTGAACTAAACCTAATTGATTAATTTCTGCAAAAGTTAAAAATACTTCTTTATCATCTTCACTTAATACCTCACTTGGTAAATTTTGAACAGATCCATCATCAGCTAAAATTTGGTCCCATACTTTATCTGTATCATATCCTTTTTCTTTTAGAATATTCTGTAGATCTGGGTTTTTAACAATAAATGTACCTTTAGCTCCGTTAAATGTGTACATATTAGCAGGGTAAGGTTCAATACCAGCTGAACAATTACTAATTCTAGAATTTGAAACGGTAGGGGCAATTGCAAGTAAATGAGTGTTTCTCATACCTGTTCCTCTACACCATAAAGGTTCACCATATTCTTGGGCTAATTGTCTACTTGCTGCTTCTGCTTTAAGTTTTATATTACTAAAAATGGTATGTGTCCAAGCTGTGGAAGCAATAGAGTTAAATGGTAAATTTTTCTTTTGTAAAAATGTATGCCAACCCATTACTCCTAATCCTAATGCTCTACCTTTTGAAGCATGCCTATGAGTACGTTTCATAGATTCTTGACCACTAGTTTTATCTATAAATTCTTGCATTACACCATCTAAGAAATAAATAGCAGTTTCAACTACATCTGTGTCTTTCCATTCATCATACTTTGCTAAATTTAATGAAGATAAACAACATATAAATGAATGTTCTTCATCTGTATGTAGTGTTATTTCAGAGCAAATATTAGTCATAGACACATTTAGGTTATTCATTAAATATGCCATAGGGTTATCTTTATTAACATTATCTTCAAACATAATATATGGTTCACCTGTTTCAACTCGTGATTTTAAAATTTCTAACCATAAATCCATTGCTTCTTGATCTCGATCATTTAATCGTCTCATAAAAGCATCATCGACAATTATACATTGATGTAAATTTAAACATTGTCTATTTGGGTCACCTTTAGGTCTACGAATTTGCAAAAATTCTTTTATGTCTGGGTGGTTGATGTTTAGATTAACAGATGCTGCTCCTCTTCTTACAGATCCTTGATTGGTTGCTATAATAGTTGAATCATAAATTTTAGCCCAAGGCACTACACCTTCACTTTTACCATTTCCCCTAATAGGTTCTCCTCTTCCTCTAATTTTAGATAAAGAAATACCAACTCCACCACCATAAGAAGTTAATCTCATTAATTCAGCATTTGTTAAACCAATACCTCTAATTGAGTCAGGTGTATCAATTCCAAAACATGAAATAGGTAAACCTCTATCAGTTCCTGTATTAGATAGTACAGGTGAAGCTAAACCAATCCACCCATTCCAAATATACTTAAAAAATTTATTTGCTAAATCAGGTCTATTTAATCTATCTGCTACTGCATTAGCTACTCTTCTATATGCTTTTTTAGGTGTTTCACCTGGAAGGAGATATCCTTTTGAAATTGTTGATAAAGCTACTTCATCTAAAAACTCAGGGTAATCTTTACCTCTTTCCCATTGTGTGTAATCTGCAATTAAATTGTTATCCATAACTTTTAAAATATTGAAGTGGAATCCCACTCTAAATGTCCTTTACTATAATTTGTTACTCTATTTGCAAAAAAGTCTGTGTGTTGTTTTCCAGCACTTAATGAATCAAACCATTTCATATTTTTAACTGCTGTCATATCAACATCTAAAATGATAGGGTTATATCCTAAATCTGCTAATTTTGTATTTACTCTATTTTTAATAAAGTTTTGTAGGTCATATTTTGAACACCCTTCAAGATCACCTAATTCATAAACTTTCTCTATAAAATCTAATTCAAGTTGAAGAGAAAGTAAAGCTGCTTCATTAATAGATGCTTCTAATTCAGGTGTTTTTAAATGTGGGTTTTCTTCTAATAATGTTCTAAATAACCAACATCCAGCTTCTGAGTGCATTGATTCATCTCTAATACTCCATTCTACAATTTGCCCTACTCCTTTTAATTTATTTCTCATTTTAAATGAAAGTAAAACAGCAAATGAAGAAAATAAATTTACACCTTCTGTAAATGCTGAAAATATAGCTAATGATTTGGCTCTTTCATGCCAATCTACTTCACCATCAAAACTATCTCTAACATTCATTAATGTTTCTATTTTAGCCATTGTAGTTTCATCTTCTAAAAACTCACTAAAATCATCTAAACCTAATTCTTCATTTAATAATGAATAAGCTTCTGCATGTATTGTTTCCATAGCCCCAAAAGTAGTAGCCATTGCTATAACTTCGGGTTTCCTAAACCATTTTGTTACTAACCCTGTCCAATAATCATTTACAACAGTTTCTGTTTGTGCAAATCCTTTTAAAATAGAACCTATTATATTTTTTTCTGTTTCGTTTAGGTTTTGTTTCCAATCATTAATATCTGACATCATTGGGACTTCTGTGTGTAACCAATGTGCTTGTTGTTGTTTCATCCAATAGTCAAAAGCTTGAGGATATTCAAAAGGTTTATAGACTATTCTTTCTTCTAATAGGTTTGTTTTTTTTGGCATTTTAATAAAAATTTAGGGTTATGAATTTAATTCAAAAAACTTCTTTTTTAACATTTTACGATCTAAATTGTCAAAATTTTCATTGTTTGGAGAACTAGGGGTAACAGTATCAGCTTCATCATCATATACATCACCAATTTCTATTTTACCAATAGTTGTATCAACATTAACTTGGTAAGTAAGGCCATCCATCCCATATCGATTTTTCATAATGTGAAATCTTCCTGTTCCGTTTACTTTATCTTCTTTTTTTCTTGATAAGGATATAGACAAATCTGTGATCATCATTTTATCGTAACTACCAGCTGCTTTATCTCCTTCTATAACATTATCTTTAGCGCCTGCACGATTTACTTGAGAAACTGACCATATTGGTATGTTAAGTTGTCTTGCTAATCCTTTAGTACTAGTATAAATATCATCTATTTCTCCCTTACGGTCAACAGTTTTCTTTTTTGTTGAAAGAAGATCAATATAATCAATAATAATTAAATCAGGTTTTATTCCTAAATCTGTAACCTTTTTAATATGGGCTTCTATTGTAGACATAGTAGTTTTACCCATAGGATATTCTTTGATTATTAATTCACCTGGAAGTTCAGGTATTATTTCTTCTACTTTGGTTTTATGTTTTTCTAAATTATCTACAGGAACATTAGTAAAAAAAGCATCATATCGTCTACCTGTGTATGATTCACTTAGTTCTAAAGTATAATGGATTACATTATAACCCATTTTTACAGCAAACCCACCTAAAGCAACTAGTGTCCAAGATTTACCTCCACCAGGATTTCCAAATATTAACCCTAAATCACCATTACCTAAACCACCTTGTATTAATTGGTTTATAGGTTCCCAAGGTGTTGGTACAGTTGTTCTATGATCTTCCCTATATCTAGATTCTACATCTTTTCTATATTCATGTCCTATATTCTTATCTTGGCCTGCTTTCATAGCAGCTTCAATCATATATTTTATAGAATCATAATCACCTGCTTTAAGTAAATCTACACTATTTAATAATGCTTTTTTAAGTTGTTGATTTTTACAAAATGCAGAAAATTCTTCTTGAACATAAGTTAAATCATCTATATCTGCTTTATATGCTTCACGAAGTTGTTCTCTAATTGAAACTTGAAGTACTTCATTTTCTACTTTTTTCATTTCAACTTTTAAAATATCCATTGAAATAGTAGTATGATATTTTTCGTAGTAATCTAATATTTCATTTATAACCCATTTATGTGCAGGGTTAGTAAAATACTCACTATCTAAAACATCATTTATGTTTTGTAAAAAATTCTTATGTGTTAGTAATGAAGAAATAACCTTCATTTGAAAGATTGAGCCGTATTCGTCAATTGATTTTAACGTCATTTTTTATAACTTTTATTTAAATATAACAATAATTTATTTGTTTTCCAATAAATTTTCAAAATTATCTTTAAGCCAAATGTCAACATTTCTTATAATACCTCCAAGTTGATCTTGTTTGTACATTTCAATAAATTGAGATGGTAAATAATTAAGAGATTCATCTTTTACAAATTTATCTATAAACATTTTATCTTTATCATCTATCATTGGGTTTGATAAATCCATAACTTTATGTTTATTTTCTAATAATTCTACATCATGTAAAACACGAGCATATATTACATGATCTTTTAATTTATTTTCACATAAATCTAATAAATCATCTAGCTCCATATTTTTTCCTGTTAATTCAGGAAATAGTTTATATAATTTTTTAAGGCCTAAACCTTTAATACCTGGGATTCCATCTGAGTTATCACCCATTAGTAGTTTATATAAGAGAAAATTGTTAGGGGTAACATTAAATTTATCTTTTACTGTTTGTTCAGTATAAAATTCTTTTTCTATAGGTCTATAAACAATAACTTGTTCTGATACTAATTGAAGATAGTCTTTATCACTTGATACTATAAAAGTTCTATCATTAGGGTTATTTGGTAGGGTTTTGCTTAGGTATGCAATTATATCATCAGCTTCTACTTTATCAATTGATATAGTTTTTACAGGTAGTGTTTTTAGATATTGAATAATTCTAACAATTTGATCAATTTTAGAATCATCTTCTTCTTCTAAACTTTCAAATACTTCCCAATTAGTAATTCGAGAAGTATTTCGATTCGCTTTATATTCAGGTATTAAATTTTTTCTATTATTAGAAGAACCTTTTCCATCAAATATAACAAATACTTTAGTTGGTTGAATTTGACGAATTAAAAACCCTAATGAGCGGAAAAACCCTCCTAAACCACCTACATGAGCTCCTTTAGGGTTAACAGCATTTATAGCACTAAAACTTCTAAAAAATAAATTAAGTCCATCAATTAATATATAACGTTCAAATTGAGGTAATTCTTTTTCTGTTTCTTGTATATTATCTAAAAGATTTAAAAGATCTTTTTTCATATTTCAGGTTCAGTAATAAAAGATTCAACCTGTGAAGTATCAGAATTTTCTTCGATTATATTAAAATCTCCTCCTCCTAATACTTTTTTCCATTCTTCTTTTTGTGAATCTTTATAATCTTTTAGATCTTTATCATTATCTAAAATAAACCCATGAGGTGTCATAACAATTTTTCCTCTAGATTGTATACCATTAATATGATTTTTATCAATTTGTAAATTTGTCCGTTTAGCAAATTCTACTTGTTTACCATCTTTAATAGCTTTTAATTTAGACGTACCAGAATCTGCAATGTTTCCAAATGTTACTACAAAAGTTGCATCAAACCACATTGCAAAACCACCTTTATTCATTAATTTAGGCTGTCCCATAGGTACAGCAGGTTTAGCCGCCCAAACTTTATTAACACAAACTAAAGTATTCGTATATTTTGAACTTTCTTTACGGGATAATGTAATACGTTGATTAACATTATTCCCAAATTGGGTTGACATAGCACCTGCATTCCATTCGTTATTATTTTTATTTGATTTAACAGACATTTCACAAGGTACTGAACCAATTGAATCCCATAAAAACATTAAATCATAAGGTAAATTACCTTTTTTCTGTTCATCCATTAAATCTAAAACAAATGCTGCAACATCTTCTATAGTATTAATAGTTTCTCTATCAACATAAAGAAATTGACCTTCATAATCAATTAACTCACCTGTTTCTTTATCAAATACTTCATTAACTTCAAAACCCATCATTTTAGCATGCTCCCAAGACCATTTCATTTCTGTAATGATAAAAACAGGTAGTATACCACGTTTTTGGGCAGCAACTGCTGCCTCAAGTAACGCGGTAGTTTTTCCTGTATCTGAGTGGCCTCTAAGTAAAACAATATGACCTAAAGGTATTCCTGGTACTGATGTTACTTCTTGGAATGCTGGGGAGAGTGGAACCCAATCTTGGGCTTTAAATTTAACATTAGATGCTAAACCTTTTTTATTTTTAAAACTATTTAAATTAAAATCTGATTTTAATTCATTATCTACTGCTTCTGACAGTGATTTTCTATTTCTTGGCATATAACTTTATTTAAAATGGTAAACCGTCTTCTTTATCAAACATTTCATCAAACTTATCTACTTTAGTTTGTTTCTTTTTAGTAGAAAGGCTATAATTTGAATCAGTTTTTTCATCATCAAATTCTACAGCAGGTTCAGAAGAAATTTCTCCTTCTTCATCTTCCTCAGGTGATAACCATTCTTGAAGAGCACCTTTAAGAGTATCAAACGGAAGTGGTTTAAATGTTTCTTTAGGGTTTTGTTGATCTTCTAACCATGCTTCAACTTGTGCTTTATCAGATGATAAAGGTGTTTGTTTCATAGAAGGTGAAATAGAAGTACTATTGTATTTAGTACCATTTTGATCAGGGCTAGTAGTAACTAATTTAATATCTCTACCATTTACAATATCTGTAAAATCACCAACTTCTTCATCAGCAGCTAAATTTAAAAATTCTGTGTAAACTAATTTACCAAATTCCCACATTTGAACTCCTTCTGCTTCTTGCCCTCTAACAATTACAGGAACAAAGATACGAGTTTTAGGGTCTAGTTTTTTAGCTAGCTTCCAATTTTCTTTATCATTAGTACCTCTAAGTTGTTTTGCAAATTCTGCAATTGGGTCTTTTTCACCCCAATTTAATGGAGAAGCAAGAGTTCTAAATTTACCAATATTATAGTAAAATTGCATTTCTGTAAAAGGGTAGTCTTTATTGTACTTAAAAGGTACAACTCTTACTGTTTGTTTACCTACTGAAGGTTTAAATTTGTTTAGCGGAATATAATCGCTTTTGTTACCTCCATTATTATTAGAGGATTTTTGTAGTGTGTCAAGCTTTTTCTTGATTGCATCTAGATTCATAATATAACTTTATTTTAAAATTTATAACTGTAAATATATTAACCTTTATTTAAATAACCAAATTATAATTCAATAATCTTATGAATTTTTGTATTTAGTTGTTTAATTTCATTATGTTGAGTAAGTAGAATACAATTTTTATAATGTTGCCAACTAATTGGAAACTTTGTATCTACTACTCCCCCATTTAATTTTTTTATTAACTCATTAAGAGCATTTATTGTATATAAAGTGTTTGATTCTTTTTTTCTATGTACAAGAATAGTATTTTCAGGTATATCATTAACATTACCTTGATCAACGTTATATGTAACTGTATACTCTTCGTTACTTTGTACTTTTAAAACAAACATTTTATTATACATTATAACGTATTTGCTAGATAGTTGTTCAATAAGATTATCTAAATCTTCTAAAGTAGTAAAAGTACAAAACAATCTATTATTCATCAACGTAAGGTCTACAGCACTATTAAAGTCATATATGTTATACGTATTGGGTGATTCTTTTAAAGTATTAAGCATAAGTTTATTTTGTAAAGCTATAATCTTTACCTATTTTTGTTTTAATTTGTAATTTTCTTTGTTTAAATATTTCTTTAATTTGTTCTAAAATTTCTGTTTCGGTTTCATCATAATCTAATAAAAACGAATCATAAACATATAGTACAAGTTTTGTATTTTTTCCTCGTAAAAGTTTAAATATGTCCCATAATATAAGAACATTAGTTGAGGTTTCCAAATTTTGTAATAGATAATTTAAAAGTTTTTGTGGATTCATATTATCCAGTTTATCTTTCTCAAATCTATATTTAGATGTTGGGCACTCAATATACCCTTTTATTTGAAACTCTTCCCATAACTCATTTGTATATACTTTTACTTTTTTAAAGTACGGAAGATGTTCATATTTTTCCCAAATCCCTCCATAGATTTGCTTAAACGTAATTTCTTTGGCTTTTTTGTAGTCAACTCCATACATTTCAGCAAAAGACTCATGAATATCCATAGTATAAAAGTTATAATCACAGAGACTAGCCAAAAGGGTAGGATGGTAAGCACTAATATCCATTTCGATAAATAAATCATTGCGCGGTTTAAAACATTTTCTTTCTCCATTTTCTTTATTTAATGCCGAGTAATTTACACCTCCATATCTATTAGAGGGTCTCGTAGTTGTTGTGTTAAAATTATATTGTGTGTATACATAACCATCGTTGGTGTCTTTATCAAAATAATGTTGATATAGCGTGTTATCTGCTTTGATTCCCGCTTGTTCTATCATATTAAACACAATTGATGCTCTATTATTGTAAAATAAATTTGGTTCCCCTATATTAAACTCATTATAGTTTTGTTCACATACCTCATAGTGTTTAACTATTGGTATTAACGGGTTAGTATGCACACGTCCACCACTATTTTGGTTAATATGGTTGTGGGCAGGTGTTAATTCTGGTATATACGTAGTAGGGGATGGGGTTGGTTGTAGTAAGTTGCTAAGTGGTATTTCTTTTATGTAATGTAGGAATTCTTTTTTATCTCTTATATAGATTTTTTTTATGCTGTTTAGTACTTTTATTCCCTCTTCTATATCAAAATTTATTGTTTCACTATGGTTTATTGGGATAATATACCCTTTTGTATCAGTTATTGGTCTAATGTAAATAGCACATATACTATTTTCTACAGGGTGTAGAAATGGTGATGTTGGGATTACTTCAACATATGCTTCTTTGTGTTTTATTTGACAAAGATGATCTATCTTAGTTTGATTTTCTATAAGCCAATACATAAGATTAAGATACTAAGGTTTCTTTAATCTTCCAAGAAATATTGTAAAAATTTACCTTTAAAGTATTTTGAAAATCCTATATAGTTTAGTTGGGATTCAATTTTAGAAACTGAGGATTGGTTTCTAATATAAGTTTTATTTCTATCTCCTTTTATTTTCCAAGAAAAAGAAAAACTTGTATATAAATCCCAAGCTATACTATCATCCTTATTTGTAAGTTTATCATGAGAAGCTTTAGATATTTCAATATATTTACGTTCATTATTCTTTTTACAAAAATATCTAGTAAATATACCTTTTTCTTTTTCTTGTTCTGTTGGGTAGGTAGGACTAAATTGGGGTATAACTCTTGTTTTAATATCAACAGTATTACTATATACAGAAGAGTTAGAATCATATTTAGCATATTTTTTAAAATCTTCAGGAGATAAAATAGCAGCTTGTTTTGTAACAGGTGCAATTGTTTTTTCGGGGTTAGTTTTATTAGATAAAGTAGGAGAATTTGAATCTGTTGCGGTATTATATCTAGAATTAAAAGGTAATAATTTAATTGAAGACTTATTTGGGTTTTTACCAGTAAATACTTTTCCTGTTGAGGTTTTAAAATAAGAACCTTTATAATTTTCTAAAGTAGTAGATAAAATATACTCATTACCATTAGTAATAAATCCAGTTTTTATTTGTGATTTAGGGTAATACATTTTATTAGTTATAAGTATTTACAATATTATCTTTTACTTTGAATACATTTATTTGGTATTCGTCTCCTTCAAGATAGGTTTTTGATTTATATACAAATGCAGTTCCATAATTATTTTTCTTATCTGTAGTCCATCCTGTTCCGCTATTATTTTTAGAGTATTTTCCTGTATAGACTTGGATATGGTAAGCAGCACTACCATTTCTTTTTACTTTAGTACCATTACCTGCTTCCCATTGTGTAACATCTGTTACATATTTATTATAACCATTTACTTCATTTGGATCACTACTGTTAGGATTTGGGAGTAAATAATATTGAACTACATCTCCATATTCCCAATTAGAGTTATTAAAGAAATCTACCATTTTAGTTGCAAGATCAGGACCTTTTATTATACCACTATTTTGTAATACATATTTTCCTGTGGATTCTATTTTGTCTTTATAATTTGGATTATTAGCATCACCCCATCCACCAGTTACATTATTACAATCACCATTATTAATTTTACTTACTATAGATTTAGCAATCATAGTAGAATATTTAGCACAGAAAGCTATTGTAGGTACTGGGTTATTGTTAAAAACACATTCTGTTGCTTCAACTACTAAATCAGCCCAACTTGAATCATCTTTAACTGTGTTTTTTTGTTGGCTACTAATAGTTTCAGTATTATATGTTACAGCAGTTGATCTAAAAGTATCTAAAGTTACAATTTCTTTATAATCTTCAAATTTAGGAAGCATAATTAATTTTAAATTAGTTTCCCAATCGTTATCTCTTAAAACATGATCTACTCCAGTAATAATAAATTCGGTAGTTACAGCATACCCATCAGGTAAAAAATCAGTATCAACTTTTAATTTTTGATATATTTTAAAACCTGAAATTCCATCTAGGGTTATATTTAGTTTAAAAGGTATAAATCCTGTTCCACCACCAACAAATTTATTAGGTTCTTTAGCAGCTCTATTACCAAATAAAAATTTATAATATTCAGTAGCTATAGAAACATTCTCACTTGCTTTAGAAACATCAAATTCTCTTTTATTACCATTAGGTATTATAGCTAAACTATTATAGTTATTGTTATTAATATCTAAAGACATCATTTGTTGATAAGTTTGTATAACTTCTTCTTTAAATGTTTCAATACTTCCTTCTTCAGAAATACTACCTGATTTAGGTTTTTCAGGGGGTAAAAAATTAGCTTTAAATCTATCTATAAGTCCCTTATTCCATGTAGCAAAAGAAGTTGCTTCAATACCTTTAGCATAACCTGCTGCAGTTGCTCCAACTGCTATCATAGTAGCATATTCAGGAGTAATAGCAGTTTTTAAATCTATTTTTCGTGAAAAAGTAGATTCTACACCAAAAATATTATTTTCTGAGGTGTATCCTAATACTTGTAGAATATAATCTGAGGTTTGGTTATCAGAGGAATCTAATTTTTTAGAATCATATTTAGGTGAGGAATCTATAACATATAAAATATTATCTATTTCATCTATAACAGGTTCAAGGTTATTTACACCCCCTAAGGCTTTATTTAAACCTATACATATATTATTAACAAAATCATATGTTGACATATTTCCTCTTTCATCTGTAGAGGATAACATACAGTTCCCTACAAAATCAAATTCTAAATATATGTTCATAGTATCAGCTACATTTTTATCTTTTCCTTTAGCTACTGGTGATGTGTAATTTATATCAGGGTCAAATAATTCTAAATTAGTTTTTACTGATTCAAAATATTTATCTGGGTTAGAGATGTTTTTATGGTCCCAAGGGTAAGTTTCAGAAAATAAACTGTAGTTTTCCTCTTTATCGTCTTTAAAATATTTTACACTATCATTTCTTACAAAGCATTTATTTAAATCAAAAGACATTTGATTAGGCATACATAACATATCAGAAATTCCTTGTTGATAAGATATATCAAATATAGGAGGATTATCTTTATAATCAGATTTTTTAGTGTCTATTTTTATTAATGTTTTATCTCTTACAAGTTGTAAAAGAAACCCAAATCTTATATAATATTTTCTAGGACTAGTATTAAATACTACTACTCCTTTTTCATCAAAAGGTTCTATAAATTTTAAAGGATTTTCTGCTTCTCCAGTACTTAAAGTGGTTATTTCTTGTTCAAATGATAAGTCCCAATAAAAGGGCTTTTTATCTGATTTTGCTTTTTCTTGGGTTTCTCCTACAAACCTATGAAAAAATTCATATCCATCTTTTACTATGTTACCTTCTGTATCGTATTCGGGTTTTGGGTAACTATCTAAAATATTTCCTTGGTTACTTTTATAAGTTTCAAAATCATCGTTATATTTATCTTTAAAAGCAGGATCATTAAAAGTTGCACTAGAATAAGCAGGTCCCCTACCTGGTGTAAACTCAAAAGGTGTTTTTTCTATAATAGGTAACTCTGTAAATCTTTCCCCTCTAGATTCTCCTCCATATCCTTTTTCTAAACCATCAAATATAACTTTTTCTCTTTCTATTTGAAAACCGTTACTATCTATATTAATTGTAGAACCTGATAGGCCCCAGACTATATAAGGGTGTTGGTAATGGTAGTTAACTTTAGGGTCTCTAAGATCATTAGATTCAGATGGGTAAGAAGCTGTAGTTTCACTTTTATAGCGCTTTAATCTTGGGGATGAATTAGTTGTTAAAGTAGAGTTTTGAATAGGATAAGTAAAATATCTATTTTCATCTATAATATTAAAATCTCCTAAATTATCTTTTTGTATTGTAAAATCTTGAGGGTATTCTATTACATCAAAATCATTTTTTACGTTTACTAATAAGTTATCTCTTTTACCTTGTTTAAATTTTTCACTATCTACTGCTATATAAGTCTTTTTTTCCTCTTTACTTAAAAGACTTTTTAATGAATAATATTCAATATCTTCTCTATCTAAATTAGGAAAATTAGCAGGATAAAATATTTTACCTATATCATTAACATTATAATTAGAATTACTAATATCAGTATAAGATTTTAACCCTATATACCCAGGAGAAGGGAGTTCCCAATTTAAAAATTCAAAATTAGTTACTCTTTTTTTCCATTTAACTCTTATATCAATTACTCTTTTATTTATTATAGGATCTGTTAATCTAAAATCAGCTTTTTGTTTTGGATTAAATTGGATAGGAAATATATCTTTATTTTTTACATTATCGTCTTTAATTATTGTATCTCCGCTTACTCTAATAGTTCTATCAAGTTTAATCTTTATATCAATTATATTACCCTTTACATCCCTAAATTTTGTTAATGATCTTATTTTTTCTTTAACTTTTTCTAAATCTAATGTTAGTTCTTTACCTACACCATTAAACTTATCATAACTTTCAAATAAATCACTATTCCAATCCCCACATGGTTCTTCTCTAACATCCTCTACATAGATAAATTTATTTTTGTTATTAGGTTGGTTAGGTTCTGTTCTATTAAGTTCATAAATAGTATTTTTATTTTTAAGAAGTGATTCTACATTGTCTCTTCTAATTTTTTTAAATAATGAGTTAGGAGAGCCTAAATTGCTTTTATTAAGTACTGTTTCTTTAAAGTTATCTTCAAATTCAGGAATAAAAAACTTTTGAGTATGATTTGGTACTGAGGGGTTGCAGATATCATTTTTTAATGTGCTTGATTCTTCTAATTCAAACCCATAAGCTCTTATTTCAAATTCTTTATCTGCAATTTCTTCAGTCCCTGCATTTACTATCCAACGAAGTAAGTTTCCACCATTATAGGGGATAGCTTGTGCAGGTGCCCACCCATCATTAGGTTCTCTAACTATTAGTTTATTTCCTAATTTTTCAACAGTATTCCAAGGTACAGTTTTAAAAGCATCAACATCTGCTGTTGCTAATTCTTTAAATCTTTTATCTAATTCACTTGAATTAGGAGTTATTTTATAATATTTAAGCTCATCACTTGTTACTTCTTTACTATTAAGGGTTCTTTTAAGTCTAGCTATTGTTTTATAATAAAATTCTTTTTTACCTGTAATGATTGTTTCAGGGCCAGGTTCTATAAAATCTCCTATTTTTTTAGGAGTATTTTTATTTATAGTAACTGTAGGGGTTAAGTATTTGCCATTTTCTAAGTTAGATACTATTTTAAAAGTTTGTAATAAAGTAAAGATAATGTTACTTGATCTATTATCATTTACAGAAGTTCCTTCTTGTGATGCTATACTATTTTGATCAATAAAAGTATATGTACTTGAAGGGGCTGTTATATTGGTTTTTAAAGATTCAATGATATCTCCATAACTTAATACAGTTAATGTTATATCATAAGAACCATCACTATTAAATTTCCAATCAAAGTTAGATACTTTACCCAACATTCCATCATAATTTCCTTGATATTGGACTCTATATTCTTCAACTTTTCTTAAAATATCATCATAGGCTTTGTTTTGCCAACCTTCATTAAAAAATAATTCTTTATTTTCTAAAATAGTATCTTGTACTTTTTCTAGTCTTCCTTCTTCATTAGTTAAAAAATTACTATTTCCCCATTCTAATAATACAGTATAACCTAATCTTAAATAAAGTGCATCTAAAATATTTAACTGATTTCTGTTTTGGGCTTTAATTTTTATAATAGCTTTCTTTAAAGAACCTCTATTTAAAGCTTTTATTGTTAAATCTTTTATTCCAGGCATAGGTACTATCCCAAAATCTTGTTCAGGTTCATAAGTACCTATAAAATCATTTTGCTGGTTTAATTTGTAATTATCACCATTATTTGTTAAATTAGAAACTCCACCAAATAAAATATGGTTTTTAGCGAGACCCATCCCTCTAAAAGCTTCTAACCCAGTACCTGCAAAAATACCTAAATCTTGTAGTTTTTTATCTGTGACTGCTACTCCTGATGCAAGTTTAACCCAAGAATTAGTAGAATTTAATTGAACTAATTGTTCTGTTGTTCTAGATGAAAGTACTCCACTACCATGAGTTTTTTGTCTTCTTTTAATTTGATTAGAGACGTAAGATTGAAGTTCTTCTCCTACTACATTTTTTTTAAGAATTTTTTTAGGCATAACTTATTTAAAATTTAGTATATATTTAAATTTTTAAAATCAGCTAATATAGTTGGAATCCTACTAGGTGATGGAATCCGAATTTGAGAACCTACTGTTGGATATAATGAATCCGTAGATTGAGAAGAATTAGCTTTAGAAATAATCCACCATAAAGATGTATCACTATAATAATTTAAAGCTAAAACATCATACCTATCTCCTAAAGAAGTAAGAACATATATATCATTAGATGAAGGTAAAATAGAAGGGTATTTTATATTAGAATATCTTCTTTTTATTTCATCTGTAGCAGGTAATATTCTGGCTGTAGAGTATCTATTCATAAAATTATATTAAGCAAATTCATCATTAATAAAACTACCAGGGGATTGAAAATTATTAAGATTTAAATCTGAATTGTCTTCTGTTCCCCAACTTCCTTTAGTGCCATCAGTAGAGTTTTTTAAAGATATAAATCTTTGTTTACCATACCTAGGTTCTTTTATTTTTAAGTTGTCTCCTGTAAAATCTGTAGGATTTTTTAGCTCAGTTAATTTCATTATTTCAGGCCTAAATTCATGGATTGGTACGAAGTTCATTTTAACTTTTAAATGGTGAGGCAATTGTCTTAAATCAGATAAGGGTTCACCATCTAATCCTAAGTTAACTTCCCAAGGAGAATTATCTGGGATGGTTACACTAATATTATCTATAAAGCCAGGTTGTTCATGTAAATAATCTCCTACTGTTATTTTAGATAAATTACCTCTCATATAGCCATTTTCTGAGTAGCTAGGGGCTAAAGAGGAAGCAAGGAAATTTAATTTTTTATACATAGGTAATAATTCTTCTTTAGAAGAAGCAGCTAACATAAATGATAAATTAATTTTTCTTTTAAATCCACTATACCTGTAAAACTCTTCTGCTCTACCCATATAATCAATTCCTTTCCATTTAGCATCAAAAGAATCACTAAAATTTTCTATATAAGCTCTAAAATGTAAATAATAGTTTTTTAAAGTTGATTCTTGGATAGAATTATTATTAATAATAGCTATCCTAAAATCGCATAAATCTTTAAAAATAGGATTATTTGAAGCTTGCTCAGATTCATATATTGGAGAAGCATTTATTTTATCTAATGGACCAAGAGGTTCAGTTCCTTTAAATATCTTTTTTCCTTGGGTATAATCAGATACATTACCTCTAGTCCCTCCACTTCTAAAATTAATTCTTTTTTCAATATTTCCATTTCCTTGATAATTAGGTGATGCACTAAGATAATCAGTTTTTTCATTTTTGTTAGGACCTAAAATCTTTTTTCTAAAATCAGGTTGAATACCATAATCATCTTTTTTAAGTTTTTTATTTAAAAATCCTTGTTTTTTAACAGATGTACCAGATAAACTTATACCAATTTGAGTTAAAGTAGATAAAGGAGTATATATAGTTTTATCACCAAATAATTGAGACAGTAAATTTTGTTTTAAAATAAAAGATAAACCTGATATTCCTCCTCTTTGAAATCCTTCTAATGAGATTGTAGTGCTAAGATCAGAATTTTGTTGAGCAGAAATAGGAAAAAAATATTTAACAAATCTTTCTATATCATCTGCTGTTCTTACAGTACCAAATTGATTTCCTCGAGTTATAAAATCAGGGCCCCATGATTTAGAATTATATCTTATTCTATCTAAAGGATTAGAATAACTGTTACCTATTACATTTGGTAATTTTACTACTTTATTAGGGGCTTTATATTTAGGTTTATTACTACTATCTATGCTTCTTTGACCAAATGTATCAGGTGTAGATACAGCATTAGGATTAGGAAATACTGTTTGAGAATAATAAGTAAATCCTTCAGGGGGGTTTGTTAATATTTCAAATAATCCCATTTAGTCTATTTTAAAGTTTTGGTCTTGGTATCTATTTCCTTTTATATAATTGTACTTAGGTTTATTTTTAATGTCTGACCCTTCAGGATCTGTAAGTTCTAAATTTGAAGGGTTAGGGAGGTAAGCTGTGTTATTATTAGATGAAACCCAATCTTGAAAAAAGGTATTATAGTTACTCATTGCTGTGCCTATAGTAGAATAACCTAATTTATTTTTTTTAGCATTAGGGTTAAAATGTAAAGTTGAATCTTTAGTTGCTAATGGACTAATTGGAGGAGTAAAATCTTCAGGGTAAACTTGGGGAGTACCATTTACAGCATTATAAGTGTATAAAGAGCCTGTACTTATTAAAGTATTTAAAATGTCTCCCATTAGAGTTTATATTAAAAATTAGCTCCTTCAGGCGCATTATCTTCATATTTACCATTAGGTCCAAATCCACCATTTAAATCTAAAGTACTAGCATTAGGTAAATCAGATATAGTATTTCCATCTTTATATTCAGCAGAAGCATTAGTAACTGTAGAGCTACCTCCTCCTGGGTTTTCCATGCTAGGATTAGCTCCTGTAAGAGAGTATCCTACTTCACCATTATTAGTAGCATGTAAAGCTGAATTTTTGGTTGCTAATACATTAGTTGAAGGGGTAAAATCTTCATTGTAAGGTTGAGCTACAGCTCCATCAGCAGGGTATGTAAATTTTGACCCATCAGTAGTTAATTTTTCTTTAAGTCCCATGTTTTTTAGTTATTATTTTATTATAAATATTATATTTTATGATATTTTAAAACTATCTTTAGCAGAAACTAAAGCATCTTCATTAGGAAAATTACCTTTTATGTTTATTAAAGGTTCTCCATCAATATTAGTTGTTATATCTACAGGTCTACTAGCTAGATTTTCTATGTTTCTATTCATTTTCATTATTTCTTCAAGTAAACGTGGATCACTACCACCACCTAAACTAATAGAACCTTCAGGAGAAGATATTACATCATTTCCTTTAGTTAAATTAGTACCTGCTACAATAGTATCTTTATTATTAAATGCTATTCCCCCTTGTGGAGTTAAAAGTACTCTACTGCCATATCCCGGGCCTATAACACCATCATCCATTGCTGAAAAAACAGCCATAGCTGATGCAACTGCAGCAATACCACCTAATATAACAGGTAATAGAAGACCAGCTGATCCTGCTACAGCTGCTGTAGATTTTGCTCCTGCTTCAACTACTGCTCCAGATGTTAAAGTTGATTGTTTTATAATATTTTGTGATATAGTATTTCCTTTTGCTCTTTCTGCCTGTAAAGTTGCTGCTGTAACAAGGCTTTCTTCAGTTTTTTCTAATGATAATAATCCTTGTAATCTAGTTTGTTCTGCTATTAATAAATTTTGTCTATTTAAGGATTGTTCTATTGCTTGATTTTGTTTATATTGAATAACCCCTTTAGTAATAGCATTTGCTATTTGAAATATAAATTTTCCTGCTATAAGACCTGCAGCTACTGATATGGCGGTTTTTATTAGGTCAAAAGTACTTAATATTTTTTCCATAAATCCCCCAGCATCACTAAGTGCAGTTTTCATAAGCTCTAATCCTGCAAATATTCCAGGGAGTTGAGTGTCTATGAATTTTTGGAGTATAGCATCAAATGTATCAAGTAAACCTACTTGTTGGTTTTGTAGTTCTAATTGTTCTTGTGCTATTGCTGTTTGACTTCCAAGTAAATTTACTTTCTGTTGTTCAATATTAACAGTCTCTTTTGAAGCTTCTTGTGCTGCTTCAGAATCAAAAACCATTTGAGCCATACTTTCAACACTCATTCCTAAAAAGTCAGCTAAAGCTTGAGATTGAATAGCATTTCTTTCAAATTCTTCTCTAGAACTACCAACAGTATTTCTAATTTCTTCAGCTAATGCTTTATAATCCTTATTAAATGCAAGAGTTCTCATGTACTCCCCATTTATTTTTTTACCTAAAAGTAATTCGGCTGATAATTCTTTTTCTATTGATTGTTCAAAACTTAATAGTCCCCCTGCAGTATTTTTAACTTGATCTAAAGATACAGCTAATGCTTGGGTAGCAGCTAATGCATCAGCTAACCCAACTGCTCCACCTTCAATATTAATTTTAAAAAATGCTGAGGTATTTTGTATGTCTTTTAAAACTTTTTTCTCATTTAAAGCTACTTTATATCTTAATCCGGATAATTTATATTGAGACATTAGTTCACCAGACATTTTTTCTACATCTTTACGTTGAAAAAAAGAAAGCTTTTGTAAACCTTTAACTTCATCAAGAGTTAAACCAGAAAATTTATACATTTTTCCAAGAAATGCTACTCCTTTTTGTTGTTCTTCAGTCAGTCCTTTAGTAAAATCTAATGTTGTTCCTAAATCTTCATTTATAGCAACAAAAACCTCTAACATATCTCTAGTATTAACTAATTGGTTACCAGAATCCATAGCTATTTCTCTCATCCCTAACCTTATATTCTCTACTTCTCTGTAGCTTCTATTTAAGCTTTTAGCTGCAGCAGCGGTGGATGTGTCTATTTCTACAAATGATTTTACTATAAATGATATTATAGTATTAAAGGCTGTTAGAGGATTAAGCATACTAGTAAAAGGAATAGCTTCCATGAGTTTATTCATTTTTTCTAAAGCTTTATTTGATCGTTCAAAATATGTAGCTTGTTTTGCTGCTTTTCTAAGTTCCTTTTCTAAATTTTCAGTTTCTTTAACCCCTTTTTTAAGACTTTTATTTATTTCTTCTTGTTTACTAGCAAGGTAGTTTTTAGTTTTTATCTGTTGGTTAAGCTTGTCCATTTCAGCTTTTTCTAAAACTCCTTTTTTCTGTGTAGCTGATATTTGGGCTTGTAAAGATTTTAGGTTTTGATTAAATGCTTTTTGATCAGCTTTTAAAGCTGCTTTTTTTAAACTAACTTGTTTAGATAAATCTTTTACTTGATCAGCGGTAAGACTTTTATTCTTTTGACCACCAAGTGCTATACTTTTTTGGTAACTATAAAATTGATCAGCTAAAGAATTTATTTCTTTTAGGTCACCAACTGTATTTTTTAAACTTCCTTCAGGATCAAAATCTATACTGTTAGCTTGAATATTGATCCTTTCAATTAAACTTTGAAGTTCTTGAGCTTCAATTTTAGATTCTTTTAGTCTTCCGTATAAATTTTTAGCCATTGAATGGGTTTATTATAAATATTAAAAATATAAAAGTTTATTTATAATTTATCCTTTAGAAAAATTAGGGGTAGATATAGGCTTTGTAGGTTTAGAATTAGAACCTGGGTGGAGGGTTTTAGTGTTAGATGATTTTGAAGAAGAACTTGCTTTATTTTCTTCTTCATAATGAGTTTTAATTTCATCAAAGATGAATTTTCTTAAATAAGAGGGCATAGCATATACTATAGGCCAGCTATACCCACCTTTTCCATGAAAACAGATTTGATGTATTTGTCTATACAAATCAAATCTGTATTCTTTAATTTGTTCCGGTTGATTAGACGTCAGGCCAAAAAAAGTTAACCCCGATTGGGATAGCAACTCTTTCTGAATCTGAGGAGGGGAAAAAAGTCAGATCTATGTCTGGTTGGATTTCTTTAAGGTGTTTTCTTAATGCTTGAGAGTCTCTAGCTAATAATTTTTTATCAACGAAATCTCTAATTGTTTTAATTTCTCTATCATTTTCTACAGATGTAATAATATATTTCATTCTAGTAGAAATTTCAGATGAGATATTTTTATTAATCTTTTTAAGACCTTCTAATTCTCTTAACAATTTAGTTTCATCTCTATGAGTTAAAATTTTAAAAGTAATATTAGTTTTTGAAAAAGGAAGAACATATTCAAATTCATTATTACCAGCAGCAAACAATGATTCATCTATAGGTTTAGGGTCTATTTGAGATAAATCAATATTATGTTCTTCACCACCATAATCAAATTTATACTCACCACCATAACCTAAAACACGAGCAGCTACCATAATAGCATTTTTATCTCCTAAAATTAAATCATTATAATCAAATTTGGTTACTACTAAAGATTGTAATAATTTATCAATAGCAATTCCTTCTTTAATATACCTTTGATTAAGAAGAATATCTTCTTCTTTAGCAGTCATATATTTCATTTCAATATAACCTTTTGATAATTCGCTATCAGTTGGATAAATTAAACCTTTTGAAGGTAAGGTAACCTTTTCTGTTGGGATTGTAAATTCACTCATAATTTTTATTTAAATAACTTTATTTGTTTTTATATACATATATTAAAGGGTAGAAATATTTTCATCCTTTGTAAAGAAAGCTTTAACTCCTGGTACTTGTTTTATGTCTTGGGCTATATCTTTTAATTTTTCTCTATTAAATCCACCTTTTGTAATCCAAGGATAACCATCTACTTTAACCGAAAGGATGGTTTTAAATTTAGTTTTATCTTGTTCACTATATTCTAAGGGTTCTGTGGAAGATATTACTGTTATACCAGGGATGGCTCTAATATCAGAATAAATTTCTTTTTGGGGGCGTTCTTTAATATTAGTAATTAAAGTACCTACCATTTTAAATTTATCTTGATAGTCTTCGTTTAGAGTTTTTTCTAACTCTTCTTTTACTAATGTACGTAGATTTTCTATTTTCATATATGTTATAAATATATTACTATTTAATAAGTGTTACATGCCCGTAAAAACTTTTTTCGTTTAAATCTATTTTCCAAATATAAATATTTTCTAAATAATTAGTACCACTCCATTTTATATTAGGATTATATGATTCCCAAATTTTATTTCCCCATTTATTATAAATTTCTAAATGATAGTTTTTTATTTCAAATCTAGGTGAAAAAACAGGCCCCCATGAATTATTATATTCATCTCCATTAGGTGTAAAAGCATTAGGTATATAATAACTTTCAATAGTTAATTCTTCTTCAATAGGTGAAACAATATTATGAGGTGGAGTTAATTGTATAAATATAGTATCAAGGTTAGGTGTAATATATCCATTTTCATATTTAGGATGACATGTATAATAAGTGCCATTTATTGTTGGTGTTACTTCTATTTCTTCACCTGTTTCTAATATATTAGGGTTACCTACTTCATACCATTCTAGTTCAGGATAATATTTTATTTCTTGTGGTGCAAATCTCCATGCTTCTTCATATGCCTCAAATAATTCACCATTTCTACCTGGTACTGTGGTTGCTATAGTTCCATTAATATTTTGTATTCCTTGTATACTACCTAAATTTGAACATTCAAAGGGTTTAGAATCTATAAAATGCTCTATTATGTTTGTTGTTTCATATAATATAATATGAAATTTAAATATTTCGGGACATAACCATTGATTAGTATAATAGGGTACATCGTAAGAAATAATACATTTTCTATATGGGGCACTACCTTGAGTTTCATATTTAAAAGAACCCCCATCTTGAGTATCACCATAACGTCCAGTTATTAAAATAGAATTTTTAGGAGAGTACATATTAGCCCAAGGAATGGGATCATCAGTTTCAAACCCTGAATTATTTGGTTGGGAAAATCCAATTCTACCTTTTCGGTATATGTAAAATTCTGAATATGTGTTTTCATAAAAAGTAAAATCAAAGCCTATATTTATAGCATCTGTGTGGTTCCAAACGTAAACTTCAATTCCATTATTTTCTATTTGTGTATATGGTATTTCATATACATTATAATCAATGATTTTTTTAGGATATTCAATACAATTGCTTGTATCAGCAAATAATGTTGTTAATTGTGTATTTGTTGGTAATACTTGATCAGGTCCTAAATAAGGACATTGAGACCATATAATATTATAAACTAATAAAAAGAATAAATTTAATGTATTTTGCATAACCTTTAATTTTCTTAAATATACAAATTTTTTCTTTAGATTCCAAAAAAAAAGCCCCACATAAGTGGAGCTTTTAAAAATAATTTTTAATTTTTAGTAATTTAATATACAATAATCAGGTTGAACTGTTACGTTTATATTTACAGGAGTTCCATCATCATCCCAACTATAATCACCAAAACTAGTTTCTGTGATTTGAGCCCCTTTTATTACCCATTCAGAAACATAATCACCTACAGGTCCTACTACGTTAAAAGTAAGATCTTTTTTATAAAAATCTGAATAACCATCTCTACCTGTTACTGATTCATGCCCTAAACGAACCCATTCCATTACTGATTGAGCTCCTGAAGGTGTAATAGCATCATATAGAGTAAATGAAATAGTATTCCAAATAGTTTTACCTTTTACATAACGTTGTAGGTTAATATGGTTAAGTGCTACAGCGTTTTGTGTAAGAGATATGGCACCTACTCCTTTTACTAAGTAAGCAGGAATACCAGGTATTAAACTTAAATAAAAACGATTTGTTTGTTTAGGTTCAAACGTTGTATAAAATATTTGGTTATTATCTAAAATGGGCATTTTGGGTTAGTTTTATGTTCTAATTATAAATATTATTTTTTTATTTTTTTATGCTGGGAATTCTGCTCCTGTTGGTAATAAAATAAAATCTAAAGAAATGAATTCAGCTGTTCGTGTAGGTTGAATGTAAATTTGACCTACTAATTGGTTTTGATCAATAACAGCAGGGCCATTATTTGTTTCATCCATTACTACTTTATAAGCATGTAGTCCTTGTTTTTGTTGGATACCATCTAAATATGGATTTACTCTAGAAAGAAAAGATCCTCTAGTTTCTAAAGTATTTTGTTCAAATACTACTGTGTCTGCTATTTGACGGATATAATTTTTTAATTCAATCATTAAACGTCGCACATTAACTCTATCTAAAGCGGATGCTTGTTTTTGAAGTGTTTTTTGTCCAAATACAACTACTCCTTGTTTAGGGAATGTAGCAATTGGGTTAATGTTATTTTCATACAAGTCATTTTTGTTACCTTGAGTTAATTTAAATTTAGCTTGTAGAACACTAGATAATCCTCCTCTGTTTATACCTGCTGGGGCAAACCATGGGGCAGCTACTTTATCATTAAATGCATATACACCAGGAATTAAAGTTGAAGCTGGTGACCATATATGTTTTCCAGTTGTGGGGTCAATTATACGAACCCATGGCCAATAAGTAGCAGCATATGAAGTATCTTTTCCTTGGGCTTCTCCTATAGCATCAGCTAAATTACCGTCATATTTTGTTAAATCTAAAACAAACATATTATCTCCCCTTTCTTGAGTTTTAGAAATAATGTTTGTTATTTGGGTTGGATGAGTATCATTTAATAATCCAGGAGTAAATAAAAGATTAAATTGGTAAGCTTCACGATTTCCATGTAAGTTTATCATGTTATCATAATCACTACCTGCTAATCCTTGAGTATTAGTGTTTATAGCATCATATAAATTTATTGTAGTATTTACATCACCTACACCATTAGCAAAAGATCCACTACCTACTAAAGGTAACTTACTAGTAAAAGAAGAATCTGAAATTTCTCCAAGGGAGTTTAGATAATTGGGGGTTAAAGAATTTACACTTTTTACACGAACAAATCGGGACCTGTTAGGGTAGTTACCTGTTGTCTCCATTTGGTTAGTTGTAGCATTATAGGCTAATTTCTGGTCTCCTATTATTTTAGAAATAAATCTTGGAGATTCAGGATCTAAATTAATTCCATTATATGATTCAAGAATAACTTTGTTAGTAGTATTATCATCCCCCCTTCTTACAATTAAATTAAAATTACCAGACCCAGTATTTACTTGAGTAACTTCCCATCTTATATTATCTTTTGATCCTGAAGATAGTGTGCCTCCTGTTTCTAGGGTTCCATTGTTCATAATAACACCTTCACTTATTGTTTCTAAAGTAAATACATTTTGGTTAACAATATCACCAGCATTTAAAGTAAATATTAAATCTGTTACTCCTCCTGTAATTAAACTTCCTGTTACTGATAAAGTTTCTCCAATTGCATATCCTGATCCTCCTGAGGTTACAGTAACTGAACTTATCGAAGAAGTAGTATCTAAAGTAACAGATAATACTGCTCCTGTACCTGATATACTACCTGTGGTTCCTAAACTAGTATATGTACCTGCTGAGGCACTTACGCTAGTAAATGAAGATAATAAAGCATCTGCATTTGTAGATAATATACCAGATTCTGCACCTGAGGGGACATTTGATGTAGCACTAGAAAAAGAACCACTTGTTACTCGAGTAACTAAAAGTGATTCACCACCATAATTAAAATAATTATAAGCTGCTATAGATGTTAAATATGAGTGAGAATTACCACCACTAATAAAAATATCTCCAAATGTAGTTTGATATTCTGAATAAGAGGTTACTAAAGTAGGTAATTCATTAGGTCCTTTTACTGTAGGGCCTATAATAGCTGCACCTGCTTGGATAGGTTGGCTAGTAAGAAACGTCTGGTCTAGTTCATTAAGGGTTACTCCTGGTGAGGGTGTGAAATTTGCCATTTTATATTTTTATTATAAATATTAGTTTTTTTGTTAAAAGTTACTAGTTAACTAGGAAATTCTGCTCCTGTTGGTAAGATATTAAAATCTAATAAAATAAATTCAGCTGTTCGTGTAGGTTGAATGTAAATTTGACCTACTAATTTATTGTTATCTATAATTTCTGGGGTATTGTTTGTTTCATCCATTATTACTTCAAAAGCTGTTAAACCTTCTTGTTGTTGGACAAGAGATAAATAAGGATTAATTTGAGAAAGAAAATCTTCTCTAGTTTCAGGGGTATTTTGTTCAAAAACAAATTCATTTGCTACCCGAGATATGTAATTTTTTAAATTAATTAACAAACGTCTTACATTAATACGTGTTAAAGAAGTATTACGTTTTTGTAAAGTTTTTTGTCCAAATACAACAATAGAATTCCCTTGAGGAGTTATAAAAGTAGTCACAGGATTAATTCTATTTTGATATAATGTATCTCTAATACCTTGAGTTAATACTTTTTCAGTTTGAGTAGCATTACTAATAATTCCTCTATTTATGCCTGCAGGGGCAAGCCAAGGGTAACCATTTGAGTCATTAAAGGCATATACTCCAGGGATAAAAGTAGATGTAGGAGCCCATACTAAAGTAGAAAGATTATTAGGAAGAGGTGTTTGCACCCAAGGCCAATAAGTAGCAGCATATGAAGTATTTCTAGTTTGAGCATTAGCTATTATCTGGCCAGTGTTTTCATTGTATTTAGAAATATCTATTATAGCCATACAATCTCCTCTATTTTCTACCATAGATATTAATTGAGAAACAATAATATTACTATTAGGGTAAAAATTAGGATCAGCTATTAATCCAGGAGTGATTATAGTGTTATATCTATAAGCATCTTTATTAGATAATAAAGAAATAGATTCAGAATAGTTACTAGGAGAAAGACCTTGAATGTTTGAATCAGTAATATTTTCATAATAGTTACCAGCAGCATTTGTTGGTATATTATTTCCTAAAGCTCCTCCAAATACCCCACTTTGAGTAAGAGGCATTGAACTTGTATATTCAGATTTTACAGTTCCATCATTATTAAAATAATCTACAGTAGTAGCATTTACTTGTTTAACTCTAATAGTAGGGTATCTGTTAGGGTAATTGCCTGTGGTTTGAATGAAATACTCACTTGTTGTACTATCTTGGGTTAAAGTATGAATTTGGTTTCCTATTACTTTTTCAATATAATTTGAAGAATTAGGATCTAATGAAATAGGACCTATTGTGTGTAATACAGAAGGAAAAGTTGTAGTATCATTACCTTTTCTAATAAGTAAATTAAAAGTCCCATCTTCTACATTTGGAGATGTTATTTGGTATCTGTAATTATTTTCAGACCCACTTAATAAAGTACCATCTGGTCCTGTAGGACCCTCACTATTCATTATTTCTCCCTCAGATATAGTTTCTAGCACAAATGCTTCTGTATTTACACCACCTGAAAAAGTATATGTAATGTTACCACTAGCAGTACTTCCTGAAGTAAATACTTGGTTATTTCCTATACCTGCAGAGTTTTGTCCAATATATGTTAATAATAAATTATTTGTGTCTGCTGAGGATGATATATTTCCTAAAGAAGAACTATAAGCTGGTAAAGAACTACTAGCAGCTAAATGTTCTGAAGCTGAGATTACCGTATTAGCAACATTTGAACCTGAAGGGACATATATTAAAGTAGAAGTATTAGTAAAGTTTCCACTATAAGAAGAATTATGAGCACTACCTGTAATAACTAAAGTTATACCATTTATTGAAAAAGTTCCTGTAAGATTATCAGAAGAAGCACCTTGGGAAATAAAAAATGATGATGATGGAAAAAATGGTGTAAAAGGAACACTTGCTGAAGCTTGTATTTCTGTAAAAGAAGTTTCTATTCTAGAAGATGTAGCAGGAGTCCAATCTGTTACTGTACTACCACTTACAACACGAGTTATTAAGACTGATCCAGGTGCATCTCCTAAATTCTGAAAAAAGTTATACGTTGCTAAAGAAGTAAAATAGTTATAATTACTACTCCCACTTAAAAAATCATCACCATATTTTTGTATATAATCTTCATATGAAGTAACTATAGTAGGAATATTAATTTTTCCCCTTACTGTAGGGCCTATAATAGCAACATCAGCTTGAGCAGGTTGTTGAAAATTAAAAGTTTGATCATTTTCTGTTACGTCTACTCCAGGAGAAATAATAATTTCAGACATATTATTTTATTAAGTTTTGTTATAAATATAATTAAATTAAACACTTTTAATAATTTCCCCAGTTTCTGGGTTTAATTCACTAGTACCATAGGTTTTTAAAAGGAGTTGGGTAAAATCATTTTCTTTTTTAAGAGTTTGTTCAAAAATAGATTTAGCATTTTTTTCTCTAGTTTCTAATTGAAGTTTCATTACTTGGATTTCTCCTAATTCTAAAATTATTCCCTTAGTTTGGGATTGAATATCTCTTAATGTTTTAAGTTCTTCCTCTGTTAAAAAAACTTTTTCTTTTTGATTTGTAACTATTGCCATAATTTATTTTTATTTGTTTATTTTATAATACGTAAAATTTTTTGATATTCCAATTTTCTATTTTATATCTCCTGTTAAATCCCACTCATCGTTTCCAACTTTTTTTAAAGTTGCTAAAGAAAATTGACCATTAAGATTAATATTACCATTTTTAGAATTTAAAGTTACACCACTACCTGTTAAAATTAAAGTTTGCCCTGCTGATGAGGTTTGAAAAAGTTTAAATTCATTTCCTACATCACAAGTTACTAATGAAGAAGATTGAATAGAACAAGTCACATTTCCACCTACTCTAAAATAAAACCCTGCATTTAAATTGCTTGCTGTAAAATGGGTTGAAATAGAATTTGAAATAGGTCTTTGTAAGTTAGTTAAACCTGACCCATTACCTGTAAAATTACCACTAAAATTGCCATCTCCACTTTCAGCAAATATGGCTTTAGATGCAGTTGGTATAGGAGTATCTTTTAAAGCAAAACTATCTAATTTGCTAGCTCTAAATCTATGATTATATAAAGTAGGTTTACTAGGTTCAGCCATAATTTATAAAAATTATTTAGGAAGAGTATCAACAGACTCAATCCCTATTACAATTTTACTTTTACTGTTATATTTTTTAATAGCTGTTAATTCTTTTTGGATATTATCAGGAACTATATACCCAAACAATTTTATAGAAAAACTACCTCTTACAATTCTATCAGTATTATCAGAAACTTCTACAGTTGTTGAATAACTATCTATTGAAGCTTTAAATTTAAAACGTTCAGGGTCACCCCAATATGCATCTGAAGCATAATTAATAGCTTCTAAAATTTTATTTAGTTGATCAAAATAATAAGTTTGTACAACACATGAATAAGTTAAAGTAACATAATCAGGTACAACATTTACTATAAATTGTTCTGTAGGTATACGATTATTTAAAACATTAAAATTAGAATAAGCATTTTTTTTATTGTATACTGATTTATGGGTGGTGTATACATGAGGGTGATTGGCATCTAATTTATTAGCTAAAGATCTATTTTTATCTATTGTATCTCTTTTAAACATTATTAAAGGAGACATTATAGCTCCATTTTTATCTCTATAATAACCATCTTTTTGTACTGATTTCCATTTTTCAGGGGAACCATATATTACAGGTACAGGTATTCTGTCTGTGTTTTGATAAACAAAAGGACGTATTACATTATTAAAATAATACATTATAGATTCATCTATATCTTGTAAACCTATTGAAAATTTTTTTACTTTATCACCTTTTAAAGATAATTTTTCAGATCTATTAAAATCTAAACCACTTTGATTTTTATCAGTGAATGGTTTATAATCTAAGGGAGTATTAGGATTCCCAAGAGTTTGCCCTGTTTCAGGAAAAACATAAGGGTCTATCTGGTTATTAGATATTTCTTTTTGTGATTTGGGGTTAGGTTTTCTTGATTGGGGCATATTTTATAATCTTTCTCTAGTAATTTGTACTTTATCAGCAGGTACATGATGAGTTTTACATATTATTGATTCATTAGCACCAAAATTTTCTAGTCCTGGGTTTAGTGGATTTTCATTATATGGATATCTTGGGTCTTTACCAACAAATAGTTGGTTATCTACTACACTATCTACTTCAAAATATGCTTCATAGTACATAATAATATCTCCAGGTTCCATAACTACACTAGCATCAACTAAATCATCTCTAAAGAACCTAAACTCCATTTCTCTTCCATAATCAACACCCATATCTCCTGTAGAATAAGTTTGATCACCTCTTTCAATTAAAACATTAAATAATACAGGATCTTGATAGTATTTTTCTCCTGATGCTTCACCATATATGTTTACTTTAGTTTCGGAAATATTTAGTTTATACACAGCACATTGTTGAGTTATTATATCTCCTAATAACTCTCTGTTTATTTTTTTTATTAAAGAAACATCACGTTGTGTACCAAATAGTGCCATATTATCCTATAAAAATTGTCATAGGGGCTTGCCCTAAAGTTTTATTTTGTGCTTCACCTTCTGCTGCTTTTTTCTCAAGTAATGTTTTACGAGAGGTTGTTTCAAAATATGCTCTTAATCTTTCTATTAATGCTCCTTTTTCAGCTGTTGCAGCAGAAATTAAATCTGATTGGTTTAGAGTTACTTCAGATCCAGGGATGGGTATTTGTGAATATTTTCCTCTAACATATCCTAAAATTTCTTTTACAATTGCTAAACCATACTCAAATATCCATTGCCTACCAACTGAGTTAATGCGTGTATAGTTAGGATTTTCATATGGTACGTTAGAAGCGTTGGTTATAATTTCTCTACCATCTCTATCGTAATAAGGTTGGTTTGTATCATTTAATTTAACATATTGAAAACATAATGCTTTTATACTTCTTTGTATTGGAATTGGAAAAACTTTTAATTGGTTATTTACTAATTCAAAAGTATATTGAGATTTTCTAATTTGATCATTAAATTCAATTGCTTGGATTTTTTGCATATCATAATTAATAGGCATTAACATAAAATTGATAGCAGGAGAAAATGACCCCCAACCAAATGAATCCATCATTTGTTGCATTCCTACACCTGTGCCTGCATATGGGTCAAAGTATCTCATAATTGCAGGAGAAATTTCATAGTAAACTCGTTTAACTTCAATCCTACCTTCAATTGATTCACTTATAGCCCATTCATTTAAATCATAAGTTTGTTTTCCTGGTTCTAGAGGTAATATTCCTTTATGGTATGTTACAGTTCCACCTACTCCTGCTTCAGTTCCATATTGATTAGAAAGACGTACTATTTCAGAAAAATTTTCTTGAGGTAATTCTTCATTAGCAGGACCAATAGAGGAAGAAGCACCTTGAAAAGACAATAAATTATCTGCTACTTGATAAGCATATAACTCATTCCCATAAGTTGTAATCGCTTCTTCAAATGCTGTATAAAAATTTAAATCTTGCAATTCAACTTCTACAAGAGGATATCCTAAACGTTGAGCTGCAAACTTAGCAAATCTATCAGTATCTTGTTGGAATTGAGAATCATTATCATAAAAGCCAAAAGGTGTAGCTCCTGGGAAGAAACTACTTGATCCTGGCCATATAGGTATATTTGCCATGTTAGTATTTTGTTATAAATATTAAAAAAAACCTAGAGTTCTATAAGAACAGTATCATTAGGATTAATAAGGATATTACCTTTATTTGTAGTATATATCTTTTTAGATGTTCCTCCACCTTTAAATAAAGGTATAGTTAATCCAAAATCATAATCTGTAGATGTTAATGGTCCTGTATATGTTGTAAATCCATTTGCTTCAATGGTTAGGGTAGTTCCAGTTGTTGATGAACCTGTTGCTGTAAATATACCATCACTATTAGTTGTGCCAGATAAATTTCCAACATAATGTATAGGATTTGTTTGTGTAGATGTTATAGTTATGGTTGCTCCATTAATAGGTTCGGATGTTTCCCCATCAATTACAAGTATATCTCCATTCATGTAATTATTTGTAACTATAGAAGCACCATAAAAACGAGGTGTATCTGCAACTATAGATGCTCCATAAAATCTAGGAGTATCGCTTTGTATAGCTGCACCATAAAATAATATTCTATCATCTACTGCCATTAGGTTGATCCAGTCATGTTGGTTCTTAATGTAAATTTAAGTTGTAAATATCTTGCACTTGGAAAATTAAAGTTACTACCAGAGTTAAATGTTATATCACCACTTCCACTACCATTTGAATCTATATATGTTGGTAAACTAGTATCAAATATTTGATATGGAGTACTAGATAAATCAGAAGTATTTCCATAACGCATTTCAAATGTTTGTCTGGTTGGGAATTTATTGTCTACACTTGCAGTGTGTACTGATATACCTGTTGCTCCTAGTTCTGTAGAAGTAAATGAAGTTTTAATTTGTCGTATAACTTTAACACTCCCTTGATCTATAACTGCAGACTCTATTGTACCAGTTGGTACAGTTGATGCTGAAATTTGTAGGCCTCCTACATCTGATGCAGTAATATTCGTCCAAGTTGCTCCACCGGCAGTGTGAAATGGATTGGATGCAATGTCTTGATATCCATAAGCTGTTGCCATGTTGTTAGTACCAGCAAATCTAGTATTACCCATACGGGAATTTTGGAAATAATCTTTATTAGATGCAACACCAGATAGAGTGTATATTGCGTCTGACATCATATTAGATCCAGATATATCTGTGTTAAATGACATACTGACAACTTTAGCTCCAGCTTCCCAGTAATTGCCGTTGTTGCCTGTGTCAAAGAATTCGGCTAATGCAGATCCTGATCGTTTTATGGCGTTTTTATCCCTGTATACAGCAAATTCATTAAATACGCTATTTCTAACATTTCCATAAGCTACAGAAGCTGGTCCAGAATAATAATTAGTGATTCCATTATTTTCAGTGTTTACAAATACACATTCATTGGCTGATGGTTGATAAGTATTACTACTAAACTGACCACCAGTATCTCTATAACCTGGCATCCAACTATTAATAAACATACAATTATAAAAATTAAAATAGCGAGCATAGTGTGATGTGCTTAGGTTTGTGCTTCCAACGTTTTCAAATATACAACCAGTGTCGTTATAAAATGATAGTTCATTCATTGTTAAATCTATATACCAATCAGCACAATTTTTTATATAGCATTTGTGAAAATTTACTCGATTTGCATCGCTAGTTGATTTTTGTAGTGCTTGTTCAACATCAATTATTTTAAATCCTTCTACTACCCAAAACTTACCGTTGTAAAATGCACTGTCGCCGGTGCTACTAGCGTCAAATATTACTTCACCATCTGCTTTAAGGCACATGTATCTAGAACTATTTCCAGATACTAGTCTGTCTGTGTATGTTCCAGCTCCAACTATGATGTCATAATATCCAGAGGCTTCTGCTTCAGCAGCTGCTATTGCTGCAGGTATTGTTTTAAATGGTGCTGTAGATGTTCCTGCATTACCGTCATCACCGGCTACTGCGTCTACATAATAATCACCTGATAATGTCCATGCCATAATTATTTACTTTGTATTTCAAATGTTTCTGTTACATGCTGTCTAGTGTATGTGTTATCCTTGTATGTGTAGACAGTATTGCGTATATAGTTATAATTGTCGTATGAAGACTCAGTCCATTGTTGTTGAGTCATTCTTGGTATATTAGCATTAGCTCCAGAAATAAATGTTTTAACAGGAGTATTTGCTGTTTCTACTTCTTTAATAAATTGATACACGTTTTGGTCGGTTTGATTAAAATAATCTAAACCGGTGTTCCATGTTGATCCATTTGGTAGTGTGTATGTTGCCATAATTCTTTATTATAAATATTAACTTTGTATTATTTGTGTAACTAAACTTGCGCTATATGTTAGAGTGTATAATTTATTAACCCCATCTGATCCAGTCACGGATACTGATAAAGGATTTCCATCTTCAAATGATCCTGAGTATATTATGTTTGTTATTTGTTGGGTTGCACCAAAACTTTGTGTTACTTGTGTAACATTGCTTCCACTATAAACTATACTTGCTGTGGTAAATAAGGTTCTTGATGTTCCATTTGTTATGTTACCTGCAGATTCTATAGTTCCACTTGCACTTATATTAGATGATGCTGTAATAGGTTGTTCAAATGTTATTTGATCTCTAACTATTATAGGAGATAAACCCGTTAATAATCCAAATGAGCCCGTTAAACCTGTTACAATATTACTAGCACTAATATTATTTGATGCTGTTATATTATTTGTTATTATACTTCCTGTTACATTTAAAACAGCTGTTGGGTCAGAGGTACCACTACTAATAGGTTGTAATGTCATTGAAGCAGTTGGTTTATTTCCAACTTGAAATGTAATACCATGTCCTACAGATGCAGCTATAAGTTCTAAATTACCAGCATCGTATCCCCATCTTACTACAGCTCCAAATGGGTCTGAATTGCTGCCCATATAAAAACCACCAACAACTGAGTCTTGGGTTAATGTTGCAAAATATGTAGCTCCTTGCCCTTCAAATAACATTGCAGTATCAATAGCTAAATGTGAATCATATCCACTATCTCCATTTTTAATATATAGCTTAGGGGTTAACCCTCCTAATGTTGCAGGGGCAGACCCAGATCCTATAAATACATCCCCATCTTTAGTTATGATAGTTGGGGTTGAATCAGGGTTTGCTGAGTCTTCTACTAAAAGAGCAGGGCCAGTTCCTGTTTGAGTAATTCTTACAAGTTCAGAAGGTGTACTTCCATATACAATTTGTGATCCTGAGATAGAGGTGGTACTGCTACTAATAAGAAGAATATCATTTACATTATTTGCTCCTAAACCTAAAGTAAATCCTTCATCTGCTCTTATTTTAACATTTCTTAATCCACCCTTTATATTTGCATTACCATCTTCAATAATTCTAAATAACCCATTTACATCATTAGCACCTAACCATAATTGATTTCCTGAGCCTCCTTTTAGGCGTAAATCAGATTCTTTACTAATTATGTTTGCTACACCACTACCTGTGAATGATATTTCTCCATAAGTGTTAGTTGTTTCAAGAGTTAAATTAGTTCCTCCATCATGAGCTAATGTAACAGGTCCTATTACATCTAAACTACCTGTAATTATAGCACTTCCAGTATATGGGAAAGGATCAAAAGTTTCAACATTTAAAGCATATGAAGCAGTTAATACTGACATTGAAGATGTTTGATCATTTGTAACAAATGAACCTGTATTAGCTATTGGGCCTGGGATGCCTTGAGAACCTGAAGGACCTTGGGGACCAATCAATCCTTGAGAACCTGAAGGGCCTTGAGAACCTGAAGGGCCTTGGAGACCTCTAGCCCCTTGTGGTCCTGTAACTATTTCAACAATTTCAGTATTTGGTTGAGTTATAGTAACATCATTATGGTTAGATGTTTTTATTTCAACCTTATTTTCTGTAACTGTAGGGGTTACTTGGACATTTTGACTTGAAATGCTTATTTTACTCATATTCGAGTTACTTCTTTACTTAATTTTACGTTCCCTTCTAATAATCTTATAGTAAAGGGACATTCACCACTTCCTGAATAAAGTTCAAGGTCGTACTTTGCTTCATTAAAAATTAAAGCTGAACTAGTGCAAGCTGCAATATAAATACCTATTGATCCTGATGTGGGGGAAGTAGATCCGTTTGAACCACTAAAATTTAATCCAGTTCCATCAGAATTTAAAGAAGATGATAATGTTAAAAATAGTTCACCACTATCTTGAGCATAAGTAGATCTAATTTGCAGTCTACCTGAATAATTAGTTAAATCAACTGGGGTGTTATTTGAATCTTTATATTGGATTTCAAAATTTGTAGTAGTTCCTTGTTCAATAGTAAAAGAATATTTTCCTGCAGCCATTATTTTTTATTATAAATATAAAAAATGTTGGAAAACTTACATCCCACTTAACATTTCAAAGACTTCATCAATTGCTGGGTGTCTGTGGTTATCATGTAAAATTCTTTTATACACATATTCAGATTCTACAATTTTTGCCATATCATGTATTGCAGAATAATTTTTATCTTTTAAATCTATTTGTTGATTATCACCACAAAATATCATTGTAGAACCTTTACCTAATCTACCTAAAGCCATTCCTAATTGTGAGCGGGTTAAATTTTGAAATTCATCTACTATTACTACAGAATTTTCAAATGTTCTACCTCTAAAATGAGCTAAAGAAACTAATTCAATATTTTCATCTGCTTCCATTTTTTCTAAAATAGCAGGTTTATTATACACCTTTCTCATATTAGAACGAATAGGTACTAACCATGGTTCCATTTTTTCTTTTTCATCACCAGGTAAAAAACCATTGTCTTCAGTTGAAACAGTAGGACGAGTTATAATAATTTTATTTATCATTCTTTTAAAAAACATATCAAGTGCAACTTGACATGCTAACATTGTTTTACCACTACCTGCTTTACCTACAATAAAATTATAAGGATGATGAAACATTGCTTGTTTAGCTGATTTTTGTTCTTCAGAAAGTGTTATTGAAAATTTAACTGCTCCTTTTGGTGGGGTTTTTTCTATATTTGATTTAGCCATTATTATAACATTTGATTATACATATACAAAAAAAGCCTGGCTTTCGCCAGGCTTATTTAATCTTTATAATTTATATCTTATAGTTGATGTAAATCATTTACAAAGATACGTCCGAAGAATTCAGGTCGAATCATCTTCTTCGCGTAACGAGTCAAGAGACCTTTACGTGGTGTAAATGTATCTGGATCGTATACTAGAGGAGTCATAATTAATGGAACATATGGTGCAAATACTGCTCCTGTTTCCAAGAATTGAGAACCTCTATAACCCATTAGGATTACATTTTCAGTCATGTATGGGTTCTTGTAAACCGTATAACGGTTATTCAAGTTACCTGCTTTTTGGATACCAAATGCATAAGACGCTTTTGCAGCATCACCATCAGATGTTGAAGCAAATCCAGGAATTGATTCTAGGACTGTAGCAACTGATGGAGAACATACTAACCAGTTAGCACCACCTCTAAGGGTCTTTTGGTGAATCTTGTTAGATACTTTCTGCATTTTAGTTCCTAAAGTTTGGAACCATTGTCCTTGTGTATTAAAGAATCCAGGATTATCATATCCATCACTGTTAGCATTTAGAACTCTATTGTTTTGTGCATACCAATACTCATCAGCAGCAGATGCATCTTGAATCAACATATCCAAGTTTTCCAAATCAATTTCTAATGCAATATATTCACTCATGATTGAAGTTAATTCCGCTTCAGCATCCAAAGATTGGTAAGCGTTCAAATCTTGAGCAAATTCTGGTGTCCATTGTGCTTTTAACTTACGTGTTTTAGCAACAATAGCTTCAGATTTCATTTTGATATCAATTTGAGGGATTGCTAATTGATCAGCAGTTGTTGATTCAGCATTAGGGAATCCACCTCCAGTAGTATCTTCAAAATCACCTCTGTTGTTATCAGTTGGTTGTAGGTTATAAGTAACATAGAATGGCTCATCTAAATCAGCAAATGAAGCTGAAGATTGTTCATAAATAAATGTTACAGTACCAGTAGCTGCATTAACAGAAGTATATTGTGGTAAGATATTTGAAGTTGTAGCAATAGAAGCTGAAGTAGCAGTAAATGCTCTAGCTCCTTTAAAATCTGGGTTTGTAGCACCAGATCCAGTTAACGTTGACATATCAATAGCAACCGCTGAATATGTAACTCCTGCTGCTATAGAAGCAGATTTAGCAGAATCATAATCAACTTGTGCCCAAGTAGCTGAAGAAATAGTACCGTCTAATGAAGCTGATCTTTGGTTAATTGAATAAGCAAATCTACCAGCACCATAAAGACCACCTGATGGGTCAGCATTAGCACCTGGGTCAGTATTACCATACATTGAAGAACCAGCAGTATAAACATCTCCTGCAGGACCGAAGTCTAGTTCTTTTTGTTGTCCATATTGGAAATCAAGGAAAAATACAAGACCTGAAGGTAGGTTCATTGGTTGAACAGACATGAATTCTTTAGTAGATAAAGATCCAAATACTTTTCTTACCAATGGAAGTGCTACACCAGCCCATTGTTCACCTTGTCCTACTGAAAAGGTACCGCCACCTTGGTTAGTAGCAGAAGCTTCAGTTACAAGCTGTTTAGCTTGGTTTTCGAGGATCATCGCCATATTGTTTTTTTCAATCTCGCCTCCGAGACCTTCTAACAATCCGGTTTTACCCCATTTTGATGCCATTTTAGCAGCATCGCTCTGCAAGTTTTTATAACTATTTGCAGAGTTTTCGAGTAATGAATTAATTGTTGACATTTGTTTTTTAGTTTTTGTCGTTTTTAAATTTATTTAATACCTGCCAATTTTTGCATTCTAGCGAATACTTCGTTAGATTCAACAATTGGTTTTTTAGTTGTTGGTATTGTTGTTGTTTTAGAAGCTCTACCTAAGTTTTCTTTAATAGTGTTCTTTTTAACTTTTAAACCTTCGCTTAAAGTTTCGTACACTAATTTAGCTTCCTTAACGGTATTTGCTTTATCAAACGAACTTAATACTTTCACTTTTTGACTTTCATTCAAGTTTTTAGACTTGAAAATTTTATTTGAATAAAGAAGTTTTGCATTTAACAAGTTAGATGTATTTGTTTCTTTAACAGCTTCATTTAATTGAAGATCCTTTTCTTGAAGTTTATTTTCTAAAGATTCAATTTTAAGTTCAGCTTCTTTAAGCTTTTTCTTAGTGTCTTCAACTTCTTCTTCAGCAGCATCTTTTTTAGTAGCATCTTTTTTAGCACTACTTTTTTTCCTTTCAGAAATTTCTTCTGCTTCAATTTCTTTCAATAATTCTGTTAAATCAACTTCTTCTTCATCAGACATTTCCATTTCTTCACCTTCTTCTTCTGATTCTTCCTCAGCGCCTTCACCTGCTTCAAGTTCCCCTGATTCAATCATGTCAGCGATTACGTCTTCAATCATCTTTTTAAGGTCTTCATCAGTCATGTCCTCAAGATCAAGTGGTTCTCCTTCTTCATCCATGTCATCACCAGCCATGTCATCATCTTCTTCATCCATAGCTTCTTTAACATCTTCTTTTTCTTCGTCGTCGGATTTTTTTCCTTCTTCTACTTTTTCTTCGTCGTCGGATTTTTTTCCTTCTTCCACTTTTTCTTCTTCTTCTAATTCAGCTAATAGTTCTTCCAAATTCATCTCGTCTATGTCTTCTTCCATGCTATTTTTAGAATCATCTTCTTCGTATTTCATTTCTTCCATACTATCTTTAGAATCATCTTCGTCATGCATAGCTTCTTCCATTTTAGAATCATCTTCATCGTAAGATTTCATTTCTTTAACATCATCTTCTTCATATTCCATTTCTTGGATTTTAGCAGATAACATTTCTTTTAAACGAGGTGTAAAGGCTTCTTCTAAAGCTTCTTTAGCGTTTGCTATTGCCATTTCTTTTACAGCTTTAGCATCTGCGATTGCTTCTTTAAGCAAATCTCTGTTTGTTGCCATTTTCCTAAATTTTATTTTGTTGGGAAAGTACGTTTATTTAAAAAACGTAATAGAATAATTAATTGCGATGCCACATAGAATCGTGGCATATTCTCATATACATATATGAGGAGGAATTAAAGTCGCATTTACATTACAGGACAGGTGCCCTTAGCGCATAATATTTCGGTAATAATTGAATTAGTGCGCGCATATGGATGAAGGAATGTAGATCTAGATTCATTTAATTGACCATTTTTCATCCAAGAATCTGGGTTTGATGGGTTAGATACTAAATCCCAAGTAAGTAATTCAAAGTCATCTTGTACTTCCATTACTTCACCCATTTGTTTTAGTGAACCCATTCCACGAGAAGATATACCTATAATTAAACCATTTTTAACTAATGCTCCTGCTATACGGCCAGATTCAGTTCCTTTATCTCCGGGATCACAAAATATTTCAACAGTACCTAAAATTTCATCACCATCCCATCTTATTTCTCTAATAGCATGCGATGCATTTTTTAAATTAATTATTTGAGAGTCAGGATGATCTAATTCACCACACGTTTCAGTTGATTTTTGATCTATTTTCTTTTGAAAGTTTGCTAATTCACGCTCCCATAACTCTTTTTTATAGTATCTACCATTACCGTTTTTAACTTCAACAGTAGCTAGGATACCTTCAACAAAAATGTTTCCACCTCTGTTTAACCCTTCTACAAGTTGAACAGGACTTGGTTTAAATTGTCTAGTTTCTATTAAGAGTTCTTTACTCATCTTCCTCTTCTTATATCATTTAACCATTCCCAATCCGGCTCTACGTCTTCATCTTCATCAGATGGTTCAGAATAGTTTTCTTCAAGAGAATCAATAGTATCTTTTAATTTTTCTATTTCTGGGTTTAATTCTCCAACTGTTTGATCTAATTCTTTAGCTTGTTCAGTAGAATTATCAAATTCTTCAAGTGGTTCATCTTCATCAATTACTTCTTTTTTAGGAATAGATTTAATTTTTTTAGCTTCTTTAGCAAGTGCTTTTTCAATTTTAGCTTTAGCTCTTTCTAAAATTTTAACATCTTTTTTAAGTTCTTTAACTTTCTTTTTATCAGTTAAAGCTTTCATGTCTTCATCTTCGTTAATTCTTTCAAGAAATGAATTTTTCTTTTCAATTAACTCCATAATTTTAGCTAATTTAGATTCATACACTTCATATTCAGCTAATTTATTAATTTCAGCTAATTCTTTATTAACATTTTCTTTAATTACTTTTCGTATTTTAGCTTCTGGTAGAGTATCTGGTTTATAGGGGGGTAAGTCTATCATTATACCATCATCAACTATTTTTAATGAATACCCCTCAGGGAAGGATACCATATGGTAAGGTCTCATTTGTCCTTTAACTGGTAATTCTGAAATTCTGTCATCAGTAAATTTCTTGATTAATGCTCTAATTGCTGGCCAATCTTTTTCAGTAAAATTATCTTGGATTTTTTGTAAGGTAGCTTTAGCAACATTTTGAGCTCTTGTAGATCTACCTCTTGTTACTCCTTTTAAAGCAATATACATTAAATCAGATATAGCAAGAATTACCTCTTCACCTTTAGAAAATACTTTAATGTGGGGAATTTGTGCTGATTCATCATATGTAGGGGCATTAGGGCCTGGGTTACTTAAATTAAGTTTACTAATAATTGAATCAGGTAAAAGATAATTTGTAGGTATTTTTCGTCTACCACCACCACCACTTACTGGGTTGATGTTGATCATTTCTTCTAATTCAGAATCAACCATTTCACGGATTACTTTACGCAATTTAGCTTCTTCTAAGTGGCTATGTAAACCACTCCCACCTGAAGGGTCAGTAAAATCCTCATTATCTCTTTTAATACCATAATATGACATTATTTCATTATATTCTTCTGGAGTTATATCTTGGGGAAGTATTCCTGTTCTTTCATGGTAATCAAATAATTTAGATGCTTCATCTTTTTTAAGTTTTGGTTGAATAGACTCTTTTAAATCACCGTATCCACTTGACTTGTATTTTCCTTTAGGTTCTTTTGGTTCACCTAAACCAGGATGGTCTACTGCATACCCTAAATCTTTTACACCGAATTGACCTTTTTCAGTGTAATATATAGGATTTTTTTCAAGATTTTTAATTACAATGGCTTTTAATTGTTCCATTGTTTTATTTTCATTTTTAGGATCTTTCATTTCAGTGTAGTATCCTTTCATAATCTGATCAAAAATTAAATTATCAGGATTTTTCTTATCCTCATAGTCAAAATTCTTTTCAGCATCTTCTTCTACTTGTTTTGAAGGTTTTTTAAGTTCAGCTTTTTCATCATCAAAATGTTCTTTCTTTGCTTCAGCTAAAAAGTTTTCAAAAGCAACTTCAAATGATTCTTTTTTAGAAGGTTGTAATTGGTTAATTGGTTCTAAACCAACAACGTTTTCATTAATAAGATTTTTAGTTTTAAGTACATTTGCTACTTCTGTATATGTAGCAGCGTTACGAATTAAACCAGGAAACTGTCGTTTAGCTTCCTTAATAAAGACGTCTTTGTGGCCTTTACCTTCTTTAATTAACAAATACTGGTCTTGTAATGTCTTTTTCATTTATTTTTCTGTTAGTAGTTCTTTTATTTCTTTTAAATAGCTTTTAACTATTTCTATTGGTTGTGTGATATCATATGAACCAACGTTTCCACCATATAATTCAATTGTATCATTTTTTGCATTAGAAACTAATGGTGTTATTTCATTCATTAATTTTTCAATTTCATCTAACCCAGCTATACGTTGTTTTTGGAAATCATTCATTTCCCATAATTTTTTCTTGTCGTATGATTTAGGTTTTATATTAGGAACATTTTTAAATCCTAATTTATAATAATAAATATTTTTAGCTCCTTTAGCGTTTTTATTTTTATTAAAAACTGTTGGAGTAGCATAGTTAGCCCCTTCACCTGGGGTAAAAGAAGCGCCACTTTGGTTAGTAGCGGACATTTCTTTTAATTTTTTTCTTACTATTTCTTTAATTCTATCCATTAGCTGTTTCTAATTCGTCTATTAAATCACAATATTGCAATAAATCAACTAAATCTTTATCTTTAAGTTTATAGTTTTTAGATGGAACCTTAATTAAAGAAACAACTTCAGCAATTTTTATTTTAGTAACTTTATTTTTAGTACCTTTATTTAAATCTAATAATTCCTTTTTAATTTCATATATTTTATCTGTATAAAATCTTTTTAAACGAGGAGCATTATCAATTGAGTTAATATATTCTTTAAGAATTAATTTCTGTTTTGATGCTAAATTATCGTACTTACCATTAAATTTTTCCATTAAAATTTTATAAGTAAGAAGTTTAGTATCTTTATCAGATTTATTTACTTCATCCATTACCTCATCTCTAACTTTACTTTCTTTAATAGAAGCAACAGTTAAATGTTCTAAAATAGTAATTTTATTTTGAATTAATTGTTCTGGGTTTGGGGTGGTAGAATTATTTAATTCTAGTAAAGTATAAAATGCAGCAAAAGGCTTATAATTAGGAAGTTTATGATTAAAAAAGTGTGTTAAATCATAATGTTTTTTAATTTCATTAATAAGATTGTATTTTTGTCTTTTAATAGCTCCTCTATTTAATGATTTAGATGATTCAACTAAAGTAGAAACTGTAATAGAGGCTTTAGCTTCAGTTAATGAGGTTTTTTTTAAAAGAGATTCATATAGTCTATATTCTCTTCCTAATTCAGATTTTACAAAATATTTTTGTAATATATCTTTAGCAGGTGAAGTTTTATTTTCTAAAGTATCCGTTGTAATTTGACGTACTAATAATTCAAATAAAATACCTGTGTTTTTATACTTTGAATGTTTAATTTGCATTCTTAATAAGTTTATTTATTTATAAATATATAAAAATTTATTATTGTTTTATTTGATTTTCATCTAATAATGAATTTCCTTTAATTTCTTTTTCAAATATCATTTGTTTTTTCTGGTTTTTGATGTCATTAAACATTTTAAGATTTTTATTTCGTTTCTTTTTTGTTTCTAAAGCTAAAGGAGATCCACCTTTATAGTTAGGCTTTATTGAATCAGATTCATCATTATCTTTTTTCATTCCAATAGCTCCTATTCTATCTTTACCAAAAGCATTATCTTGTGTATTTCTATTAGACGTTTTTTCTTTTGGTCTCCCTAACGCTTCTTTATCTTCATCATACCCTTCAGGTACTTCTCCACCATCATACCTATTTCTGCCATACAATGAAGCTAAATCATGAGGTGTTCCATAAGATTTTCCTGTTTCACGAGGATCATTACCTTCATTTTCAATTTGAGCTAATCTAAATTTACGTTTAGCATCTTGTACATTTAAAGAACGATATTCTTCATATTCATCTTCACTTAAATGGAATATATGTTCATAAATAAAATCAGTAGGCATTAACTTATTTTCTACTATTGAGTTAGCTAAATCTACTTTATCCCTCATTAAAGCTACTCTTTCTTGATCATAAATTACAGAAGGGTTAGTTAATGAAAGTTCAAAATTTACTAAAGCATCATCTTTATAACCTTGAGCATACAAATGAACCAAAGCAATTTTATTAAGTTCAGAAACTATAATTCTTTGTATACGTTCAATTGTACGAGCAAACCTAATATCTTCAGCTGCTAATGTAGCTTTACCAGTTAAATCCTTTTCATAACCCATAAATGCTTTAGGTACTTTAAGAGCAGCAAATAATTTATCTCTTAAATACTCTACATCTTGAATTCCATCATATTGTAACCCACCTAAATTATCTATTTTAGTTGCTTGATCATTGCCTCTTACTGGTATATAAAAATCTTCAAGTAAGTTTTGCATGTTATATTTTAAATTATAATCACCTGATTCTTGGTCAATGTAAGGGGTGCGTTTCATTTTTGATATTGTCTTTTGCATAAAGTTTTCTACTTCAGCAGGTGCAATATTTCCAACATTAATATAAAATATACGTTTTTCAGGAGCACGGACGATTCTATGAATTAACATAGCATCTTCCATCATTGTATATTGTTTAAATAATTTACGACCAGGTTCTAAATATGATCTACCATAGGGTAAAAAATTAGTATCTGAAAGTAACCTAAAGTGTGCTACTTCATAGTTATCAAAATAGATAGCTTTGTCGTTATCATTATTTTGATAATTAGAAGTAGGTACTGAGTATTGGCCATATGCTTGGTTAATGCCATCTGGATCAAATCTATATCTTACATCAGCAGGTCTATCAGGGTCAAAACCATCCTGTCTTTCTATATGAAATGCATTGTAAGGTATAACATTATAAACACCAAATTTTTCAGAAATTTCTAATTTTAAAAAGAAATCCCCATATTTACACATATTTCTAATCCAAGGCCATAAATTAAATTCTATATTTAATACATCATAAAATAAGTTATATAGAATTTTTTGAACATCTTCATCTGAACTTTTAATTTGGAGTACTTCCCCCATATCATTTTTTAAAGTACATTCATCTGAAATAATGTCTAAAGCAGAAGCTATAATAGCGTCAGTATCCATTGCATCATATTCAGAATATAATTGAGGTCTTAACATTAAGTAGTTAAAACTACTTTGATAACCATAAATTGAAGTATTAGAATTAGTATAAATTCTATTAAATCTATCTATTAAAGCATTTGTTTCATATTCACCTGAAACTTGAACTTTATTTATATCAACTACTTTTAATTGGTCTTCACCATCATTCCTAATAATTACATCAGTTGAAAATAATCTTTTTAATCTACCAAATAATCCAGTATCTGCCATTTTTTTATTTTTTTATAATAACCAAGAAATATCTTCTTGACCGTTTGAGTAAGGGTTATCTATTTTATAAGGATTTTTAAAAGTACTATTATTAGAATATCCACCTGCATAGGGTGAAGCGTTATTACTAACATTATTTAACATACTTTTAGCCATATCCATTCCTTGTTGTCTTAACTTAAATGCTGTTTCTCTTAAATAACAGCCTATAGAAAAAGATAAAACTAAATCATCATTATACCCTGTTTGGGCTTCAGCTCTACCATTTCTCCATATAAATACTTTCATTTCTTCTAATAGTCGCACAGATCTAAACATAACACCACGATCTCGTACTGCCTCTTGAAATTTACCAATTGCTATTGGTCTAGTATTTGAAGCCATTGTAAACCCAGGTGTCATTTTACTGTAATCCATATAAGGATCAAAATAGTTATCTACAGACATACTGTTACCTTTAGGTGAATGATACAAATTTTGATAACCTCTATCAAGGATAGTTTGAATAGTTGACCATCCTATACTTGAATTTTCAGGTGCAAGTAAAGCATTATTGTACTCAGTTGCTATACCAACTAATAAATTACCAAAATCTTTAGTACCCATTTGACCTTTATATTCAGCAACTTGTGTAAATGTTTCAACATCAAACACATGAAACGCTGAGTAATCTTTCCCATCGCCACGAGCAACATCAGCTACAACTAAATAATCTCTTGAATAATCAACCGGTTCCCATATCCACAAATTTTTATCTAATCCACGTTTTTCTAATGGTTCTCTAATACATTCTTTTTCATAGTAATCAACATTTTCAGCATAAAAAACAGTATCACCAGAAGTAGAAAAATCACAATCACATTCTTGTGCTGCCATTCTTGTTCCTAAATCTGCATCTTGTTGATCCCTCCAGGCTTGGTTTCGTTCAGGATGAACTTCCCAAGGTAACCTAATAGGTAAAAAACTATTATCACCTAATTCAGCTGCAACCCATGTTTTATGAAACCAATTTCCAGTACCATAAGGGGTAGATAATGCTATACAACCACCTCCTGTTGCTAATGTTTGTTGTGCTGAAGCCCATATTTCACCTATGTTGTTAATAAAAGCTGCCTCATCAATTATTAATAAAGAAACTGCTTCTGATCGACCAGCGTCTGAACTTGCTGAAGTGGCTTTTATTTGGGAGCCATTATTTAGTCTAAGAGTTAATTTATTATCTTCAGAAGGTTTTTGTTTTTCTTTAAGCCATGAAGGTAAATTATCGTACATAAATTTAACCTTAGTAACCATGTTTTTAGCAGTTTCTTGTTTTGTTGCTATACAGAGTATATTTTTATCTTGGTTAAATAACATCATCCATAATGAATAACCTGCAGTCAAAGTAGATATACCTAACTGTCTAGATTTTAAAACAATAGAATAAGGATTTTCTTGAAATAAAGTTAATACTTTATCTTGAAAAGGGTATAAATTAAATTGAATTCTTCCACGTTTAGGGTGTTGAATATAACAATACTTACGCATAAAATATGCAGGGGAAGCAGCACATTTTACATATTCTTCTCGTATTTTCTGTTTAAGATCTTGGCTCATTTTATTTAAGTACTATTAATATAATTAAAGGAGTTAAAATAGCCAAAAAACCTCCACCTAAAAATTTAAGACCTTTTTTTAATCTATTATTTGATTTTTGTAATTTACTAACATCTTTTTCTAACCCTTTAACAATTAAAGAATTTTGTTCATTTATTTGAACATGATTTTCAATTTGAAGAATATAGTTGTAATCTTTAGTTTCAAAATCTTTTATAACACTATCTTGTCTAATAGATTTTTCATTTAATTCTAAAATTAACTGGTTGGTTTTGGTTAGTTCTGCAATTGCGGAGTCACCTTTAGTTAAATCAACTGCTATTTTTTTAGCAATATTATAATCAAAACAAATTTTATTGGTATCTTTCTGTGAAAAACTTATCGAGTTGAGTAGGAGTATAAGTAGTAATATTTTTAATTTTTTTACCATAATGTTCTTTTACTTTTACTATTTCTATATTTGTACTATCAATTTGTTTATTTAAAATAACAATTTCATTTTGTTGGTATATAATAGATTTATTTAATTCCAATTGTTTATCTTCTAATCCAAGTATAACAACATTTAAACTATCTATCTTTTGCTTTTGTTTAGTATAATCTCCAACTTTAACAGGTGATGTTATTGTAGTAATAGTAAAATATAATAAAAGTATAAAAACAGTTACACATATTAAAATATGCCATAACTTCAATTTAACTTCCCTATTCATGAAAAAAACTTTTTTACAGTTGTTTTTCTAATTCTTTTTCTAATTCTTTTTTCTTTTTGTTTAGATCTTTAAGTTGATTTTTTAAATCTTCTTTTTCTTCTCCTTCAGCTTTTGAGAATTTTTTAGCTAAATCTTTCATATTTGTAGTAACTTTAGCTACTTCATCTTTTAAATCAGATAAACTATCATTTTTAGGTTCAGAAGCTGTTGTTTTTTCTGCTTTTGGTTCTGTTGCTGTTGCTTTTTCTGCTTTTGGTTTAGAAGGTTTTCTAGTTGCACCTCCACCTACTGCCCTTTCAACTGCTTTTAAAGTTTGTGGAAATCCTAAAGTATAAGTATATCCTCTTTCTTTTAATTTTTCTAATCTCTCTACTGTTTTAGCATCAACACCTTTTTGACTAATTAAACCATCAATTTTATTTGTTTGGTATATTTCAGCTTGATCTTCTATAGTATCTGCTATAGCATTTAAAGCAGCTTTGTAATCTTTTCCAATTTGAGAATCCGCTGCTATTTCTAGAGTTTCTCCATCTGATGTTTTTTGTTTGATGTCTTTATCAGCTTGTCTATTTTTATCAGAATTAACTTTAGTAATTAATTTAGCTAAATCATCATTAGTTAAATTTGGGTATTCTGCTTTTAATATATCTACAGCACTTTTAATAGCATCTTGAAGAGGTTTTTCATCACGCTCTTCAGGGCGAGTTGCTATATCTTCAGGATTTTTAACATCAAGAGGTCCATCAGGGAAAGGAACTTCACTTAAAGTTGAGGAAATTTCTTCACGAATAATTTCAAGTAAACGAGATTTTTTCATTATGTATATTTTTATTTATTTATAAATATTAAGAAAATATTACTTGTTTAATTTTTTTAATTCTTTCTTCAGTAGAACCAGATATTTCTGTGTATTTAGGGTGTTTACCTAATTTATCACCTATTATGGTTTTAATTGATTCATCAATTTCTTTTCGATATTCTTTATCTATTGTTCTAACTCCATTATCTTCTAATTCTACACCTTTAGGAGAAACATAAAATAAATAATCATAATCATTAATTAAATTTTTAGCTAATTCTTGAAATTGTTTTCCTTGAGTCCAAGAAATAGATTTTGCAGATTTTGTAAATGCTATAACATCTACTATAGTTCTATCTGTTATAATGTTTTCTTGTAACAATTCAGAAGATCGTTCTGCTAAAAATATTATTTGACCCTTAATTGTAGAGTCAGTATTTAAAGGAATACCTAAATCTCTTAAATACTCACTACGCTCAGTAGCAAATTTATAATCCTTAAATTCAGGTAATTTTTTTAGTTCATTAACTAATGTAGTTTTACCTACACTCATTGTACCACAAAAACCTATTTTCATAATTTTATTTAATTAATATTTACCACTAATGTAAATATACAAAACTTCTGGTATTTTTACACATTCTTTTTTATTATTGTTTGAATCAACACAATCAATAATTTTTAAATTTCTTACTACATCCTTAATATTTCGTGGTGCATTTGCCGTAACATTAAGTATATATTGTTTAGAATATAATTTATTTGAATCATAAAAAGATTCATTTAGTAAATCTATTAGTTTAGCCATTTTCTAATAAATATTACTTAAAATTCTATATCTTCTAAATCAGAAGAATTTTTTTCCATTTCTTTTACTTCTTCATCTATTAATATAGATTCAGCAACATAAGTACCTTGTGCTCCTGAGACTGTAATTCCCCTTGCGCTTAAAGCATCACCTACAAAATATACGTTAGAATATTTAGTTAAACTAAGATTATTATAATCTACTAATGGTTCAGGTGACAAATATTTTACTTCGGGCATATAAATACCCCAATCATCCCCAAGTGTAGGAAATACTTTTGTCATATCTTTAATAAAATCAACTATATAATTGCCATATTCTCCTAACGCATCAAATAATGGTTCTGTGTTGTCTACTTTAACACATTTAACAGAATCACCTTCTGATGTTTTAGATGGTGTTCTATTACTTGGTGAATAGTATGTACCTACACCATTAATTTGTAATTTTTTAACTGCCTCTCTTGACCAATCAAATGGTTTATCTATACCTCTAATTTCCATTAGTATACCAAAATTAGTCATATTATTTCGATATGCTTCATTTTTTTTAGCATGTCCATTATAACTTACATCGCCATAAGTATGTTCCGCAGCAACGTAAGCGGCGTTATTGTTTGTACAGAATGAACGTAGTGATACACCCTTATCTTCAAATTTTCTATATAATTTAAAATCATAACTAATATCTATTAATTTTTGGAAATGTTTTTGGGGTGCTTCAAATCGAACACCTATTTGTACTGCTTTAGGTTCAGTTGGTAAATTATATTTTTCAGCTAGTTTTTTACCAAAATCAATTCCTGATTTACCTACACCAAAAATTAAATGATCATATTCTATTTCACCTGCAAAATCATGATTTGCTAATGATACTTCTTGTTTATCAAAGTTAATGTCATAAACTTTATGTTCCCAAACAAATTTAATACCCTTTTCAACTAAATAATCATACCAATTTTTACCTATTTCGTGTAAATAATCAGTTCCAACATGCCATACAGGGAATAAGCGTAAACCAAAATATGGTTTAATAAAATCAGGTTCTGCTTGAGGATCAGAACATTGTACTTCTTCTGGTTTAGGGTGAAATCGTTTAAAGTTAGCTATAACTTGATCAAATAATTCCATTGCTTTATCTTTACCACAATATTTTGATAATTGACCTCCTACTTCAGTATGGTAAGTTAATTTACCATCACTCCAACCACCTGCACCTAGCATTCCCGTCATTACCTCTTCAGGTAATCTATTATATGGGTCTTTACCCATGTCAATTATAGTGATTTTATCACCAGGATATCCATTATCAACTAATTTAGTTGCAGCATTAATACCTGCTACACCTGCTCCTACAATTACTATTTTATTCATTTGTAAATTTTATGTGCTAAATATATAAAAAAAAGTGACCTAATCCAAAGATTAGGCCACAGCTCTAAAAAATTTTTATTTTAAGTCGACTGGCTATGAATCAGTCTGTATGTTAGTCTAAACTAGGTCTTCTACCTTTTTCTTTATCCATATCAATCATTGCTTTAATAGCAGCAGTGTTTGAAGGAGAATTAGGGTCTGAGCTAAAAGTAGGTTTTAAATATTCTGCTACTTTAAAGTTAAGTTCTTGGGCTGTTTTATCATCTAAAAGATTTAATGCTTTAACTAGTGCTAAAGGAGCATTAGTCATTCTTTCATCTTTAAATAACATATTCACCATACCTCTAATTTCAGGAGTTCTTCCTGCTCCATGCTCATTTAAATTAATTTTTCCTTCTTTAAAGTCATCTTGTTTACGAACTTTTTCTTTTGCTTGGGTATAATTAAGATTAACAATATTGTCTCTACTAGATTTTAATTTAATAATAAAACCATCATCAGAAACAACAGTATGTTTTTCTCCCATATACATAACAACATCACCATTTTTAAACATATTTTCACTTAAAATACGTTTAATTTCTTCTTTTATAGTTTGTTTTAATTTATTTTCTGTCATAGGGGTCATTTTTTCTTTTTCATGTTTAGCAACTATAGATTCAAATTCATCTTGTGTATCTTGATCACCTGTTTTCATCCAATCTAAAAAATCTTCATATTTTTTAAATCCAAGTTTTGGTAAAAGTTCTTCCTTATCTTGGTAAACTTTTCTAAGAAGTTCCCAAACACCATAAGAACTGAATTTTATTTCGTTTGTTTGTTTTAAACTTTTCATAATTATTTAGGTGTATATGTTATTGTGTATGTAGTGTCTTCATCTACAACAGTAAGTACATTGTTTGTAAATTGTGCTGTTGTTGTTACATTACCTAATCCAACTCTAAATGTAAAGGGGCCATTAGGTGCATTTGTACCATCAGTTGGGACTAATGCTATATTAACTTTACTTTTTCCAACAGTAAGCGTAGCTTCTAAAATTCTGCCTCCTAATTTAAATGTTTTATTAGACATTACTTCTGCTGTTCCGCCGGCTGATATACTATATCTACCATTATCAGATATATGATGAGTGTCAAAATTATTAATTTGAAATCTTATACCAGGTGGAGTTGGGTTTCCAATACTAGTCCATTGTGCTTCATTAGTAAAATCAGCAATATGTGCATGTAATGTTTTTGTTCCTTTCTGTGGAGTGGTTGAAAATTCATATCGACTTGTTCCTGAATTGTATTCTATTTCATAAAGTGTGCTACCAATTTTATCTGAGATAGTAGCTGATGATTTTGTTTGGTTTGCAGCAATTGAAGCTGTAAATGGCTGTGTTGCGGCGTTTGACCATCCGATTTTATTTTCAGTTTGCATTGTATAACCACCTGTAGCAACAGGTAAATATTTTATTGCGTCTTTTAATTGAGATGATAATACTTGGAATCCAGGATTAGCCAATGTTATTTCATATACTTTACCACTTGATGCAGTAACTTGTGTTGCTATGATAGTTGGCGCAGCTTTTACAAAATTACCAGCTTCATTTGGTCTAAATGGGCCAGAATCATTGTTTAAAAATTGTCCTTTTCGTATTTCAGTTCCTACTACAAACATTTGACCAGGATCACTTTTAAATGAAAGTGTAACAGCATCTTGTCCTTTTTCTTGCATTGTGTAAGTCATTCCACCTAATTGGAAAAATTCACGTGATGGTTTTTTAGATGTATTAGCATCTGTTTCATTTGGTTTATCTTTTTCAATTTGAGCCAAACTTCCTGTAGATTCAGTTACTATCTGGTTTATGCTTTTAAAATTAGATGAATCACCTCGGGCTAATCTTTCTGCTTGAACTTTATAATCTTCTTTTACACCTCTGTTAACTGCTTGTATTTGTGTTGTTAAATAATTAGCATTATATAATTCAGATCTTGATAATTCTGCTAATTGTGTACGTACATTATTTATCGATGTTTTAACAGTTCGACGTGCTGTTATATCAAGACTTCCAGTATTACCCCTTGTAAAAGATTGACCATCTGGTCGTTGAACAAGATCAAATAGTCCTTCAGGATCTATTTCAGTTTTAGCTCCTCTCGTTTGTTGTATTTGCCGGGCAATAGATTTATAGCCTTGAACTTTAGCACTATTAACTGTAAAGTTTGATCCTTTTGCACTTTCATCTGCACTTTTAACTGCACTACCTACCATCTCAGTAACACTCTCTAAATACGTTGCTATTGATTGAGCCGCAATAGCTTTTTGGTTGTCTTCTAGTATTGATTCTGCTACATAGTCCTTATTAAGCATTATATCTTTGTCTGCTACTTCTAATTCTATTCCAAACAATGTGCTTGAACTAGCAAATAAAAGATCCACAGCTGAATCAGCAGTTAGACTTGCATCCTCTTCTTTTAAATGAAATGCTAATGTAGTTAATGGAGAAACAGTTTTAAATTGAGGAAATCCTTTTAGCTCTCCTGTAAATGCTACTCCTGTAATAGAATCAGTACCACCTGTTACTGTTATTTCTGAGGTAGGGGTTGTTGGGAAGGTAAAATTTCCTAATGTGTCAGTAGTTGTAGTTCCAATATTACTGGTTACAGTTGCTCCAGCAATAGGGCCATCACTTGCATTACCAGTAAACCCACCTCCTCCTGCTGCTCCTCCTTTGGATTGCATTTGAGACATATAAAATTCATATTGTCTCTGTTTTTGTTCACTTAAAAGGTTATCATGATCTAACTGTTCTTTTAAAAATTTTCTTCTCTGCTCCTCTAAAGGTAAATTTTTTATATCACTTCGTAACACAAAATTTCTCCAGTCTAATATCACTTTTTATATATTTTTAATTTTAATTTATTATTTCCTTTTATGACACGATGCCAATGGTGTCTTGGTATAAATATCGGTTGATTTAACGAAGTTGGCAATTCGTTATCAAGTTGTATTTTCCAATCTGTTTCTCCAAGGATTTCTAAAGTTCTATCTTCATCATCACGATGCCATAACAATTCTATTGGATCTATATTTTCAGAAAATTCACGAATAATATAGGAATCTGTAACTTCTATATCAATGTAGGGTTTCAAGACTTCTTTTTATATTCAGCTTTTTTAGTATTTTTTACAAATTGTTTACCTTTTTTACCTCCTCTAACTTTTTTAGCTACAGTTGATTTTCTTTCAGCTTTAGTTAAAGATTGTGCTTTAGCTTTAGGTAAACAACGAGTTGTAGCTTTACCTTTTTTCATTGTACCACAAGGACCAGTTATATTACCTGATGTGTTAATACGAACCCATTTTTCTTTTTTAAACCAATCACGTAAAGATTCTTTAACTACTTCACGTATTTGTTCTTCTTTTAATCCTTTCCAAATAGACCCTTTTCTACATCTAACTACAGCTCCTGATTTGTAAGCTGAAGGTTTTTTAAATTTACGGTCAGCAATGCGTAAGCATCTATCTCGTTTTTTCTTTTTTTCAGTAAGAACTTCTTTAATTATTTTTTCTAATCTATCCATTTTACCAAAATCCACTAAAGGATGATTTTAAACCTAATAATTTAGCATAGCGAGGCAATCTACAAGACCAATATGATGCTTTTGTTTTATCTTTCTTTTGAGCACATTTATGTCTAGCTGCAAATGCTTTTCTAGCTTTGGGGTTATTAATTTTTGCTTTTAACCCACCAGAACCAAATGAAACTTTTTTTACTTTTTTAGTTTTAGGGTCTCTAACATAAACATAATATGCTTTAGAACCCCCACGTTTTGGTTTTCCTATAGGTGGGTCTTTTTTCTTTTTCTTTTTAGCTGCTTCATTTAAGTTTAAAAGATCTTCATATTCATAATACACACCATAATCCCTTAAAACTTCTTTAACTCGGTTCAAATCTATAGATTCTTGTCTTAATTCATCAGCTAATTCTCTATAAAATGGGTATCCTTCTTGACCTTTTTCTTCAGCTCTTCTTAAAATATTCATTAAAGGAACTTCATTGGCTCTAACTGAAAGAGGCATATCTAAGGGCACTTTAATATTTTCATATATTCCATAATTGCCTAAATCAGTTTCTTTTAAAATTTCTTTATCATCTTCATTTACATTAATAATTTCACGTAAGTATAAAGAACGAGCTTCTGCCCATAAATTAATAAACGATTCAGAACCATAACGGAATGTGTTTTCAGTTAAAGGTAGTTTATTTTGTACGTGATATTGAAGATTTTCTGATAGTATTTGTTTGGGGGCTATACTTTCATTTAAAGTTATACCTTTAGAAGCTGGTTTATCACAGCCACCACACCCACAATTACAACCTTCTTTTTCTTTTGGTTTGGTGGATAATACTTCTTTTATAAGATTAGTTAATCGTTCCATAGTTATAAATACTAAGAAAAAGAAGAAAGTTAGAAATTATACTATAAAATACAGATTATTTTTTAAACCTTTTGTTTTATCCCAAAGTAATGCTTCAGCAGACCTTTTAGCTCCTATATATCCTCTTTTATGGTGCCAAGAATCAGTAGCTGAAAGGGAATTAAAATATCTGATAACTACCCCTTGATATTCTTCAGTAGATTTAAATTTAATTTCTTTTTTGCGATGTTCATGACCTAAATGAAATTCTCTAAAAGTAGACATAGCCCATTCTTTAGGTTTCTCATTTGCCATTATTAATGGTAAATCTATTACTTTTTCTTCATTACCATGCGTATAACCAATTAATACTTCCCCGTATTCATAATACTTTCTTGGATTAGCGGAATTATCTACAGTTACATTTTTATTGTTGTAAAACCAACCTTCTAATGAATCCCCTAAATAAAAATTTCTTTCAAAATCATGATTACCAGGTACCATAATTACATCTACAGGAGCTATATTAGTTAATTTGTTTATAGCATTTACAAGAAGTTGTCTACCTAAACGAAATGTTTTTTGCCATCTAGCATCTTCTTCTTGTGGTGTACCTTTAGTTGTACTATTAAATGGGTATGATTTATCTGAGTTGAAAAAATCATTTCCAATAGGAAATACTATTTTTTCTATATTTTTATTTGAAGTTTCTTGAATAAATTCCTCAATACATTGGTTAAAAATATCACTAGCTACTTCTAAATTATATTCTTGATTTGTTTCTTCAGACCAGGAGATTTTACCTAAATGTAAATCAAATATGTTTAATTCAAGTAATAAAGGATCTTTATCTATTTTAGATTTATATTTAATCTTTTCTATTTTGGGTGATAACTTTTTTAAATCTTCTATAAATTCTTCTCTAATATTTTTTACAATGGGTTCAGTTTTACTATTTAACCAAATTTTAACTTGAAATAAAGGAGTAGTTAATATATTACCATCAGGGCCTTTAGTTCCTACTTCCCAAGTATTTACTATTTGTTTTTCTATATCCCAGTTATCTAAAGATATATTATGGGCTTCTAAAAGTCCATCTACTGTTACTATCCTATCAGTAATCTCTGATGATAGGGATTTTGTTTTTGTTTTCATAATCTAATAGATTTTAAATGAATATACATCTATTTTTTTAAGGATCCAAATTTTATTTAGGAAATTAATGGAGATAAAGTAGTATAAACATTTTTTATAATACGAGTTTTCTTTAATTCCCCACTAGCAAGATAAGGTTTTCCAAAATCTACTTCAACCCAATCTACTATCCCTCTACTATCAGGTTCACCTGCTCTTGTACCAGCAGAAGCAGCATTAACTACCTCCCCAACACCATATTTATTGTGAGTAAAAGTAGAACCTTTTCTATATGATGCTTTTACTTTATAATCTAAATCACCTAAATTAATTTTTTCATCAGGTTTTTTAACTGGTTCATCTAGGTCTATAATATATTCAAAATCCCCTAAGGTTAATAGTCTAACCCCTTTAGATTTTTCTTTTCTTTTTTCATGAGATTCTAAACTATCTTCTATACTAGAATCATCCATTGTTGGGTAAAGTAGTAAAGTAAGTAATTCATCATTTGAAATAGTAAGAATGTAAGTTGTTCCTATATTATCTTTCATTATAGGTTCTCCTTGTTTATCTTTACCTTTACTATATTGGGTTTTTAAAGATAATTCATATTCATTACCATTTATTTTTAGTATAGGTTTTAAAATTTTATAACCAATAGTTTCTTTAAAAGAAGCAGAAAAATTATTCATTTTTTCAAAATATGATAATCTTTTTTGCAATTCAGTTTTAATTTTATCTATGATAATAGGAGTAATTTCTTTAACAGTATATTTATCTCCTAACATTTTTTGATTTAAATTAGTAATAGATAAAATATCTTCTCCTCTTTCTTTTTTTCGAGTGTTATAATGTTCATCCTGTGTAAGTTCTTGTAGACTTACTCCTATTTTTTTAAATTCATTTTCAAGTATAATTTTATCTTTAGGATTATCCATATTAGGATACCCTTTAGGAAACTTATAAGCTATACTATGTAAAAATTTATCTAAAATATCCATTATACTTTATCTGCGTTTCTTTCTTGCCAGTCATAAGATACACTATCTTTTACAATGGGACCACCTTTAGCCCAAGTTCTACAACTTCTTGCAGAATGACATTTAAAGTGGTGCATCCAACAATATCCTAATCTTCCATCTTTATCTGATGTTTGGCCGGGCATGCATTCATCCATTCTAGGAGAGATATCAAAAGCAACACAATTACCACATAATGATTTTCTAGCTGCTTCTTCTGTTGTATTCCAATATTCAGCTATATCTTTCCAATAGTCTCCTGGTTCATCTACATTTAGTGGACCATACTGGATGTATTCTGCTTGGATGGAAGCATCTCTATTTTTGGTATTTAATTCAAGATTTTGAGTAGCAGTAGGACAAGCCATTGCTGCTTCATATAATTTACCTTCTTTTATAAACTTTTTTAAATCAAAATTTTTCATAATATTATGTTTCAGGTTCTTCTGTTGTATCTTCTTCTGTTGGAGGAGGTGGGGGAGAATCTTCTTCAGGACTATCACCTAAATTATCAGTATTTTCTTCATCTACTGGGGTTCCAAATCTTAAAATGCGAGCAATAGCTTCTGCAGCATGTTGTTCTTCAGGGAGATTTAATAAGTAATATTTTTTGCCTTCAACTTGAGCAATAAAACTTCTTTTACCATAAATTAAATAGAATAGTTGATCATTTTTTAAATTAATTCTAAATGTAGAAGGGCGTGGTGCAACCCAATCAATTGAAGCTACAAAATTATCATATTCAGGTGTTAAAAGATCTACAATAACAGCTTTTAATTCAGGAAACTTAGTCAATTCATCATATTGAACAGCTTCTTCAGGTGTAATTCTTTTATTAGCATACACTTGTTTAATTAAAATTTTTAATCTATTTTGTAGTGCTTCTCTTGTCATGATCTAAGTTTATTAAATATAGCTTCAGCTAGTTTTTTAGTCTTAGATTCATCAATTACTCCTTCCTCACTTGCAACATCTACCATTGCATCAATTTGAGGTTCTTTCATTTCAAAATCAAGATAGTGTTTAGCAGCAACTAACATACCTCTTGATTTGGATATTTTTGATTGCCACCAATGTGGGAAATCTACTTCACTATCCATTTTATCAAACTTATCAACCATTTTATAAAGTTCCATAGCATATTTTCCAATACGATATAAATCTGCTTTTAGCATACCCGGTTCATCGTCTTGGTGGCCTATGTCTAAATCTTCATCTAATTTGCCTTGTTTTTTTAAGATAGCTTTTTGTAAACCATCAGGTAAATTCTTACGTTTATCATCAAATTTATCATCATGTTTTGAAGTAAACTTTTCAGATACGGGTTTTTTTAAAGCATCTTTAACCATTTCTTTAAGTTTAATCATCATATCTGGGCCAGCTGGTGTATCTCCAATTTCTCCATCTATACCATACCCACAAGTACCTTCTTCAATTTCTTTTTCCATAGGTTTTTCTTTTGCTTTTTTATTAATTTGTTTAACAGCTGTAGCATATGCTACTTTTTCAGCTTCAGGGCCATAATTTTTAACTAATTTGTTTCTTCGAGTTGCAATTATAGATAAAAAGTTATCATATATTTTTTTAGACTCTTCAGGAGTAAACGCTTCATTTAAGTTTTCTTTACTAGGATAATTTTTTAAAGCATTCCTAATCGCTTGTTTTATATCACTTGATTTTTTTAAAAATTGTGGATTTAATTCTGGGAGGATTACTCTAAGTATGTATTGGATTATTTCTTCTCTAGTATTAATTTTAGCTGTTGCTGGGTTTAGGGCTGTAAAGTTAGATATATTTTTATTAACTCTTTCAACATCTTTAGTATTATCTTCTTTCACGTAATCATATGTTATTTTAGTACCAGAGGTTGATGTAGATGAGGGTTCAGGTTCTCCTTTAGCATCTAATCTTTGTACAATTTGAAGAAGATAATTTTTTATAGTTTTTGAATCTACATCATTTTCATCACTAACTTTAGATAATAATAATATTAATAAATCTTCTAATTCCTCTTTATTGTTTACAAATTTAAAAGATTTATCAATATTCTTTTTAGAATCTAATTTTTTATCTATATCGACTACATCTTTTTGTGTAGGAGTATCTTTAGTATCAAAATCTCTATAAAGTGTTACAGATTTTTTATCAATTTTAGTATTAGGCCCTATAAATTGAGCTACATCTTTTTCAGGGTTTAAATCTTTATTATTTACAGTTTTTAAATTTATCCAATCTTCATCTTTTTTATTCTTTCCCCAGTAAACTGTAACTTTACCATCGGTTGTAGTTTGTATAATATTATATAATTTAGAAGCAGGGATAGTTTTTCTCTTAACATCTTTAGATGGTTCTTGTTTTTTATCTTGAGTTTTAGAAAGATCTTTATCAAACTTTTTATATTTATCATTTATAATTTGAGTTAAAGCAGGAAATTTAGTAAATTCTCTAAAACTGCTTTTATAAGAATTATCTTTACTATTATCAGCAAAAACATCTAAAGCACTAGCTATATAATCTTCATCTTCACCTGGCCAAATGCCAGCATAAAATGGTATAAGAAAACCTAAATTTTGGGTGGCTATATCTTCTTTATAAAAAGGTAAATAATCAAAATCACTTTTAGCTTCTAATAAAAGAGATAAAAGAGAAACTGTTTCCATTAAATCGTCTCCTTTTTTAGTTGTACCTATTTGTGGGCCAACTTTTTGTTTATCTCCTATTTTTTCTCCTGTTCCTCTTAAAACGGCAGCTTGTCCTGCTTTTCCAGGTTTAGTGAGAATATATTTTTGTCTATCTCCTATTTTATCCTTTAATTTAGGGTCTTTATCTGTTAATTTTTTTAATTGATTAAGAAGAGTAGATGGAGCTTTTTTAGAAGATCGAGTCCAATATAAAGTTTTAATAGCATTATCTATTTCTTCTTGGTTAGCTCCTTTTTCTGATTTCTTTTTTTCTAATTCAGCTAATTTTCTTTTTATAAAACTATCACTAATTACTTCTCCTTTTTTTATTCCTATAGTTTTAATAACAGATTCAAAAGATTCTCTATCTGTTATTCTAGGTAAAATATGAAATAAAATAGACATATATCTACTACCATTATATACAGGTTTATCAGCATAAAAAGCAGTTAAATCTTCAGGGGAAGCTATAGGTTTTGAATCAGATTCTTGATCTTGATCTTGAGGGATATCTTTATTAGTTATTTTTACAATTGAAGTTTGTTTATCTTTAGCTTCAGAAGAATCAAAATCTACTTCTTCTCCAGGATCACTTACATTTGTTCCCCCATCAATAATTTTTACTTTAGCTTTAGGGTATTTTTTTAAAAATTCTTTAACCCCTTTTTCAGCGCCTTCTTTAGCAGCTTGATTTCTTTTATCTCCTAAACCTGTTTTATCAGGACCATCTGGGTTATCATCTTGGGCTCCTGGTGTGTTGGATATGTTTCCAGAGTGTTCAAGATCAATGCTATATCCTTCTCCATCTTCTCCTATGTTTTTAGTATTCTTAAGATCATTTTCTAACATCTTAAATATATCATTACCATAAGAATCAGTATTAGTTTTAAATTCTCCAGTATCAAAAGAAATTTTAACAGCGTCAGATTCTGAGTCTGTGGATATAAGATCTTGGATTTTATCTTGGACATTAAGTTCTTTAGCTACATCTTCACTATTAATAGAATCTCCACCTTCTAAAGATTCACCTGAATCGTCTGCTGAAATTTCTATTTTTTTAATATCTTGTTCAGAATCATCTATAGAAGATTGAGCTGTGGCAGGAGTAAGAAGTGATAAAACTAAAGCAGTTGTTTTTAGAGTTAATAAAAACCAACTACCTACTTTACTAGCAGTATCTGAGAGGATTATTTCGTTTAGTTCTTTACTATCTTGGGTAGAAAGAAAATCTTTAAGAGTTTCATTTGTTATTTTCCCTTTATTTTCTTTAGCCCATTGATTTAAATTAGTAAGGAATTTTTTTATGTTAACTTCTTTTGGTAAACCTTTTTTTATTTTAGCAAATAAAGTAGCTAATAAACGTTCTGTGGGTTTTAAGTCTTTTAGTTTAGATTTAACATTACTTACAAAATCTTTTAAACCTTCATTTAGAATTTTATTATCAACGTTTAAACCTAATTCTTTTATAAGAGCTAAAGCTTCTACTAAATTTTTTTCTTCTATATTTTGAGAAGAAGTAGAATAAAGTGGATTATTATAAAGATATTCTTTTAAATTAAACTTATCCATTTGTTAAAGTTTTTTACTCTTTATCTGATATAAATTCGCTTATAAAGAATTTTAAAGTATTTCCAATTTGGGTAGTAAGTTTTTCATTGTTCATTCCTTTAGCTATTTTTAAAGCTCCCATTAAGTTATTCATAAGGTCACCTTCATCACCTTCTACATCAGCTGCTAAATCTTCTAGTCCTCCTTCAGAGTCAATGTCAACATCTTCTTCAGTTTCTTCAGTTTCAACATCTTCTTCAGTTTCTTCAGTTTCAACATCTTCTTCAGGTTCATCTTCTTTAGCTTCTTCTAAAGGTTCATCTATTAAAAAATCATCAGTTTTATCTAACCCAAGTCGAGCTGTGATGCTCATATCATCTCCTTTATCTTCTATTTCATCATAATCTAAATATGAATGTTCTTCATCTTCTATATTAGGACTTAATTCGTTAATAATCATTTCACGAATTTTAGATTGAAGATTTTCTTTTAAAATATAATCACCATGTCTATGCTTTTCAACAGATGACATTTTTTTAAGAATACCCATTAAATCCTTTTTTTCTGCTCCTAATTTTTTAGCAGCATCAACCAAAGGTTTTAAACCAGCAGCTCCACCCTCTTTTTTAAGTACAGCTTTAATAGCTTTTTCTAATTTGCTTTTATTAAATTTTTCTTTGCTTTCTTTTGCTTCTTTTAAAAAAGGATTAGAATTTTCAATAGTTTTATTTTCCGTTAAAAACTTTTTTAGATTAAAGTTATCTTTCATTTTAAAATGTTTTATTATAAATATATAAAGTTAATACATATTATAAAAATAATATTATTTTTTTAAATTTTTTAAATATTCAATACCTTCTTCCATTGCTTTTTTAGCACGTTTTTTATCAATACCTCCTACCCATTTTTGAATATCCCCAGCTTCAGTAACATAATTATTATTACTTTCAGAAAGCATATCTTCCATAAACTTTTTATATTCTTCTATATTAATGTCTATTTCTTTATTAAATGTAGTGTTAATGTATTCTTTCCATTTGCCCTTTTCTTTTAACTTTGTTTCAGTAACTGCTCTACAATCAACACATTCTCCATATGCTTTATAATAGTAAGGATCTAACTGTTTATCCATATTTTGTTTGCAGTTTGGACAAAATATGGGAACAGCTGTTTTTTTAAATTTATCTAATTTAGTAATATTCTCTTTTATACCATCACGTATAGTCCAAGTTTTTCCATTTTCTTTCCAAATATCACCTTCTTTATAACTAACAGCTTCTTCACCTTGATATCCTATACCTGTTGTGGTTTTTGCTCCAGTTTTACCTTTTATAAGATTTCTAAGACGTTCTACATCTTGTTTTTTAAATTGTTTTTTTAATACTGAATCTGACATAAATAACTATTTTATTTTTTGGTTTGGGGGGTTTCTTCTAAACTAGCTAATTCTCTAGCAAATTGATTTAAACCAAAAGGGTCTTTACCTAAATTTTTATCAAAACCATGTTTATGTTTGTATGGTTTTTTCTTTTCGTTTAATGGTTTATCTATTTCATAAGGTATACCTTTTTCTTTTAAAGCATCTTCATATTCTTCATTTGGTTTAGGTAGTATTACTTTAATAATATATTTATTTAAATTTGTAATATCTCTATCTATTACCTCCTCCATTTCATCTTCGGACCCACCATCATCATCATATGATTGATAGGGTCTTATTTTATAATTATTACGTAATTTATCTTTATCTAATACTAAAATAGGTACACTCCCTATCCAATCTTTAACAAACGAATCTCTACTACGTGTTAAACTTATTGGGCCCCTTAGCATATTATCATCTAAAACATCTAATAAGTATTCTGTATAGTGGTATAATATTCCAAATTGTGGTCCTTCATTTAAACTAGTAACTTCTTCTCCATCTTTTCCATCTGTATAGTTTCTAAAAACCATATTACCTTTTGTATATGCTTCTCTTTCTATATTATTTAAATGGTCATCTTCAAGAGTATTAGTAGTAGAAATATTTTCTAATCTATCTTCTAATTTTTGAATATGATGAATCATTTCATGTGCATATGATCTAGCTATATCTTTAGGATGTCTACCTTCAGTATATAAAACTATTGTCATGTTATTAGGATTATAATAAGCAGTTCTACCTAAAAATTCTTGAGCATTTTCTTTATCATTATGTTTAAATATTACTTTAGGTAAAGGTTGGATATTCATACCTTTTTTTAACATATGTTTTGTTAAATCCTTAATTTCTTGTTTATAATCTATATGATTAGAGTATGTAGCATTTTCATTTAGTGGTTCATATGCTGAGCCAAATGGTGCTGCTTTGCCTTTATGTTTAGATTGTGCCTTGGGGTCAATATTTTCCTTTTTTAAACGTTGGGTTTTTTTCTTAGACGCTTCTTTACGTTTTTTAATGTATTCAAAAGCAGAACGTAGTTTAGTTTTCTTTTTAGGATCTTTAGTTCTACTTAAAGCAGCTCTTACTCTTTGATGTATTAAATTAATAATCTGAGATTGGCGAGCATGAGATTTAGCTTTAAAAGATTTTTTATTTAAAGTATCTACTATATCTTGTCTTGTAGAAAATTTAACTTTAACTGTATCAGATGGATCTTCATCTGTGTATAGACGTCTACCTGATCCTTTAGGTTTTTTACCTGTGCCTTTTTTAGGGTCTGCTTCATTTATGTTACTCATGATTATACATATTATGTATTTCTTTTAGCAACAGTTTTAAATTCAGTAAATGATGGAGAATGTGTAGGATTTTCTAAATCAAATAATTTTTTAACTGTGTTAAATATATCTAAATTTTCTTCTTGGGTACGTTTAGATTCATACATTTCCCATCCTTTACCTTGCATTTTACCTTTAGCAGATTTACGTTTAGAGGATTTTAACCATAAAATACCATATCTATCTGCCTTTTTTCCAAAACATTCTTTATAACATTCACCATAAATAGCAGTTTGTAAATCATAGGTTGTTTGCAAATTATTAGATGTTTTAAAATCAATAATCCATAATTCATCATCTATTTCACAAACTAAATCACAAGTACCAGCTACTTTAAGCTTATCTGAAAATAAATGTACTTCTGTTTCTATTAAGGTAGGGTTATATTCTTCCCACCATTCAACAAATTTTAAAAACATTTGCCATATATTAGGGTCATACTGTGGGTGTCCAGTAGAATTTAAAAAATTTAATTCTTTTCCTTCTAAATATTCTTCAATCATTTCATGTACTTGTGTACCTTCTTCACCTGCTTTTTTAACAATATAATCAGCATTATATCCTACTTTTTTAAGCCAATCTTCAAAAAATTTACCTTTAGGATAATAACTTAAAACATAAGTAATAGAAGGATAATATTCACCATTTCTTTGATAGTATCTAGAATCAGGTAATGTTATTTGTTTAGCATCATCTGATATTTTTAGGATTCGGTTGTAAGATTTTTTTATGTTCATATAAGAGATAATTTTTTCTCCATAAAACTATATTCAGTTAATGGAGTAACGGTTTGTATTAGTTTAGTAAAATTTTTAAAACCTAATTCACTTGGGTCTTTTCCTTGCAGTTCTACAAGATAAACTTCTTTTCCTACGTTTAAAAGTTGTTCACAAAATTTTAAAGCTTGTTTTATAGCATCATTATCTAAAGCTATATAAATTTTTTCTACTTTAGATTCAACTAATTTTTTCATTAAATTAGGTTGTATGTTTTTACCAAATAGTGGTATAACATTACGTTTAATAGCCATAGCATCAAAAGGTCCTTCACATAATATAATAGGTAAATCCCAATTAATAAACAATTCAAACGGTATAACATCACGTGAAGCATCAGGATTACGGTATTTTATGTAAGGATTTTTTTCAAAAGATCTCGCGGTAAAATAATTTAATTTACCGTTGTTATCATATGAAGGTATAATAATCATATTTGAATATCGTCCATAGTCACAATATCCTATATTATATTTTAAAATATCTTGTGTTGTTATGTTTCTTTTTCTTAAATAAGAATAAGCATGTTTAGCTATAATATCATTTTTATTATTTGTAAACTTTTTAAATTCTTTAGGTAATTCTAATTGTTCAACCTTAATAGAGGTAAAATTTTCATCAGATACATTTTTTACTAATTTACCTAGTTGTTGATAATAATCAGATGATACTTTTAATTGCTTAAATAAACTTTTTATAGTTTTACCTTTTTTACCACATACCCAACATTGCCATAAATTAACTCCTTTTTTATTTTCAGTAAAGTTAACTTCTAATTTTGGTTTGTGGTGATTACAAAAAGGACAAGTATAAGCTTGATTACCTCTTGCAGTACGTTTTCCTCGACCTAAAACTTTATTTACTAGATTAACTAGTAGTTCATTTACCATACTTATAAGATATAAAACTTATCTTACAATTCAAAATCTTTTCTAAAAAATTTACCTAAAATGTTATCATTATAATACATTTCAGGTTCTTCTAAAACTCTATAAACAAATAAAACTTGTGTTTCATAATATGTTAATAATTTTTTTGTAGAGGCAAATTTTAATATTTCTTTAGTAAAATTTTCTTTAGGTTCTGATTTTAAGAGTTCATTTAAAGGTTTATTAGATCCCCAATAGGTTTTCCAGTCAGATTCTTTGGTTGCTATTTTATAACCTGGTTTACGGCCTACTATTCCCTCATATAAGGCTAAATCTTTTTTGGTTAATTTAACTTTGCGATTATGGAATAATACTTTTTTACCAATATAAGATTTATTAGTAGGTGTATGGGTTATTTTATAAATAAATCCAAAGGTTTTTTCAGGAAAATGAGAAAGATCCTCAATTTGTTTTTTATTGTATGTCCAGTTCATGATTTTATAAGTCTAAGTTAACAAGAATTGATGTGTCTGTAACTTGAGAAATTGGGAGGGGTTGGGCTAATTTTGCTACCGCAATTAACTCTTTAGCATTATTATACATTCCTACAGTGGTCACATATGGAGTAAAATATGAGCTTGTAGCAAAATTGTATAAAGTACCATCTAAAGAACTACCCGAAATAAGGGTTGGGTTTTGGGAAAAATTAAATTCATTTTGACGTAACGTACATTTATATTGTGATTCATGGATAATAGTTGCACTTGTAAATGAGCAAGTTATATTTAATCCATCATACATGTTTTCTAAATCATTAGCATTAACCCCCCACTCTTGTTGAGTTAATATCACCATGCCATGTTCATAAATTATATTACCTACATTAATACTAGCTGAAAGTAAATTACCATTATTATCATCAGTTATGGTAGCGTCTGTTTCCCAGCTTAAAGCATCATCATTACATTCTAAAATAAAAGATCCAGGTTTAATATACTCACCATATAAATTAGAAGGAATAGAAAAAACTAATATTTGTTGAGAAGGTCCTGTAGGGAAATATCTAGATTGGGTTAAAGTAGTAGATAAATAGTTATAATAATTTGGTGTAGAGGCAAGACCTGTTATAGTTCCATCAATATTAAAAGAAGCAGTGCTTACAGAAGAACCAGATGGGTTTTCTAAAAAATTAGAATAGTATAATGTTTTTATAGAGTCATATACTAATCTTTCGTATTGAGTTGTAATTAATCCTGTAGTGTGGGAACCAGAAACAAATGCTCGGTTTCGGCCTATAAATCTATCTATTGAAACATTAGAAGCGGTAAGTTCAGAATTACCTTTAAAAGTAAAAGATTTATTTACTTCAAATGGTGAAGTAACAATATCTGATGTTATAAAAGGTTTGTAAATACTCATTCATTTTAAAAATCTAATTTAACTCTAACTAAAGATTCTTTAGTAAAATCTTTTAATAAAGGTCTTGATAGTTTAGCTACAGCTAATAACTCATTTGAATTATTATACATTCCAATTGTTGTGACATATACTTGAGGTTGATTTATAAAATCTTCATATATAACTTCACCTGTTGATCCAGATATAAATGAAGGGTTTTCTGAATAGTTAAATTCACTATTTCGGGCTCTAACAAATACATAATCTGAAGTAACTGTTTCTTGGGAGTTAAGAGTAAAAGAAGAACCTAAATTAATAGACTCAAATAAACTTTTATTATTTAAACCAGGAGAATTAATTGAACGAGAAGGGTTAAGATTAATAGATTGGGATAAAGCATGAGGGTTTAAAATTATTGTTCCTAAATCTGGGAATACTAAACCATAAGAGCCTGATCCTGCTACATACCCACTTTCTGCTAGGCTACCTGCTGTTCCATTTGACCCAGATATTAATTGATAATATCTAGAACTTCCTAAAAATCTATTAACTAAAATATCTTTAGAATCATCTGTTAATTGTAAAATTTCTTGACCTCCTGACCCTGATAAAGTTAAATTTAAAGATCCAGGAAAAAGAGATTGTTTATATCTAGTTCTATCTACTGAAATTACCCAAAAATTATCTGAGGTAAGACTATTATTATCTGTTCCAAAGGTAAAACTAGCGTTTTCATCTTCTAAAATAAGAGATCTATATTGCCCATACATAGTTTTTGTAGGTGAATTATTAGGCACAATACTATTATATAATTCACTTCCTTTACCTAAAGCATCAGCATAAACTACTTCAAATTGTGATTCTTGATCTGCAGATGAGGTATTATAGATTTTTAAATAATAATCACCAGAAGAAGCTGCTGCTTGAGTAGAAGAGGTAAAAAATTGTGTTAATGTAGGAAGATTGTTTGACCATAAAGTAGAAGTAATAGAATCACTACTTACTACAAAATCTTGTGGGTCAAGAGATTTAAATGCCATTTTTTATAGTTTAAACGGTTGATGGGTTTATTTTAGTTATTGTTAAAGGTATAGTTAAACGAGCTCCACTATCTATACCTACAAAAGTTAATGTAGCAGATAATGAACTATTAGAACCAAATAGAGTATTTATAGTAGTTGCTCTTAAATTAATTTGAGTACCAAGTATTGTAGTTGAAACATCTGTTCCTAAAGTTGTTGTTGAAGTTGGCAACACATTGTTAGTTGATGTTTGTTGAGATATTCCTGTTCCTGTAAAAGTACTTAATAATCTAGCATCAGAAATTGTGCAAGAATAACCACTTGTTTCAAAAGATTGATCTGCGCCTAAGTAATTTAATGTTTGAGGTGTAATAGCTAATGAAGAACCTTGTTTTAAAGTAATAGCAGCATAACCTAAATCAAGAACAGGTAATTTAGCTGTTCCCCGAGGTAAAGTAGCTAATTTATATTTCATGATTTGAGTTTCAACTGGGAATGCTTCTAATAAAGGCATATTTTCAATTGCTTCCCCATAAAATGTAGATCCTGAAGGGTGTGTTGGGTTATATAGAGTATAGTCTATTTCATCATCTGCTAAAGCAAATTGTGTAATTTGAAAAGAACCATCATTTTTAGCTAATAATTCTCTACCTTTTCGGGTTAATATAGCGTCAACTGTTATGACTTGGTTATTTAAATATCCCATTTTTTATTTTTAAGTTATATATTATATTAATAAATATTACTAAAGCAAACCTTTTTGTGTAAGATCTGAAATATATTCGTCAATTGATTTATTTAGTTTGTCTGAGGCGTATTCAGGGGTAAGAATATATGGGCCTTGTGAGTTTAAAGGTTTAAATCCTTCAAATATCATTCTTGAAGCATCATCTGTGTATCTTCTAATAAGAAAATGATCAAGATTAAAAACATCTATGCTAGCACTTATAGGTAGATTTCTATTAAAATGGACTTCAATTGAACCTGTTGGTGAAACTCTTGATGCTGTTATTTCTTGGTATGGGTAAGTAAATACAGTTTCATTAGGTCCAAAAATAGGACCAACAGTATATGAAAAGTCTTCATTTCCTTCAAATCTAAATTCATCCCCATATTCTATTGACCAAGGGTAGGTTATAGGGTTAAATCCTGATTCAGGAATATCTATTTGTTTAGCATTAGAATCCCCATAAAGTGCACCTAATGATTCAGATACAGCATCAGAAGAAGTTATTACATATGGGTAATTTGTTTTATCATAATAACCCCATATAGCATTATTTCCTGCTAGGATAGGTAAAGTAGGTAATGGGGTTTGGGTAATAGAATAGTTTCCACCTTCTATTGAAAGTAATGGGGCAATGTTATTAGGTACGATTTCTGGGAGCATATCTGCAACGATCTCAAAAGATATTCTATCATTTACAGATAAAATAGAAGCAGGGACTTGAAAAGAAATATTATTTACTTGACCTGTGGTAACATTATCTGGGAAGATAATTATGGTATTAATTTCTTCTTGGTACACATCTATAGTATCGTCGTTTCTTTTTAAAATTACCCCAAGTTGGAATGTAGTAGCAAACACATATTCATTAGCATTTGGTTTGTGGAATTTAAGATTTAATTGGTTAATGTTAAAATTTAATGTAATATTTTCACTAAGAATCCCAGATGTAATTTCATAATAACCAAAAGTAGTAGGGATACCTGTAGCTGTTCCATTGATACCAATGAGAGAGTCATTAAATGGGCTGCTTTGGAGTATTAATCTATCTCTTTGGAATTGAGTATTTATTGTACCAATACTACCATTATTTTGATAATTAGCAGTTGCACTACCAGAAATAGCTTGTATATCTACTAATTGGATAGAAGAAGTCCATAAAGCACCTGGTTGTTTTCCTATTTGGGTATATAAAATAGGTTGTATAGTATTTCCACTCCTAATAATTTTTCTATATTCCCATTCAGGGTCTCCAAATCCTTCTGTTTTAGAACTAATTCTAAATCTTTCTCCTGTTTGAAAAGTTCCTCTTACTGTTTGTAAAGAATTTTCAGAAACATTAGGTATAACTACATCTCCATCTTCATCAATTAAATATCTAATACCAAAAGAAGAAGCATTCATTCTTTCAGGTGGCCACCCACCTTCCATGTCTCCATAAGCTACATAAACTTTATCACTTTCTACAGCGGGAAGTTTTCCATAAGTACCTATATCTCTGGAAGACCAAGTATTTAAAAATCTAGAAGTGGTTTTAGAGCCATTATATCTTATATTTGTATATGCTTTAGAAGAATAGTTAGAGTCTTGTACAGGAGCTTTAAGAGCACTACCTGATATTATTAAATCAAAATTAGAGGGGGTTAAAATGTTAGTTGTGTAATCTACATCTTGAAAAATAGTACTTAGTTTATAAGAATCAACATTATTAATTAATGAATTGAAATCACTATTATAAAAATTTGCATCTGTAATATAAGGTTCAACAATTATTGGGTAACAACTTGAAGTACTTATAGGTCTACTTTGGGTTATAAATAAAGATCCAGTACGAAAAGTAGCAGAAGATGCTCCTTTAGCTGTAAGATACAAACTATCTCCATTAAGAGCATAATATGTAGTACTCATTTGAATACTCCCAGGAGACGATATTGCTGAAGAGGTAATTGGTTGAAAACTAGATAACCCATTTTCAACTATTAATCTTGATATTGAAGCAGTTAATGCTCCAGTTCCACTAAATAAAAATGAAGCTGAAATATATAGAGGAGTATTTGGGGTATTTTCAAAAGTATAATCTCCACCAAAAGCATCAAAATAATTAATAGTATTACCTATTACTGTATCATATTCTGTAGCTGGGAGAAGTTGTCCTCCTGGGCTAAGCCCAAAAGAATGAGTAGTACTAGCGCTAATAGAATAGTTTAATGTTTGGTTAGGAAAAACTTGTTGGTTATCTGCATAAGGTACAAAAAATGATGGTTCTGTAAGTTGGTATAGATAATAGTTTTGTTGTTCATTTTGGATTTCTAAAGAATAAGGAATATAGGTATTGTAAAATGGTAAAAAAACAAAAACTTTATTTACATTTCCTAAAACTAAAGTATTATCTACTCCATTACAATCAACTTTAGCTATTTTTAAATATTTAGTTTTTCTAAAGAGAGCTAGAGTAGGAGTTTCATTAAAAAATAATATTTCTCCATCTTGAGGAGAAGTAACATTATTTAAAAATAAATCTTCAAAAATTAAACCTTCATTAAAAGCTGTTATTTGGGCACTTTGACTACCATAATAATGTACTTGGTTATAGCTAAAAGCTTTATTGTTTATAGGATATGGGGATTGTAAACTTTGGGTTGTAACTGTTAAATTAGAACCACTAAATATTCCATCATAAAATTCATCTTGATTAGAATAAGTTTTTACTGCAGATCCTGAAATAGTTAATATATTTTCATCCCAACTTTGGGTTAAAAAGTATTTATTATTTGGGCCTGTTCCTGATATTCCATAAGGGGAAGTATTTAGCCCATTAAATGTGTTAAATACTCCAGCGGCACCTCCAGAAATTTCAACCATATCAATTGATCCTGTATGGATTTGGTTTTCAAAAGATACTTGTGGTTGTGGGTATTTATTTCTTTCAAGTAAATGTTGTTTTATAACTACACCAGAAGCAAGACTTGTACGAGCAGGTACAAAATCTTTAATCATTTTAAATAATGAATTATCAAAAAATTTTATTAAACGTATAAAATCTTTTAAATTATAATTTTTAGTATATTTTTCAAAATAATCATCTCTTAAATTATCTAAATCAGGATATGAAGTAGCAGATGAAGATCTTTGTCTTGGATCACCAATGTATTCTCCAATATCAAAGAATCCAATTTGATTTATTATGTCTTCATTTATTTCATTTTGTGGTGAAAATGCTACTTCTAAATAGTTTATATTAGGAGTATAGCTTTGAGATATATTTGTTGTTTGAGATAAAGAAGTAAAAGAAGATAAAGTGTTACCCTCAGGGAGTGTATCATTTTCAATTCTAATTTTATCCCCAATTGTATTTTTTATACCTGCTATAGGTTGATCAAAAAATATAAATTCAGTATTAGGTAAAAATGTTGGGGTAACATTAAAATTAAAGTTACTAAATCCTTCTCCACTTCCACTAAAAGATTGAGTTGTTATCCATGAACCTGTTATTTTAGGATGGATAGAAAGAGAACTTGTATGTAATTCTCCTCCTAAAGAAGCTCTAAAAGTTAAATCACTAGGAGATGAGTTTGTAGTATTCCCTTCAATTGAATGAGGATTCATCGTATAATCCCTAAATACACTTTCAGTTATAGGTGGAGCGTAATATCTAATTTCTTGGTATGAACCTGAAAAAGGGAAGTAATTAGTTAAAATACTAGAAGAGGCTGGGAAGTAGCTTATTGAGTTTTTACGTCTCCAACCATCAATTGGGTTTGAGTGATTAATTATTGAAGAGGATATAAAACCAATTTTTGTATTATTATCACCTCCTTTATATAATTTATTAGCAGCTCTAAGTGTAAAATTTTTAGAAGTACTATCATCTCTACTTGCTGCTACAGACCACCAATCACCATCAAAAAACGGTAGATATATACTAGCTGAAATTGATGATGAATGTACTAAGTCAGGGTAAAAATCTAAATAAGCATACTCACAAAAAGGATCTTTAATTGATCCACTATATGAAGCACTATCATAAGCTGTACCTTCATATCTTAAAGTTATAGCAGTTTCTCCAAACCCACTTCCACTTACATGCCATAAACTTTGAGATCGGGGAATATTAGATGTAGGTAAACCATTAGTTTTAAACCTAAACATTATTTGGTTATTAATACCATTAGCTCCTCCTCCAAACGCTGGTGGGAAATGGTCATGGCAATCCCATGAAGAAGAAATAAAGTTGCTCCCTGTTGTTGAAAAAGCATAATTAAATTCTCTTTGCCAATGATCCCAATCATTTACATTAATTTTATCTTTACCCCCAAACTCATTTATTCTTAGTATAGTATCAGGAATACCATAAGAAGTTATAAGAGCACGCAGGCCAGGTAAAGTACCTTTAGTTTTAAGTAAATGTGGTATGTTATGATATATTCGTTTATATAACGACTTATTTACATCATCTAATGGTATACTATCATTAGAAGCAGATATTAAATTATTGACATATTCAAATCCTGTAGGGGTGGGTAATGATCCTGTTATGTTTGGGAAAGGAAACAAATTTCCATTAGGTGTTAACCCTAAAAATGCTGTGTATAAATCTTCATTAGAAAAATTATTTTGATATAGTTTAATACCAAAATCTTTAATAGCATCAGCTACTATATCTTTAGATATACCTTGATTTAAACGATTATCAGCATTATATTTTTGGGAAACATCTCTATAATAAATCCAAATATTATCAAAATGTTGAGCAATCATATCAATAAATAATTCATATTGAGAATTACTAGGATCACTTCTTAAATATTCAGGGATAGAATAATATAAACTATTAACATTTTTTTCATCAAATAAAGAAGCAGAAAGTATTATTCCTCCATAAAAAGGGGAATTAACATTTAAATTTCCTAACCAATTTTTAACCTCATTACTATCACTACTAGCTAGTTGATAAGGTTTAGTAAGTGTTGTTTTAGGCCAAGAAAAAGAACTACTACCATAGTATAAAAAACGATCATATCCATCAAAATTTTTAATGATGTTATTTATTTTACTTTCATATATTGCTTTACTACTTGAAGTATCGGTATCAGTAGTATTGCTTAATATGTTAAGAGAAGAAGAATATTCTTCAATAAGGTTAACTTTGTAAGAAAAATTTTCTAATCTAGTTTTAGCTGAGCTAAAATGGGTAAAATTGGAAAAATTAGTATAATCTATATTTACATTTAATTCTTTTGCTTGAAGTAAATTGTTAACTTGATCGTATGAACTAGTTAAAGTAGTTTGAATTAAATCTTGATATGATAAATTGTTTGTTGAATTATTAACTTGATCTCTTATATTTAAGTTAAAATTAGGGCCTTTTATTTTTACTGTTTCATCAATAATAAAAGGTTCACTTTCTATTTTAACACTATAAGCTATAGGGTCTGTTATTGGGGTAACAACCCAAAAATTAGAATTAATGTCAAACTCTTCAGGAAGAGGTTGATATAATTTTATAAAATTTCCATTTTCATTAGAAATTAAATTTACACCAATAATTTGTTTATTTTCTCCAAAATTTAAATAAAAATAAGGAAAACTACTATTATCAAAAGAATTTATTTCTCCTATAAAATTAGTGACTTCTTCATTATTTCCTAATGGGGATATAAATTCTAATTCTTTTCTATCCCCAGAAATTTCTTTAATAGATAAATTTGAATTAAAAGATCCTATTTTAGGAGTAAAAAAATTAAAATATGTTATATACTCTCCATCAAGTAATTCTCTATCTTCAATTTGTTTTTCTAAATCTACATAAATTGAAGAAATTACATTAGTTAAGGGTAATTGTCCTTCATTTAAAATGGAATAATCAGAAAAATTATAATTTTCAGATAGTATATTATTGTTAAGATCAAAAATATAAAATTCTATATTATTAGATCCTGAAAATGGTTGATTATTAGGTTGGGTAAAAGGTATATTGTTTGTATCAGAGCCAAAGTTTTGATATATATAAGGAGTAGAAGGAAGAGTAGAAATTTCTATAGCCATTATTATGATGTTGAGGATGATACTTGTAGATTAATAAATTGTGTTTGAGATTCAAGTAGTTCTTTTCTTAATCCAGCTATTTCATTCTGTAAAGCAATTATTTCATCTTGATTAGGATTAAAATCTATATATTCACTACTTTGTTGAATTAAATATTCATGAGAATCAACTTCCCCTTTTTCTGGGATAGAATAAAAGAGATCGTTATATAAAGTAAAAAATTCATCTACTGTGGGTTGGTTTTCAATTTGTTCAGATAAAGAGGTAATTCCTAATTCATTGAAAGAAGTGTCTATATTTTGGCTAAATTCATCTTTAGAAAAAGCTGTAGTGTTGTTTTGTAAAGGGATTTGCTTTTTCATTAATTTATAACTTTAAAATAGTAATTATCATCAAAAATTTTAGTTGAATTATTTAACACAGTTTTTATTAAAATTTTATAATATCTTTCAGGTTCTAAACCACTCATATAAACATCAAAATAGTTTCCTCTTTCATCAGAACTAATTTGGGTATATTGGTCATCAAAGTTAATGATAAATTCATTAGTATCCAAATCTTTTACCGCGTAATAAGAAGATGTTGGTAAATAATTTAAATCAGTAAACAATGAACTTGTTTTATATATTCTAGTTGGATATAAAGGACTTACATTTATATAAAATCTATTTATACTTTCTGGGGTAAAAATTCCAGGATTTTCAGATAAAGAGAGTTTAAGTTGTTCAGTTGTTACAATAGAAGAAGTAGAAGGAGAATATAAAGAGTAATCTCTCCATCTAAATTCTAATTGAGGTGGGTAAATAGTATTAGTATCAACACTATAATACTTAAATTGTGGTTGTACATATTGACTAGGGTTAAATTCAAAAGAATCTGCAAGTTTTACAATAAAACCATAATTTGGAATTGAACCACTATACCAATTATTTACTATATTATCTACTTTAGCTTCTAAATCTTTTGTATCTCTTACATTAAAAGATTGACTAATAACATTTGGGTTAGATGTTATTATGTTATCTATGTAGTTATCTAAAACATACCCTGCTAAAACATAAAGTAAATTATTAGATCCATTAAAAAACCAATTTCCTCCTCCTTGTGTACTATATAAAGGATTAAATGAACTAGTATAAGAAATTACCCCTTCAGTACCATCATAATCACCAGAAGGAGACCAAGAAGTAGATCCACTAAAATCAGTATACCCCCAAGAACATCCATTTTCTGTAATAGGATTATCTAAAGTTTGTCCTGTACCATTATCCCAAGATTGGGCTAAAGGGAGTATTTCTAAAAAAGTATTAGAAGTTATTCCTTGAATTTCAGAAATAAAATTTGTTAAGTAAACGCTGTATGTGCTTCCACTAATTTTGTTAGTTATAATATCATTAATTTCACTATTATCAAATTGTACTAAATATCGGGCTACATCAGGTAAACCATCTATTCCTAGTTTATTAGATGCTTCTAAAATAGCATCTATTCCTGTATTCATAGAAGGGTGAGAGGAATATAGGGTAGTATCTTGGGTTGGGAATATTTTATAAATAGCCATTTAAATAGTTTTATTATAAATATAATATTTACAAAGAAACCACTCTACCTTTAATATCTGTATTAGGGTATTTGATTTCAAAAATACTTGGATCTAAAGAAGGGTATATTACTTGATTTTGAGTAGCATTAACTATATCATAAGCATAAGGAGAATACCCTAAAGATTCTCCAGCTATATTTTTTATATTAATGTTTTTAACTGTTTGTACTCCTTTAATTTTATCTAATCTAACATAAATATCCCTTAATTGAATAGGTTGGTTAATTTGCCAATTATTAATATTAAAATACTCTTTTAAAGAATCTATACATTTTATTAATACTTCACTGTTATTATACTCAGGTAATACTATTAATTCAAAATCTATTCCTATGTTAATAATATATGCATCTCTTATTTCAATATTATCTCCAATCATACGATATTGAGATAAATAAGTTCTTAAATTTTGTTTTAAAGTATTATTAGCTACTGAAAGTTGGCTTTGGTTATTTTGGGATAATATATATAAACTTAAAGTTTCTATAGTTGAAATTTGTGAATCTGTTAATTGAGGTTTTTGGATAATAGCTTTAGTTATTGAACCAAAATCTGAAGGCATGCTTAGGGCTCTTATTAAATAATCGTCTGATGTTACTGATCTTTTTTGGGAAGCTATAAGTGATAAAGTGTTTTGTCTTATTTCTTCTAGAGTATCTCCTCCTTTTCCCCCTGTAGCTGCTTCTTCGTTAGTTGCTGTTAAAGAATCAAATACATAATTAGAGGTAGTAGTATTTAAAGTAGTAAGTTTAAATTTAGTATTAGATTTATCTAAGTTTGATAACTCATTAACAAATACATTAGAATTTACTCCTCCACCAGTTAAATATCTTACAGTTAAAGTTGTATTGGAAGGTGAAATACCATAAGTATTTGTGTATAAAAAGTTAGTAGGTGAATAAGCAGCTGTTAGTTTATCTTGTTTAAATGGTAAACCTAAACCTACATTATTAGGATTAGGAGTTATTTCTTCATCTATTGTTTCAGGTGTACCTACACCAAATTGTATTTGTAAATTGGATAAAGAGGTAAATCTAGTTGAAAACCTTCTAGCTACTTTTTTTAACCTTAATAAATAAGGAGTATCATCATTTTTATTAGGATTATTAACATTAGTGTTTTTTATAGTATCTAATACCATTTCTTGCCCTAAATTATCTACTTCATACCAAGTATTATCATCTGAGTCTTTTATATCTAATACTTTTATAATATTGTTATTAGGTAAATTAATTGTAGTAAAAGGTTGAGGTTCATTAAAAGTAAAAGTAGTAGTATTAATTTCAGCTGATATAGCGATTCTATTTTTCTTTAAAAGAAAATACTGGGGGTTTCCATCTGATACTTGGTATACAGAAACTTCAGTGGGGTCTTGTGGGTTTGATATGGAAAAATCACATTTATCTTGAATTAAAAAATTTATATTATTATTAGTAGAAATAGAAGTGTTTTCTTCAATTGTTAAACAATAATCTAAATCAGGTATATAAACACCATCTGAAAGTTTAGAGGGTACTTGTTGAAATAAAGATATATTAACTTGGGCTACACCTGTAGTTTTTGGTTTATAACCAAACATATAGGCTAATTCAAAAACATTATTAGTTTGTTGAGCATATTGAATAAATGTTTCTTGAAATTGATTATCAAGGTAAAAACTTAAAACATCACCAACATATGAAGCTTGCTCTATAAACATCATCCCAGGAGAAGTAGGGGAGAAATCATTATACGTGTTAGGAAAATAAGTTTTAGTATATTCAATTAAACGATTTCTAAAATCTGTAAAATCCCTGTTAATATATTTTATATCTTTATTTAATGCCATGTTTAAAAGTTAAAAGTTAAAGAACCTGTGTTGGGGGTACTAGAAATACTATATTTTAAATCTATTATCACATTATTATTTTCTTCTTGAGAAGGAGAATATATATTAAGTTGATTAATTTTAATAAAAGGAAAAACTGAAGAAATTTTATTTTGGATTTGTGATTTGATATCATTAAAGGTTAGATCATTTATTTCTTCAAATATAAAATTTCTTAACCCACCTCCAAATGTTGGGTTTAAAGGTCTTTCACCAGGGTTAGTTAAAAAGTAATTAATTAAATTGTTTTTTATAGCTTCTTGAGTGTTAAAAGTTAAATTAAAAGTTCCTGATCCTGTAAAAGGTAAATCTATCCCTAGTCCTATATTTGGATCTAAATCGTTAACATCTATAGTTTGGGGATTAAATGGCATTATTTAGTATTTAGAAGTCCCATTATTGTATCCATTTTAACCTCTCCATCACCTAAATTTCCATTTATTGGATCTACACCTCTTGGATTAAAAGAAGAAGCATCTTTACTTGTCATGCTTATAGCAGTTTCACCCATTATATCAGCATATTTTTGTTTAATATCCATAGTAGGTTCTGTATAGGTGGGCTTAGGTTGTGAGGGGGTTATAGTGGGTTGTATAGATTCTCTCACAACTTGAGTTTTAGGAGTTTTAATAGCTTCTAATAAAATATCCTTCAATTCATCTTGAATTGCTTCTTTTACTGCTTCTTTAATTAATTTTTTAAGTATTTCTGTTTTCATATATGTTTATAAATATAGGGTTAATCTGCTTTTAAATTATTTTGTTGTATATAAAATACTAATTCATCTATAAGTATTTGTTCTATTGAGCTAAAAGAATATTCTCCTTTTAACATTATAACTCCTTGCTTGTTTTTAGCTATAGCTCTTTTACGCTTTAAAGAATTAGTAGTTATTTCAGTTTCTACATCCATAATAAAACCATTTACTTCAGTAATTATGGGAGATTCTTGTTCATTTGATTGCTCTTGAGTTAAATCACTTAACTCTATAGAAACTCTTTCTTGAAAATCTACAGTATTTGGTGAGCAATTTTGGATTAGCTGGTCGGTTAATGATAGGAGGTTTAAAATGAGTAAGAGTATTTCTTGAACTAATTCTATTATAATTGTTAATATATCAATACCAAATTCAAATCTAGCAATCTTTTTTTCAAATTCTTTTATAAGTTCAGTAGCTATAGGAGGTAAAGGAAAAGGAGTTAACACAACTGCTTCTTTAGCTATTTTAATACCTTGAAGTATTCCTCCTGTTATCCCTAATGATATAAGAGTACCATCTACAATTTTTAAAGTAGTATTAATTTTTTTAACAAGTTTATTTCTTTTCTTAATTAATTCTAATAATTGATCAGGAGAAACACATTTTGAATCATTAATAGCTTGTTGTATATCTTCACTAGATTTTTCTATTAACTCTGTTGATTTAGTTATTCCAAACTCTTTTATAATATCTAAAACAAAAGGGATAGCCTTTGTTTTTAAATTTTGTGCTTCTTTTCGAAGCCTTTCCATAATATAATATTGAAAATCCTTTTTTCCAAAATTTAAAGCATCTATTTGTGTTTTAGTGTATATTGAATTTTTTTGGATTTCTTTTCTGTTAGACTTTTCTGTGGAATCTAAAAATATCACTCCTAAATCATCTTTTAAACTACCATCTCCTTTAAAAGGGTTAATAGTTATTGTTTCATAACCATTACTACTTATTTCAAGAAGAAAACCTGCTTCTTCTCTAACATTTATATCAAATTCTCCCTTTTTATTAGTTTTACTCATGTTTTATATGTTATCATATTTTCTAATTACAAAAGGAATAATAGCATCTAAGGTAGCTTCAACTACATTTTCAAAAGCTTTATGTTGATTTTGTGAATTAACTATATTTTCTGTTTTTATAATTACTTGTTTAGAATCTACATCAGGTGAATTAGATATAACTATATTTAACACAAAAATATTTTCTTTTAATACTGGGATGGTTACAATCCAAGATTTTTCTTTTTTATTAGTAAAAGGAATAGATTTTATATTAACTTTTTTAAGTTTGTTAACAATTTTTAAAGGAGATATATTATATAGAGAAGCATTAGTTATTACTTTAACTCTAATATTTTTTATAGGTTCACCTGTTTTAGAATCAATTATTATACCTTTAACTAGTCCCATATTACTTTACTTTTACAATAGTAGTTTTTAAAGCTTTTAATCTTTTTTGAATTTTTTCAAAATTTTCTAAAGATGATTTTGCTGGGAGGTAAAGTCCTCCATCTATCATTCCACTACCTATAAGAGGTTTTTGAATATTAGTTATAGCTGTGGATATTTGAATAAGGTTATCTAATATATCATTTAATAAATCTATAGTTTCATCTCCTTTTAGAGTGGGTTGTACTCCTTTTATACCACCAAGATTTATAACCTCACCCACAATATTAATATCTTTAGTAGCTTCTAAATTTACCTGTTTATTTGCAGAAATCCCTACAGCATTTTCGCTACTAATAAGAACATTATCTTCATTTGCATTTATAAGAATTCTACTAGAATTTAAAATTATTTGAGAAGAATTATAAGTTGAAGGTGATGTAGGTTTAATTAAGAATGAGTTAAAGTTTTCATTAGCTAAACTACATGATTCTATTCTTTGAGTAGATGTTAAATATATAGAAGATAAATCTTTTTTTACATTTTCTACTATAGGAACCCATCCTTCACTAGATGAACTATTAGGTTGTCCATTTCTTATTAAAATAATAGGATCACCATTTTCTCCAGTTTTAGAGTAATTATTAAATATGCTAGGTTTTGCAATATTTTCATCTAAAATATTTGTACTCCCAAATCTAATACTTTGTCCATACCTACCTTCAAATAATATATCACCCATAAAAGGTAATAAAGGATGAATGTTGCTTTTTTCTTTAAATGTATCTTGTGAAGGATTAGGAAAATCAGTATAGTTTAATTCTATATCAGTTCCTTCTTCACCTTCAATTTTTCTTACTTGGTAAGAATTATTTATTTCATAATCATTTTTTTGCCCTTTTGGGAGAAGCTTAGAATCTGGGTTTTTGGGTTGTGCATTATGGTGGGGGTGATTCCAGATATTAGTAGGATTAAAATAATATTCTTGGGTTTCATAATATTCACTATCAGGATTAAATCTGCTAGGTATAGACATTATTAATACAACCTCATTGATTAAAGGAAAATTTTTATTATTAGAATTTAAAGGTAAAGCAAATCCTTCTTGTGGAGTATTTAAATCTATAGTTTGATAAAATATAGCCCCTATACCATTCCATTCACCAACTTCAGAATATTTATCATGTTTCTCATTTAAGACTATATCTGTTACTCTAACATATGTTATATTGGTTAAAGCAGATAAAGTAGCTAATACCCCAGAATCTAAAAAAGGATTATTAGATTTTAATCCAAGTTTAGTAGTTTGCCCTTCTCTAAAAATAGCCATTACTTTTTAGGGTTAAATTTTTCTATTTCAGTTAATAGCTGCTTTTTTTCTTCTTCAGTCATACCAAAACCTTCTTCTTCTGATTTATTGGAGGATAAAGCACGTTGGATAATAGTAGACATTTTAATCAGTTGTTCATCATTTTTAATTCCTAATTCCATATACTCTTTAATTAAAGGAACTACTAAAGTAGCATCACCAATATCATTAATTAATGGTTTTAATTCATTTATTAAAGCTGAAATTTGGGTTTCTTTTTTCTTTTGGTTGTCGTAGATTTCTTTTAAAATATCAGAAAATTTTTTCTTACCAAAAATGTTTGATTCTAAGTTTCCCATATGTTTTATTTGGGTATAAATATAAAAACTTAAAAATTTATATATCCATTTTCTAAATAAAAAAGATAATGTTTTTTAAATATGTTATATATTTGTTGAGATATTTTAGTTATTTTTGGAGTTTTTACCTCAGGAAGCATTTCATGGAGGTAAATATAAAGGGCTTTTTTATTAAAAACATCTATATTTTCTCTTTTTCTAAAAAGTTCTAAAACAGAATCTGCTATTCTAGCATCAAGAGGTTTTGGAAAAAAATTATATAAATTAATAGAAACATAATCTACAAATTTATCTAGAAAAAAAGATAGATCTTCATTAACGTTTGAAATATCTAAATTATATGAGTGAGATTCATCTTCATTTATTTCTTCAATGGGGTTAGTAACAATTTTTTTCTTATAGTTTTTATCATTATATAAAATACACCAACGTTTTACAATAGTGCCAAAATAAGAATATGCTTTAGAACCTCGATCTGGGTTGAATAAATGGATTTTGGATAACAGAAATACTATGATTTCATGTTGTAAATGTTCTAAATTTTCTACTTCAGTGTGATAAAATTTAAAAGTATGTATTATGTTTTGGGTTAGTTTAAAAAAAGGATAGTGTATTTTTTCTTCATATATTTTACTTTTCATTTCAGAGTCAGAAATGCTATTGTATAAAACAATAGCATCTTCTGTTTCTTGAGTAAAATAATTTTTACTTTTTTTTCTCCTCTTTTTTTTTATTGGAGGCATATTATTTAACTTTTTTTACTGTGAATTCATTTAAAATTTCTTGGATTTTTAAAATTGAATCAAATATAATACCTACATCATCATCTTTTTCAAATATTCTTCTATTATCTACTTCTTTTAACTTTTTATTAGAAGCTTCAATTATTCTAGAAAATTTATCTAAGTATTCCATATAACCTAAAAGAATATCTTCTGATTTTTCTTGTTTTTTCATTAGGTTATAAGTCGTCCATCCTAAAATTATAGATAAAACTGCTAATATACAAACGGTTACTATTAAAATTATCATAAGTTATCTAACATATTTTTTAATCCATCACTTTTCATCGAACCTAAAGCTTTAACTTTAGTAGATAATTTTTTAGATGAATTTGGTGTTGTTCCTAATGTATAATTTTCTTTTGGCTTATCCACGGATTTTTGTTTTCTATTTAATTTAGATAACCATTCACGTTCAAATTCAATACGAGCTGCCATTAAATCGGCTTGGTGTAATATAAAAGGTAAACATGTTCTTGGTTTTTGTTCTGGCATCCATCCTTTTAAATATTTATCATTTGCTGAGTCATATAAACCATCATGTGTTTGAATAGCTACCATTTCATTAAATGTATATTGTATATTATGAGATTGGAGTAAAAATAAACCTCTATCTGGTACTGAAGCAAAAGGGATTTTATCATTAAACATATAATCTTCACCTAATTTATCACGTCTCCATTTATCAGTCTGGGGGATATAAGATTCATTTTCTTCATCACCCATTTTACCTAAATCGTGATTAATAGCAGAAAATACTAATTCTTCTTCTGTAAAAGTAGTTATATCTGCTTCTTCTTCTTTCCATAAATCACATTGTTTTAAAGCACAGCGCACTACCCTATTAACATGTTCAACATATCCGCCTGGGAATGCATTATGATATTCTTTTTTATGGGAAGCAGGCATTAACATAATACGTTCTTCATATTTTTTATAGAATTGGAGTAATTTTTCTTTTCTAGGGGAAGAAATATATTGTTCAATATTAGTTAAAAATACTTCCCAATTTGCTTGTATGTGTTCTGCTGATAGTTTCATAACTTTTATTTTAATTTTAGTTTTCTCTTTCTACTATTGATTCCATATCCTGTCTTAATTCAAGGATTTGCTCAAGTACCTTTTTAGTATCTTGTATACGATTTTCACTAAGATATACTCTAGTTCGTTTAAGTAAACCTTCTAAAGTTTGTAAGCGTCTTAATAACAACTCTTTATTTTTCATTTTTTTTTATTTAATTATTTAGTCATTTAATTATTTAATCATTTTTAAAATCAAAATATGTTTTTAAGGTAATAAAAATATTTTAGGAAATCAAGTTTCTTTTAACTTATTTAAAACTTCTTGTTTTTCTATATATGTTTGAATTTTTTTAAGAAAAGCACATTTTTCAAATTCTTCAAATTCTTCAAAATATTTTATACAAAGTTTAAAACATACTACAAACTCATCATCTATATAATGATTTAGTGCTTTCTTCCATTCTTCGTCTTGTAAATTACAATCCTGTACCCAATAATAAGCCCTAGTGTGCATCATATAATCCCCAGCTTCATCTAAATCATCCCCAATCTCCATGTCAATATCAGCTTTTTTTAAAAAATTTAAAACTTGATCTCTAAAAACCTTTCCATTCCAAATCATTTTTTTAAACATCCCAACTTTAAATAAAGGGGAATCTTTAAAAGCGTCTAAATCTTCTTTATCGTCTTTATCATTAGATCCAAATAAACTAAATATGTTATTTATATTCATTTTATATTATTGGTTAGCAGACTTTAAATGCATTACTTTTAATTCTATTTTACTAATTGTTTTTTGTAATTCTTCTATTTCCCCAACAACATTATCATACTCAACAATAGGATTTACAAAATTTTCATTATTAGGGTGATATCTCCAAACATCATCTCTAATATTATACATACTAATTAAATTGTTTTGTAAATTTATTAATTGATCTTGTAAATCTGTTAATTCTGCTTGGTATTTTTGTTCATAAATATTATCCATAATAAATATTTTTAAATTAAAATCTAGTTTTAGCGGTAGATCCTTTATACCAAGGCAAACCTTCCCATCTCCTTTTAGCATCTTTCCACTCAGCTTCAGAATATTTTATACCATATAAATAATATTCTTTATTTTTTCTTTTCCCTTCAGGTATTAAAGCAGGACCATCCCAATTATGCATTTTCCCTTCAAAATAATGTACAATAGTTCCATCTGGGGTAGTTAACTTTTTAGTTTTCATAATGTATTTTTTTTAATTTTTTTAACTATACGAAAATTTTTTTAAAAAACCTACTTTTTTAATCTTTTATTTTTATAATAATATCATGAGGGGCTTTTTCGGTACCACCAAAATAAGGATATAAAAAATATCTTCTTTTAGGATCATTACAACAATCTCTACCCATAGAATCTACTATACCATTTAAATACATATAATAATAATTATCAGTTATATCTAACGACATATAATTAACATCCCCAGGATTTGTATATCCTAATGATTTAAAATCAAAATCACCTAATAAACGGCGATACATTAAAATTTCAATTTGTTCTTGATTTAAATCCCAACGCCAACCAAATCGAATAGAATTTTTATGGTGAGTAGTCCCACAATCACTTAAACCCCAAATTTTATTAACATCAAATTGGTTTATAGGGTCTTTAGAGGTATATATAGCAGATTTATTAAATTTAACTTGGAAATCAAATGAATCTTTTTCAGTATATTTTACTTTAAAAGTAGAGCGATGTTTATTTTCTTTAATTTTATAGATTTTAAACCCATCATCATCAATTTTATTACAAGAAAAAAAACATAATATAAATAAAACAATTAGTTTTATTTTTATCCCCATTTTTTATTGTATTTTTCACGTTGATCTACTCTAACATATTCTATATAGTCTTGTTTTCCACAATGGGGACAACCCAATTTTTCAATGTTTTCGGCTTCATTTATTTTCCACTCTCCTTTACATTTATTATCACTACATTTATAAATATAAGTATGTCTAATAAATACTTTATGTGCCATTTTCTTATAAATATTAGGGAAATATTTTTATAGGCAAATAATATGCCTTATCATTAAAATAACTATTTTTAGGAGGATCTACATCATATTTTATATATGTAACATCTTTAAACCCATATACATTATCGGGTTTAGATATAGAGTTCCACCACGTAATATGAGCTCCTGGTTTAGTTAATGTTTTTGCTATTTGACCAAATGCTGTAAAATTATTATCACTATAAGTATCAAAAAATATGCCATCATACTTATCTAGTTGATCTAAACATTCAAACCAATCCCCCTCAATTATTTTAACATTGTGTTTATCTAATGCCCACAATTTGGCTTTTTCAATAATTTGGGGATGGATTTCTATTATAGTGTGAGATTTTGGTTTATAAGATTGGATATGTGTAGCAGATATACCCATACCAAAACCAAATTCTAGAATATCTCCTTTATTATAACATACTACCTTAGCATGACCCTTCATAAGATCATCCTCCCAATCCATCATTACATGTTCAATTAAATTAGGATCATTATTTTTATTAAATGTAATTTGAGAATCTTGAAAATTTACATTATATTGTTTCATAATTAATCTGGTACATCTTCTTCAAAGTTCATAAAGAAAAGCGTACCATTTGCACTACCTACTTGATCTGTAACTGTAGTACCAGTACCTCCATCATTATCACCCATTCTATAATAATGTGCTGGGGTTATAAATTGTTTACTATAATCTATATCAGTTGCTAAATTAGGTAATCCACTATTATATAAAGCTGTTACATCACTTTGGGCTAACTCTCCATTAAAAAATACAAATTCATCAATATTACCAATCCAAACTGAGCCTGCACCACCACTTCGTGATCCAATACTAATAGTTGAAGTATCTTGGATTTCTCCTTGAGAAAGATCTAATACATTAGGTGTTGATCCTCTCTGAAAATTATTTACAATATCACCACCTGCAGATTGTGATACACAACTAACTCCATTAATATAAATATTCATTCCTGATCCACTAAAATTTCCATTATAAGTTGCTACTATATGATTCCATTGGTTTTTTGTTGGTACAAGAGCATTTGATCCACTATGTTTAGCAGTTTGCTGGGTGATAAAATTATTCCCAACAGCTTGTAGTGAAAATGCAACGCCTATCTCACTATTAAATTGCACCCTATACCCTCTAAATACAGCACCTCTCCCAGCTGCTAATTTAGAAACAAGCATAGTATTAGAATCATATTCACCCCCAGTATATTTTACCCACGCACTTATACTAAAAGAAGATGATCTTGAAGGTTTAAAACTATCACCAGTATCGATTTTTTCATTTGTAGCACCAGTAAATAAAGCAGAATAGGTATTAGTAAACCCACCAGCAACAGGTATTTCAAATGTATTTAAAATCCCCTCAACTTTCCTACCTCCTCGGATTGTACTTTTCTCCTTTAATTGCTTCCGTGTTATGTTATAAACAGCCATACGTATATATTAAGTTTCAATAATTAAGTCAAAATCTCCTGTCCCTCTAAAAATTACAGTCCCAACAGGTATAGTAATAGTATTATTAAATGTAAATGAAGAAGTACCAGGAGGTACTACTTGAGCTAATTTAAAATCATCTTGGACAATCCCATCTTTAAACAAAAATGTTTGTTGGGTAGTAATATCAGACCCAGTAAATGAGGAAAATGAACCCGATGCATACTTAGGTGTAGCCGAAGTATATCCCTCATCAAAAGATTTTGTTGTCTCCATAATAAAATAAGCTGATGCTGAAGGATTATGGAATGTAAATTTTACTGACATTGATTATTTATTAACTTTCCAATTAAAAAGGTTATTTAAATATTTTTTGCGTTTGGTACAATTACATTCTTGAAGACCAAACCAACTTTTAAACCTATCTTGGGTAATTCCAAACTTTTGTAAAGAAGATTCTACAATATCACCTAAACCAACTACTTGTTGTTCTGTGGTAGTGTGGTTGATACCCTTACTTTCTAATTCTTGGATTACTTTATCCATTTCTTGTTTAATATTACTCATATTTTTTGTTTATACATATTGTGCTGGTATATATTTTTGTCGAGTAAAAAAAATTTTTAAAAAAAAAGATTTGATATCCGTGGAAAAAACAAAAAATTACCATTTTGAGAATTTGGGTTACATTGTGGGGTATATGAGTATATACTAATCGATGTTGGTAGATCGTTTACGATTTATAAGGGTGTCTAATCCTTTCCTTCCCGCGCATCACATCCATATTGACAACGGCGCGCGTGGGACGATATTACTATATTATGGCCGTATACATATAATATATATACTACCATATACGGTACCACATAAAAAAGGGGGTATTACTACCCCCTAACCTTAACAACTACTATCAATCATCAATCCCATCTATTATCCAAAACTCATCACAATATAATTTAACAAGTTTATGAGTTAATCCCTCAGCTAAATTTAGTCTATCCTTATGCCCCGCTATCTCCATTTTATTTAACTCATGATCATCTGATTCCCAATACGGCATCATTTTCTTACCTCTCGCTTTCTCGCTTGCACAATGTCCTTGCATTAAATCAATTAATACACACAACTCTTTTTCCTCTAATTCAAACGTTACTTTCATATTATATCTTTTTTAATTATGATGTAATATACGAATTATTTTATTATTTAAACTTACCGTATTGTTTTTTCATACTAAGTACTTCTTGTATCTCCTCAGTACTGATACCACCTTCACTTATGGGTGCATCCAATAATATCTTCATCATTTGTCTTACTATTGTGTATTCACCAGTTTTATTAGCATCATCCAACAAACCTAGTTTCATCTCTTTGGGCATCCCCAATAACATTTCTTTTTCAAACATATTATCTCTTTTTAATTATACTATAATATACGAATTATTTATTTATTTACTTCGTCCTGTTTTATAACATAATCTAAAGTTTTATTTATTTGTCCTATATAGTGAAATATATCATCTATTAAATATATTCCGTGATGATGATCCTCTACCAATTCGTTTAATTTAACTTTAAATTCTTTTAACTCTTTAATATCGTCCGTAACAAATCTTAATTTATTCATATGTTTTTTTTAATTATAATATAATATACGAATTAATTTCTAGTAAATTTACTCCTATTCTGCATATGAAACATCAAATCCTTTCTTCTTAAGATATGATATAATAAAAGATGATAATGAAAATACCCCATCGTAATCAGTTAATTCCTTTCCATCAAACCATAATCCTCCCTCAGCATACCACTCATTTCCTCCTGTTTTAACATCATAAAATTCAAACCATCCATAATTATCCTCTGAACGATACCCTACTGTTACATCCAATTCAACATCTTTTTCCTCATCAATAATTCCTCCTGATGTTTGTTTTATTAATCCATTTACTACTTTAAACTTGTCCTTAAAACTTTTCATAACCTTTATTTATTTTTTAATTATACTATAACATATTCTAATATATACTGATTTATGGGTGATATATAAAAATCCTTTAACATCTTATAAAATAACTCATCCTTATCATCAGTCCATCCATCTACATACCCCTGTTCTTCCTCAGTATTAAAATTACATTTTTTAACCATGTTCTCAAATTGGTATGTGTCATATAATTTATCTATAAAACCACATCTCCCATATTCATCATATAACTCATTAATTAATTTGTTATTATCCTTTAAAAATTTTTTAAATATTAATTCCATGTTTTTTTTTTAATTATACTTTAATATACGAAATCTTTTTTAATAAATTTTATCCCAGTTAATACTCTTTTTAATAAACCTTTGTGTGTTTTATTGTGTTTTGTATATATTTTTGTAACAGACTTAAAAAATCATGTCCGGGCAATGAATGGGTTATAACCACACTAAAACCAGTCCATACACTCCATAATACACTTTCCATATATAATATTTAATTCTTGTAATAAT